TTAGGAAACAATCTTATTAAACTGTTTGATTGCCTCTGCTTCGGTCTCTTCTTTTAAGATATGAGTATACACTTTCAAGGTTATATCGGGCGACGAATGTCCCATAAGGTATTGAACCGATTTAACATCCATCTTGGCTTTGACAAGCCGTGTACAATATTCGTGGCGCATACTATGGGCAGTGACTTCAGGCAATGGTTCATCATGGCAACTATTATAGGCTTTGATTAGTCCTTCAAAAATTCTAACAAGGTTTTTATTCGTATAGGGCCTTCCAGTTTTTGCTATAAACAAGAAGTCGGCTTGCCCATCTATTATTCTCTCTGCTTTTACAATCGGACGTTGTTTTACCGCTTCTTCAAAAGCAATGATGGCGTCTTTAGATAATGGGATAGTCCTTATCCCACTTTCTGTTTTTGTAGGTGCTAAATACAGCCCGCCGCTCTTTCCATCGTACACCATCTGATGAGATATAGTAACAGTGTTGTTATCAAAATCAAATGACTTTTTTGTTAGCCCGCATAATTCTCCTGCTCGAAGTCCTGTCTCGTGCAAAAGCATCACCATGCCAACATGCCTTTTATATACTCGACTAGATTTCATGAACTTGATCAGATTTTGATACTGCTCTTCTGTTAATATTTCTTTTTCTTTTGAGTCGCATTTGACAACTGTATTTAATTTAAAAACGAATGGATTTCTAGGAATTATATTCTCATCAAACATTTCTTGAAATGCCGGTCTAGCTAAAGACATGACATCTCTGATTGTTGTATAACAATATCCTTCGTTATCCAATTCTCGTGCAAATTGTTTTACATCGCGCACTAAAATATCAGTTGCATTCATTTCCCCAATTAGATGATTCTGAAAGATTTTCAAAGTCTGCGATTTTGTTTTATAGCTGCTTGGCCTAATAGTGAGTTTTGTTTCTTCGAGATGTCTTTTTGCTAATTGGTACACTGTGATTTTTGAAGTAAACGTTGTACCCAAATTAAGTTTTTCTTGGATTTCAGCTTCTTTTTCTCTTAATTCTTTAAGTGAAGTGGCGTATATTATTGAGCGTTTTCCAAGTTTGTTTGTCCATCTATATTGGTATCTTCCATCCTTTCTCTGGCTCTCGCCGTCTTTTAAAACTTTGCCATTATTATCTTTACGTCTTATCATGATGCAGAACTCCTTACGTTATATAAGAAGCTCTGGTGTGACACCATGAGTATACCACATCAGAGCCTATATTTCAAACAGAATACGTTTGGTCTATATATTTTTCGAGAGCCTTACGCTTGATAAGACGTTTATTCCCCACCCAAAGTACCAATGGACAGTTTTCATCATCAGTAATCGCTCTTAGTCGGCAGACCCCAATCCCCGTGTAAGCAGCTGCTTCATCTAACGTCAGGGTCGTCTTTTCCCAAATTGGGACTTCCTTCATTCAATCGCCTCCTCCATCTTCTCTTCCCCATACCTTGCCACACATACATTATAAAGTAGCATGGCACGTGTCATAAGGCCAACTCCGCCGATACGAGGGGTCACCTTGATATTTTCCATCTCATAAATATCATCGGCACAGTCGCCGTGTTGTTTTCCGTTCTCGTCATAGTTGATGCCAACATCGATGCAGACTTCAACCCGATCAAGCCCAAACGGTGTGATAAAGTTACGCTTACCCACAGCAGAGATAATCACATCAACCATTTCAAACCCAAGAGCAGTGGCCTTCATGCGGGAGCCCGTGCTATTCACGGAGATCACGTTACAGTGCCGCTTAATCAGCATATCGACCAACGGACGACCTACAATATCAGATTGACCGCACACAAGCACATTCTTGCCATCCAGGTCGTAACCGATGGAGCCAAAAATCTTCATAACGCCCAGTGGAGTGCAGGGCTGAAATGGAGATGTAGTATTAAAACCATCGACATCAACTGCGTCTGGAATGTAGATATTTTGGGGATCGATATGTTTTGGCAGCGGGAGCTGAACAATAATACCGTCCACATCTTCCCAATTATAATCTTCCAGTATCCTGTTATTTAATTCATCTTCCGTAATATTTTCTGGTAGCTTGATAAGCTTTGCTTCGATTCCAACCTCTTCACAGTCACGCAATTTACCGCGAATATAAGCGTTAGACGCAGGGTTGTCCCCTACTTGATAAATATGTAAAATAGGAGCGTAGTCATCTTCTGCGATGATATTCTTGATTTTATTTTTGATATCTTGTGCAATAGATTTGCAATCAATAATCATTGTGAACCTCCTTACTTTAAAATCCAAGTTCTTTCATCGATGTTCTCCTTTATATTCGCTACTACTATACAGAATATTTCGTAGCTGATTGATAAAATCATTCACAACGCATTCACTGCAATCTAAATTAGCCGTACACATGCCACAGCTATCAGTATAATGGTGCAGTAGATCTTCGATTGATCTTTTATAATATTCTGTTTGGTCTTTATAAAATCCTAATTCTTTACAATCCAAGTTCAACACCACTTTCGTTTACAATATAGATGCCGTTGTCTTTCAAATACTCAATAAATTCTTCGTGTGGCAACTTATTGGCGAGCTCACAAATAGTGTAGTTACTTCTGCCTTTCACCCACTTTGTTTCTTTTCTCAAGTTAGACCACTGATGTACACGAAATTCCTTACAACGCCATTTTAAATGAAAGGTATCCGCACACGAATCGCAAATTGGTATCTCTACATAAAAGTCACCCGGATAGCGTTTTCGTCTCCACCACTCCATATCATAGAATACAATACCATAGAGTTCAGGATAATCTTCAAATCCATGTTCTCTAAGGTAAGCAAAACCCAATCCGTTGATGGTCCATTCTGGCGACCTTGGAACTGTATATCGAAGCTGCGATTCTGTATGCGAGATACAGGCATTGTTATATTTTCCATCAATGCCCATAATGTACCAGTCGGATTTATAATAGCCTATTTGTTTAGTCACAACTAATCACCTCCCACGTATCATCACCCAACGGCCACGTGCATCCATAAAATGTTCCCAAATTTTCGATTTTAAAATAGTACCATTTTTTCGTCACGTAGTCATAAATACTGTAGCAAGTGCAACGGCCATCCGGCCAATGGTTCTTTTTAATGGCTTCAATATCAAGTTCTAAAAATCGTTTGATCTCGGATAATTTATATGAAGCAAAAATATAATCCCATGGGCCACGCCAATGGATAAACCACATGTGCTCTACGAAGTTCGGCCATTCTACAGAAAATCGTTCGACTGGTTTACTTCTGCTAAAATTCTTATATTGAAGAAAATAGTTGCTGATACCGTGTACACCAGTCCAATAATGGTCTTTAGTGCAGATGAAATGAGAATAGCTTTCCCATTCTGGATTTTGTATTTCCCAGTGATTCTTTTCGATTGAAAATCTATCGTCCATTCAATCTACCTCATAAAAGTCTAGTTTTACCGTATTTTTTACTTGTTTTTGTAACGATAACACGTTATTTATTTTACTTTTTATGTTCCATAAGTTCTTTGATTCGCATTCTGTCATCGAAAATAGACATAAGCGCGATCATTTTCCATAATTCGAGCTCGGACGCTTCCTCAATGGGCTTACATCCATCTTTTCTTGCTTTGTCTGAAATAGAATCCTTATGAAGCCATCTCCAAACCTCAACAATACCACATGTTGTGTAACCGTATACTCCAAATAAGTCTGGCATATCATACTCTGCATTATGCCACGGAATCATTTTGATAAGAATATCCAGAGGGCTGCACTCATATGGATTGAATCCAATGAGATCAGGAATATATCCAAACATACCATGACTCATACTCATTCTTTTATTCTCTTTTGCGTCGGTCGGCTTTCCGTATTGACAATCACTAATATGAGCTTTCATCTCTTGCACCATCCTTCGATTTTCTCACATACTCTACAAATTGCGTCAAAAAAGTCAACTCTCGTCTGCATTAGAAACAATTTGAAGTACGCTCTCCGCTTCTTTGCGAGCCACCAATCGTTGTTCATATTCTTTGTTTGCGATTCGTTCTTGCTCATGCAATTCAAGTCCTTTCAACCAGTAAGATGGGCATTCGTAAATTTTTTCAAGCGTGTTTGCATCGCAAAAGTATTCTCGATCTCTCTTATTGTAATCGTAATATCCAATAAACGACAGACCGTAATCGCTTATTACAACGTTGTCTTTTAAAAGGACCGGACGTTCATCCATGACCTTAACCCAACCGAGGAAGTTTTCGCAAGATTCTGCGCAACTATCTCTTATTTGCCTTCTATAAGCGCACACTTCTTTATGTAGACATTTACTGCAAATAGCCATTTTTTCTCGCTTTCCAGCAGAAATTCTCTGCCCAATCATAAAATAGTTTTGGAATGTCTCGTACACGAGAAACAACTTTATAAAGTAAGGTGTCACTAGACTTGTCTTCATGAGGTTCTTTATAAATACATTCCCATTTATACTCCCAGAGTTCAACTGTATTATCGTCTTGTGTGCTAATCTTCACTAAAATAGAATGAAGCTTGTCGTTTATACTTACGGAAGCATGACAATTTTCTTGTTTGAGAGGCCACTCATTTATTTTTGCAAATAAATCAAATGCCCTATCGACTGCCATTTCGAATAATGGTTGTTCATCAGAGCACATACATATTCGTTCTATATCCCCATAATGCAGAAGATTTAGTTCCCAAACTTCCATTACGTTCACCACACTTTAAAACATACATTTTAATCATCAAAAATCTTTTCTCTCGGCACAGGACTTTCTCCACTTTGGACGAGTCGTTTACACTCCGGGCAATACGCATTCCAACAAAGATGTTGTGATACGATATCATTTCCCATGCAATAATCGAAAACCTCTTTATCGTCTGCCCAGAACTCGCATCCACAGCAGCATTTGAAGTGCAGAGCGAATCTTACAGACTTCTTTTTATGTTGAATGATTTTAATCGCCATTATTCTTCTCCTTCGCTCAGACTCTTCAAGATTTTTTGAATCCTATAATACCTACCGAATGGTGTCTCAAAAATAGCTCTTAGCCACTCAAAAAATGTTGGTTTACCGAATACCTCATTGTAATCTGCAATATCGATTTGTTTAGCGGTTTCTCCACATTCAGGGCAAGTGTATCGCAACTCGAAATTAGCAGCTGTGGTATAATAGTCTTTGTAGATTGAATCAAATGTGTCGTCGGCATAAAAATCACAATAACAATAAGGACATTTAAACTCGATAGCAAATTTCTGAGATTCTGGCTCATGGCCGTGCTTGACAATCTTAACAGCCATCTGACACCTCCACAGTAAAAATAGTTTTAGTTGCCTCTTTCCAAGAAATAAACTCAGATCCAGCAACTTCCGCTCTACACCTATAGCACGCAATCACATTATTCTCAGGAATGTCCAAATCAGGATTTTCAAAAGAAGCCACTCGAATCTTAGTTGTACAACCGCAGTTCTTGCACGGAAATATGATTACTGGATTTTTCAAACTATCAGTCTTATGCATATTTACGTCTCGATTTACATACACGTTATTAGCTCCGTAGATGAACCACAATTCTCTTTCCGAGAGTAAGTTTTCTTCAGACAGAGCGAACTTGATAACTTCATCATCTGTATGCGTCTCGTCATATTCTGCCGTGTCGCAGATCTTATACATTTTGCCGTCTTTCTCTTGAAGTAATATTCCCTCACCAAGTTTTAATGGAGTTGTTTTCTTTTCTTCTCGAATATGTGCTTTCATATTGTTTATTCCTCCCACCCACCACTACTATTAGAGTTATTCGTTATCTAAAGCATTAAGCATCATTGTGCCCTCTGCGCAACTTCCTTTAATTTGAACTCGACAAGGAAGGCTTGGAATATCATTGGTGTTATTGGCAAGTTCGTACTCCCACCAGTAATCCATTTCCCATTCGTTTTCGCTCATATCAATATTCTGATAGCCAAGTTTTTCAAGGATCTTCCCTACTTGATAAAGGGAAATTCGTTCAAAACTGAGATCAAGAATCTCTTCTCTATCTGCTTTACCTACCCATCCAATAATATTAGTAGCTATCGGAAATAAAATATCCGTGTCTTCATCGTATCCATTTTTGCCTGCGTATGCCATAGAATCACTTCCTCCGTAAAATTTACCTTTTAGAAGAAAGTATATCTTGTGCTTCTAGGGACATCAACGCTAATTGTTTTCATATGCGATTCAAATGTGCCCACCCCAAAGCGATTCACAAACGAAGTCGCATTATTAATATCGTCAATATTCTTTTGGAGTTTTTCTAACTCTTTCTGAATATCAATTTTTACCTCGACATTCTCAATAAATCCCATATCTTCAAGACACTTGCAATAGCCAGCAATCTCGTTATAGAAGATGTGGTCATATTCTTCAAGAAGAGTGTGTTCATCAAACAGCTTTACTTGCCAAGCAATTCCAAACGGTGCTTCCTTCTCGGCATGAGATTCGATAGTATAATACTTCATTATGTAATCTCCTTATTTAATGCCGTACTTAGCCTTAACCCTCTTCAGAACATCAGCCTTCTCGGAATAGCAATCACGAGCTGCATGATAGTCACTCATCTTCTCGGCCAGAATGCGCTTTGCTTCACCTTCAGCAACATCAGCTTCAGCCAGCTCCTTATTCAGCTGATATCCGCTTGCCTTAATTCCATCGACAAATCCGTCGATGCGGTCCTTCGGCACAGACTTTTCGCCTACTGCACCAGTTTCAGTGTTAAACATCTTCACAATAGAATCCGCAGCACCTGCAATAGAATAAACATAAAAATACTTAGCCATAATTATTTCTCCTTTATTTTTCTTACTGTTTTCCGGTAGATCCAAATCCACCAGCGCCACGCTCAGTTTCGTCCAATTCGGAAACTTCTTCAAAATCAGCCTGCCAGAACGGAACTACCGCCATCTGAGCAATACGGTCACCGTGGGCAATCATCTGAGGGAAGTTAGAATGATTATGTAATGCTACAATGTACTCTCCACGGTAATCCTGATCGCAAATGCCTGTTTTGTTCGCAGGTGCAAGTCCCTGCTTAGTTGCCATACCACTGCGAGCATAGATAGCTACATACCAACCTTCCGGCGGAGCCATTCGCAGACCAGTATGCACTTTAACGGTCTCATGCGGCTGAATCATAATGCAGCGATTACCGTCTTTGTCTACTACGGTTGCCTCGTCAAAACCGATATAAGCATACAGATCTGCGCAAGCAGCATTTTTTGAGCCATAAGTCGGCAGATGAGCATCGTCGTGCATTTTATTGATTTTAATGTTAGGGCGATACGGCATCCGATTCATGCCATAGCCAAGATTAGTATTTGTGTTTCCTAAATCCATATTATTTTCCTTTCTCTTCTGGAGTCCACCAAAGGACTGGTCTTCGTAAAGCAAAACTCTTATTACAGCCGATTACACGTTGATTGGAACTCCCCATGTACGGCAAAGAGATATCTCGTTTAGATTCGATATATGGGCCATCGACTAACACGTTTATGTTTCGAATAATTGTTACCGTTGTCGGAATAGTTTGATATTTCAATTCTTCTGCCGCCTGTTGAATCAATTCTTCCCATGTATATCCAGTCCACATCCAAATGTCTTTGCTTCCTTCAAACTCGTGTCTGACTCTTATTAGAATTTTGCAAATCATTTCCCTGTTCTCTGGATATAGTGGATCTCCACCAGTAAGCGTAAGCCCTTGAATATAATCAGGTCGAAGTAAATCTACAATTTTATCAAGCGTTTCATCTGTGAATGGCTGACCACCATTCGGGTCCCATGTAGTAGGGTTCTGACAACCATGGCAGTGATGATTACATCCCTGCACGAAAAGTGTGACGCGCACCCCTTCGCCATTCGCTATATCACATGGAACGATTTTAGCGTAGTTCATTTTCCAACCTCGATTAAAAGACCGCAGAACGGGCAACAATTATAGCCAAGGCTTTCTGGCGACTCTTGCCCTTTAATTCCGCCACCACAACAATCACACACCCATGCCGAGCTCTCACAATTATCTACGAACTCAAATACAGTTGTTGGCTGGCGATCTACTTGAAAATCAATAACTCGTTCAACATCTTTTAGAGTTTTAATATGTCCAAGATTTCCTTCCAGCAAAAGACAATCTTTTAATCTATCAGCATTAACCAGTTTCATGTAATTCATTTAAAACACCACCGTCCACATACTTGCACATACGATTATAAAAACATTCAGTGCGACGCAGCCATACATTCCATTCTTCTTTTCCCCTCGGAAAATATATGTAGAAGTATCATACAGAATCTGTTCAGAACGAATTACCGCTGCGGTGAAAATCAAAATAATATAAGCTTTGGTCATAAACCAAGCAATCTCAGTCAACATCGATTAACACCTCCTCGACAGGAATAATCTGACCATCAACATAGTAGCACATCTGACCGTGCTCATTATAATAAGGAGACATATAGCCATTATATATCATGTAGTACATAATCCTTGTATCTCGCTCATACACGATTGGGGAATTTCCAAGTCGGTAGAAATATTTATACTCATCAACTGTTTCATTCCCATATGTATCAGTATCTGAACATCCAGTTAGCATAATCGCTGCTAAAAGTACGCATACGGCAGTATTTTTGAAAGTCTTAAACATACTTTTCCTTTCTAATAAAAGCGGAAATTTATTGCAATAATGCGTCAAATAATTTTACTGAAATTTGGAATTTCTTAGCTTTTTGTCAAGCTTTGTTTCTCTCTCCGTCATGTAGCGCCAATACACTACCGTATCGTCAACTTCATAGTAATTCGTATCGTACCACACGCCATTAAATGTGATACATGCAACACTTTCTGTACCGTCTTTGTATTTTACAATGACATCTTCTGAGCACATTCCCCCTTCTGGAACGGGAGGCGTCTGATTTTTTGTGCAAAACCATCGTGCATCAATATCAGATTCTTCATACGAAACCAGCTTCATGTCATGGTAGCAACGCTGAAGAGCATCCTCAATTTCAATTTTGATAGGATTGATGTCTTCGTCCCCGTTTTCATCAATGAGAAGTTCAAGTGTTACTTTCTTCATAGTCATCCTCCGGCCAATCAAGTCTAGCCCCGCAATTTCCACAGTAACTGTTTCTGAACCAATCATCGTTGTACAGATAATCTCCATGATCACAACACTGACACTTCGGATTATTCTTGTCTTTCAAAGGATTGTTAATCATTATCTACCTCCTGTGGGCCATCAGGTAATGGCATCCAATGAGTTGGCTCTACACGACACCAATTACGGTCAACAATGTCGTACCAGTGTCCATCCTCGTGATAAAATACTACCGCCTTCCCCATTTCTGGGTCATAAGCAAGAATAGGCTCGCTTTCACAAGTCTTTGGATTTGTTTTGGGTAAATCTTCTTTTACGCCAGTCCACGCATCGCTACCGAAGGCTTCTGCTGGAAATGTCTTACAAAACACACCTCGTTCATTCTTTAGAAGAATCCGCTCGGCCTGATTAAATACGTCGTCTGGAACTGAAAGTTCAATTGTATTGCTACTTTTCTTTGCGACCACATTGATGATAATCATATCTGACTCCATGTTACTCACTGGTACAAGCCTCCTCGTTCTCTTTATCATTAAAGAAAGATTCGTAGTCAAACCACTTATCCTCCAAAATATTGCCGATAATTTTTACTGTACTGCCCCAGCCTTTTGTTGCCACACGGACATACTTGCCTTTCATACTTTCGTACTTATCGCAGCCAACAGTGTCCATGATTCGCATAATAGCCTCCATGCCAGAATCATATCCTTCAAAAGTCTTACTCCCGACATATCCCTTACCGAGAACATAGCCGCCATAGCAAACGCCCCATCCGTGACCATCCAACGTCAAATCGGAGGTCAAAACTCCATGGTCTGCCATACTAAGACTGACATTTCTGATTTCTGCATTTCTGATCTCGTAGCCTTCTGCTTCAAGCAGCTTTTCTGTCCACTTCTTCATTTTGCCTCCTATTATTTAACATATCTACGTTATAAATTTGATGAAATTTTACGATAAAACGGCACTTTTATCAAAATCTCAAATAACTCCAATAATCAGTGTATAGAAATTTTGCGCTTACATCTGGTTTGTAAACAGCAAGTGGATGTTCGCGATAGAATCCTTGACGAACAAAGTCCGTTGCCTCATTCTCGCTATCGGCAGGAATCTCGTAGTATGAAAAACTACGTTCACCATTAGCCATCAAGTACGATAAGCTTACGCCATATACATGTGTTTGCCCGTAATTCATTACTTATCCCTCTTTTTACGATACATTGTAACAGTATACGGTTCATAACCATCTTCTTCCGTCCAGTCCAAACTAAAACCAGCACGTTGGTAGACTTCCATCTCAATTTGTTTTTCTGTCATATTGTCATCAACATAGAATTCAAAATTACAGTCATCAAATCCTTTTGCTTTTAGAACTCCTGTAATTTTTTTCATAATGCACCCCACTTTTCTCTACCACATGTATCACATACAAAGTGCCATTTATCATGCCAGCTATGAGTGTTATCGTAAAGCATAATACCGCCACATCGGCTGCATTCAGGAAGGAACCAACGGAGTAGACGTTTTAAGAACTTAATCATCTTTACTCCTTCTTCTCAATAATATCAGCTCTTTCCATAGTCTCGAAGAAATCTTCCATAATGGCATCAGCCATCTTACCAGGTATTTCAGGAAGATCCAGTCCAAAATCTCTAAAAGCACAGTGTAGGCAACCCCATGGAGTTAAGGCGAATTTTTCATAAAAATCATCATCAGGATTGTTTTCTTTTGAGTCCAACGTATTCGTCTCGTACTCAAACTGTCTCACTTCATCCTTGGTGAGCCATTTCTGCCACTTACCACAAACAGAGCAATACAGACCAATCTGGCTACCTTTGCTCTGGATAAAGAAAGATTTACTGCCACACTTACATTTGAAGTCCATCTCAGCCACCCATCTTCTCTGCACTCTGAATCATGCAATCAGCACCATTATGAGATTTCTCAAATCGATGCCGTGCCTTATTCATTGCTTCATTCTGATCGTATGCTTGGACATAATATGTATTAGTTGCCTGAATTCCATCTTCATAAAACAGGACTTCTACTGACCAATAATTCATATAGTTCCTTTCATGCCACCACACCCACCCTACTGGTTATTCTACTTCCTCGTAGGTCTTTTCAAAGATATCAGGCTTACAAGGGTAAATCTCTCCGTTCACGCCACGGATAATATAGTCTCTGTAGTTTGCGTGCATCACACCTTCCAACGTTTCGATGTCTGCGTTGGTGTCTGGAACGTGAATGAACCCGCTACTCAACCCATGCAAAGTAACTGTTCCGTTTGTCACCTTATCCATAAACCAGTCAGGAATATAGTCAATTCCAAGCTGAAATGCTTCAATTACAACCGGTCTCTTACGATACTGTCCCATTACTTTCGATTTCCTTTCAAGAATCCTTCAATCAAAATAAGCACCAGCCAAATGCCTGTCGCAACTTTGATATTAAAATTCAAACTGAATAGCTGATAAATAACCCAGATGAGTGCAGTGGAGATTGTCCACGACACAAAGTAGGTTACTGCAAACACAAGGATTGCTCCTAGAATATTCTTAAATGAGTTCAAACCATCACCTCCGGCTTATCCTCTTCAATATGAACATGAGCTGCTTGCACAATATCATGGTCACTCATTAGATACGAGTGTCCATCTTTTAAGCAAACAGCAGTGATCCCATTTAAATCTTCACATGGTTGCAATTTAATAAACAGGTCTCCACCCCAATAAAACGCTTCGCCAATTCCAATGCGTTTGAAGAATGTGTCACCAGAATTTTTAAGAATTTTCATTTTATAGCTCCTTTTTGAATATAACCGTAATCCAGTTATCTGGATAATCCTCTTCTTCCTTTGTTGTTTTCATATATCCGGGCATTTCAAAATTCCACGCAAGATAATTTAGAATTTCAAGGTTGTGTAAATCGCAATAATACCAGTCCCATGGTCTACTCCATTCCGACCAGTGAAGAAGATATGCATTATCACGGCAAGTAAGATAAAAACTATTGTCCAAAGTACACACGCTGCACACTTTTGGAAACGCATATCTTAGGATACGGTCAGTCCGCTTATCGCTCCATTTATTCAACTTTTTGCGACGGAGCCTCTCTGCGACAACAAAGAGTCTCTCAAGCCAGTAGATAATGATAAGAATCGGATACAGAAACCAATAAGGTGTTTGTACATCCTTGTAATGATAGTATTTTGTGACCTTGGTTTCTTTCTTCTTTTCTTCTTGCAACTTCTTACTAAGTCTATTCATATTTAATCCCACCAACCCACCCTGCTTTTATTCCATCAATAAGATGCTACTTACTCACCCTTAGTTACAACGGTGTCGGCACCCTGTACAGTTACCCAGCCATGCTTCAAACGTGCCTCTGCTTCCTTCATCTGAATCAGTTCAGGAGTGATGGACTCGGAAAGTACCTTATTTGCATCAGCCTCAGCCTGTGCCTCAATCATCTTAACGTCAGCTTCCGTCTGAGCCTTGACCTTATCAGTTTCGGCCTGAGCCAGAGCGGTCTGCTTATTCAACTCAGCAATCTCTGCGTCCTGCTTGGCCTGCTCCTTTGCACGAATCTTCTGCATCAGGGTATCATCCGGCTGTGCATCAACAATCAGAGCGGAAGAGACATTGATACCGTATTCGGCGGTCAGCTTCTCATTCAGATAGTTGGTGATTGCAGTATTAACACCTGCGCGATCATCAGAATAAATCTGCATGACACTGAACTGAGGAGTGACTTCCTTAACATAAGCAATAATATCGTTCTGGATCTTGCTCTCCATCAGGCTTTCACCGTCCATGCCACCAAACTTGGTATACAGCTCAACGACATGCTCAGGCAGGAAATTATAGTTTACAGTCAGATTGATTGCAATCGTACCGCCATTTGCAGGAGCGTCAATATGCCAGTCTGCGTGCTCCTTTGCACCGTAATCAGATGCTGCATTAGAGAATACCACACGCTGCTGAGTGATTGGGAACTCAGACACATGCTTCAATGGGCTCATAAAGTGCCAGCCCTGAGAAATAGTCTGCTGCTCAACACCCTTTGCAGAATACACAACACCTACATAACCGGTATGTACTCGCTCTGTACAAAGCACCGTACCAACTGCAATAAGGAATGCAACAAAAATTGCCATAAATTTCTTCATAAGTATCTCCTCAATCTTTGTAGTTATCTTTTAAAATGTAATAGGCGATAACCCATACAATCACAAAGAAAACAATAATTTCTTTCATATGTAATCCCACCAACCCACCACTTACACGTTAATGAATCACTCGATTGTGCTTAACACGAAGCTCAACTTCCTGCTGCTTACCAAGATTGAAAGCAGTTGTATAATCGCCCGTGAGATATCCCGTCACACGACGAAGACGTCGAATGTTGTGGCTACCACACTCAGGGCAAGTATCGCCAATCTCATCGCAATAGCCGCACTCCATACAGGTATCATTTGGAACATTCACTGCAAAATACGGAATGTCATGATCCATTGCATAGTTCACAATTGTTTCCAGCGCACCGAGATTATTCTTTACAGTCGAGTCGAGCTCTACATACGCGATGCAGCCTGCGCTTGAATATCCGTCAAGCTGAGACTCAATATCGATCTTTTCAAACGGTGTCACTTCTCGCCATACCGGAACATGGACACTGTTAGTGAAGAACTCTTTGTCTGAAACATTTTTGATATCACCATATTTAGCCTTAAATCTCTGCATGGCAGTAAAACAAAGGTTTTCTGCGGGCGTAAAGTACACGCCAAAATTCAAAGAATACTTGTGCTTGAATTCGTCGCAACGATCTTTGTAGAGCTGACAAATTTTCTTTGCAAGTTCAAGGCCATTATCACAAGTTTGATCTTCTCCAATCAAAATCTGAAGAGTTTCAGCCATGCCGAGCAGACCAACAGCCAACGTGCCATGTTTCAGAGCAGAACGAATATCTTTTCCGTCATATCCGGCCATTGTTCCATTCTCCCACATGAATTTTGCAGACTCAGGAGACTGAGAGCAAATCCACTCGAAGCGTTCAATCAGCATATCTTTTGCTTCATGCAACTTCTGGTCAAGAATGGACATAAACTTGGCTACAGTCTGTCCTTCAAGATCTTCTCCAGTAGCGTTTTTAATGGTATATTCCTTCGCTTCCATTGCAAGAGTAGGAAGAATAATCGTAACAGGACAGATATTCCCTCGGCCATCCTTCAACTGCTCAAAGCCGTTGACATCCCAACCATTTGCAGTTCTACAGCCCATCGTCGAAAAATACGTTTTTACATTATTTTTATCGTATCCTTCATTGCCGCTCCAATCGACATTGGCATAATTAGGATAAAGACGCTGTGCAGTGGAACGCAGTGCCAGCTGATACATATCATAATTAGGGTCTCCTGGAGCACGATTGATTCCCTTAGCCATCTGGAAAATTCCACAAGGGAAAATACTAGTTCTATGTAATTTGCCGATACCCTTAATGGAAGCATTTAGCAATGCTTCGATAACCATTCGGCCTTCAGGCAATGTACATGTGCCATAATTGATAGACGTGAACGGAAGCTGATTTCCGCTACGTGACTGGAGTGTATTCAGATTATGGTACATGCCTTCAACGGCTTGATTCAATTCTCGCTTTGTCATGTCCATTGCATACTGATATGCTTTCGGGTAATACCCTTCAAAAATCGGGTTGGTGATACTAAAGTCGTCTTCCGCGAGAGTTACTTCATCATCCAGCCCTTTGATGATTGGACCATCTGCATAAATGTACTTTCGACCATCTCTATAATGTTTACGGAAGCTCTTCCGTACATAAGGAACCATAGTCCAATCCAAGTGTGTTGCGCTCACGCCGCCGAACTGCTGAAGACTCTGAATCTGGAAGATGACTGCGACAAGCTGGAATGCCGTACTGATGGATTGTGCAGGGCGAACATCAGTCTGTCGAGTGTTAAAACCATTCGCAAGCAGGTCATCAAACGGAATACTCAAGCAATTGTGCATACCAACTGCATAGCTATCGAGATCGTGGATATAAATCTCGTTGTTCTCGTGATTCTCACGAGCCATCTTAGACATGCAGTAGTCAAGAGCGTATCGCTTAGAAACCACCCGGCTCATCTCGCCAATACGACCGCCAAAAGATGCTTCATCAACATTGGCATTCTGGTTATCAATCTTTTTGCCGAGAAGTTTCTCTTCGACTGCATCCATCAACTCTTTGTAATTACTGCGAGCAATACCATGCAGATACCGGTAATTCATATAGGAACGAGTCGTCTCGTAATAGCCACTCTGCATAAGGCGATTCTCAACTGCATTCTGAATCGCTTCTACATCCATAGTAGAGTCAATGGCTGCGATTTCCGATGCAATACTATCACTCAGCTTGTGGTCAACAGGATCTGAAGAATCATTCATCGCCTTCTCAATCGCATTTACAATCTTACTCTTATCAAAAGGAACTTTCGTTCCATCGCGTTTAATCACATATTCCATGCAATCACCTCTTAATCTTCTAACCAACGATTTTCGGCCACATAAAAAACTCCGACCACAGCTACAATCAATGCGATCCAGAATACATAAAACCAAATCACTCGTGTACCAGCTGCAGAAATCATATAATCTCGTGCTTCTTCGATGTTTTTATCCTTAATGAATTGTGCATTATGTATACTTTCGTCGCTCAAATTTGCAAACAACGTGCCATCATAATGAACATCTTTGACATAAAACTCGAATTTCACATGAGAATTGACTTGTACAGTTGTCAGGTACTTGCTGGATGGCATTTTGATGTCACCATACTTGAATTCTTTGCCCAGAAACGTTACATTTTTAGAGCTATGCGCTTCTGAGCTGTAATAATCCCAAGTCCAGTACGTTTCGACTCTTGTTTTTGTATGGCCTTTGCTATCCGTAGTAGTGACAGTTCGTGTATGCATCGTGTAATGCATTTCTTCGCAATAGATATACATCCACTGACCGTCGATACGTGAATCGCTTACGGTATCTACTGCCTCTAGTGTGCCTTGGCAAAACGCATTACCTACGTTGGTTCTCATTCCATAATCGAACATATTTTCGGACTCAATCGAAATTGCTGTATTATATTCTTTTTTCCGCTCAAGCGAATCTCTGGTGATATTTCCAGCGATAACGCTACCAAGCATCAGCATAATGAACACAATACCAACACTGACGATCAATTCACGATAAGTAATTTCGGCATTACCGATTTCCAAAAAGATCACCGACTGCCGGTGCCGCTTCATTCCCCTCATAGGACAGATACTCATAATTCTGAACCTCATATCCAGTCAGACCCAGCAGAAAGGAGTTCGGAAACTTACGAACGCTCTGCTTGTATTCCTTCACGACACGATTGTAATCGCCACGATAGTTTGCAATCAAATTTTCAGTGACGGATAGCTCATTCATAAGCTCCTTGTAGTTGTCGCTAGACTTCAGTTCAGGATATGCTTCCGCAATAGCTGCAATCTGAGTCGTAATCTCTTGAGCGGTCTGGCCGGAAGCGCCACGAGCATTCACAACATCCATCAAAGTCTGATACTCATGTTGGTCATAAGCCTTGACGGTTTCAACCAGATTTGGAATCAGATCAGCTCTGCGCTTCTCCTGAATCTCAATGCCAGACTTAGCTTCCTGAATCTGCTCTTCATAAGAGATGGCCGTGTTCTTAGGCCCCTGCACCATAAAGGTCATGCCAAGAATTGAAATCAACACGACACAAATAACGATAATAGGTAACTTCCAGTTGTATCTCATTTATGTAAACCTCATCTAAATACCATAGAAGCAAGAATTGGCACTACGATGCAGAAAAATACCACAAAAGCCAAGTATGTATTGTTTTCGTTTTTCATTAGAACTTGACCTCATCGAAACAATCAGGGACTACGGCAGTCTCGATGTTGCACATCGGCTCTACTTTTGCCAACTTTTCTTTGAATGGATCATTAGGACGATAAACGCAATCGTTTACCAAACAATTAAGTCTAGGATCGTAAAAATTTCCTTGACTGTCTTTTTTCGGCATCGTAGCCAGCTTATCATTAGCCTCATCAGGAATCTTCTTGAGCGTATCTACGACGCTTTCAACAATCTTCTGCTGCTCCTCTAAAAGTCGGATTTTATAGTCCAAATACCAACGTGCCTTCGTCAAATCTTGAAGCTGAGAATTACCATCTTTGTGCCCTGCCCGGCTCAGATACTTACCAACATTCCAAAGATAAGCATCCTTGTCCAGTTGCCACTCTCGCAGTACTTTGATGGCCTCGTAGGGATTGTCTGCACCGCCGTAATGGGACGGGTGCTCGACATTCTTCTTAATTTCGTCAAGTGTTTCCATCAATAACCTCCTTATTCTTTTCAATAGACTTATAAACATCTGCCAGCTTCGGGTGACGACCACAGCAACCACGACCTTCTGGGCAGAACGGATACTTCGGATTAGCCTCGCAGGAAGGAACCATCCAGTTTGCTACTTCAGGACAAACCTGTGCAACTTCCTTCTTCATTTCTGTAAACATCTCGCGGATTTCTTTTTGAGCCCTGGAACAAAGTCGAAGATGACTCATCTCAATCAAAGCACGAGCATTCATCGTAATGTAAAACTCTGTACAGCAAGCATTTGGCAGAACTGCACGGGCATCTTCGTTTTTGGCGTTGTGATACTTCTTGAGAATCTGATAATCGGTATCAATGTCCGACATCATATTATCGAAAACATCAGCATCTTCACCGGTAAACGGGTTCACATACTTGAATCTATCCTCGCTGCAATAACGCTGGCTGCGGCAGCTCATGCTAATATGTCGATGACGACTAATCTGCGCCAGAAGTGCTCGGCTTACATCTTTGACGTAAAACGTAAAATTGATGTGCTCAAGCACAGAATAGTGACCGCTTGCCTTACATCCCTTGGCAATCTTATAATCGTCAGTCATTGAAGAATCGTAACAAATACTCGCAGCTTCCTCCACAATATCTAAAGGATTCTTATCACTTGTAGGAACAACTCGCTGTGTGTACGCGATCAAATCAACAGTCATTCAACTCTCCTTAATATTCGTCCTGCCAGTTTTCAGGAATGTCACTCTCGTCAATTACGATACAATTCCTGGGTGCAACATTCGTTGTGTACTTTCCGTCTTGAACTTTAATCATTACGTTCATAATGGAGACAACTTCATGAATGCTCCAAAGAACTCCGCGACCTTTTCGAGTTCTAGCTCTAAGCACCGTATCGCCAACATGAATCTCTCTATTAAGAATATCGGTTACCATTTAATCCTCCTTCACTTTAGAAGTGCAAATTTAAACCAATCTGGAAAATTGGATACTGAAATCCCATATTTGATAAGGCAAGACAGCAACCACAGCACAATCATGATTCCGACCGCAATAAGATAATCCTTAAAAATCTTAATGAAAGCGATCCACATCTTAATCCTGTCTCTCATTTACCTCACCTCTTTCAATCAACTCATCCACAGTGACCTGTCCACAAAGAACCTGTTTAAGCTGCTCTTCTGACAACTGATATGTAATCGGCTCTCCACACTCGACAGGATATCGAGCTAAGGTTCTATAATACTCTGCAAGGGCTCGTTCCTTACGACCCTGCTCACGATGGTCAATACCAATCATATCGCCCCACCTCCTTCCTCAAGTTTTTCGCTTTTACCAGTCACGACATACACGTCATCTTCGAGATCTTCTTTGAGAATTTTTACGATGTTAAATAATTGTGGAAATGGGTCACCTTTATCTGTACATACAAGATAATAAGTATCCGTCTCCCATATCACATCATAAAAATACCCTTTTCGCATTAAAATGAATTGATTCATGCACTCCACACAATAACAAGCATGATAGTTCGTCCTGAAGTACATCCTCATTAGGACTCCTTGTAGGGTTCCATATCACCCTTCCAAATCTGAAAATAAGGATGTGCATCAATGCCGTAGACCTGACCCTTCATACCGGTACTGGTAATCTTGTAAGGTTTTCCGTCTTCAAGGCTATTGATAAAGTCCTGATACTGAGGACTCATCTTAAAGAAATCCTTCTTGCCCTGAATCCTCTTTACCTTAATGGTGACCTCATCACCAATCTTGGGTTCCCATTCCTCTACTGGCATTCCAGCAAGAAAGTCAGGGCCACCAGCCTTCTTGATTCTCCTGGCAAGGATTCGTGCCTTACGCTGCTCTCTGCGCCGGTCTTCTCGATTCATCGAATTACTCATATTCTGTTCCTTTCAGCTTATCAAAGTAGGGATCGCCGTCTTGCTTCTCTAATAAGTTGAGCTCCCCGGCGGAGCCTACAGAATACAAACGAAAATTTTTAAAAATCTCAGCACCTTTAATAGTGGCTAGAGATGTGATTATGTACAATATATTGTGTTCTTCTGTGCCATCCGTAAGTTGAACTTCAAGTCGTTCTTTCTTTGGGATGGCTAGTTTGCGGAAGTCGTTCATTCTCCGTCCCTCGGCATCGTGTACGTAGGCATTCCCTTTGAATACTCCTCATAAATCTCAGAAATGATATCGTAGCATCTTCCTTCGTCATCATAACTACCAAGGATAATTCCACGCTCACCCATGCCCTGCCTTGCATAAACATTAAGGCTTGCGGTATCAATGATTGCCATACGGTCAAGATTTATAATTTCTCCGTCTTGCGTTAAAAGTAGCATTTCAACACCTCATAAATCAGCAAGCTGTATTGGAGAATTGATATCTGGAGAATCCCAGTCGATTGTAAATACTTCCGATTTCTCACTATAAATTCCCCAAAACTTGCCCCATTTTGGAATATAAATTATTTTAATCCATCCATATTTTTTCTTATCTCTTGGGGTAAAATCATTAGACGCAGGAAGAAACGACACCCTTGACTCCACCACCCCATCATCATTACATTTGTTATCCAAAATCCGAAGAATGTGTTTAATCGTCTTCTTTGAAAGATTCATTTCTCTATTCCTCCACTTTTATCCATCCACATCCCGGAACGTGATCAGCTTCCCAATAATCTCTTGCCACGAAGATGAACCGTTCTCCTTCTTCGTTTACAAAACCTGCGATAAGCGATTCTTTGGCAGAGATATACATGAAGTCAGCCTTGCCAGAGGGAACCTTCTTGAGATGTTCTTTTACTTCCTTAATTCTTTTCGCAACAGACTTATCAAGCAAGTTCACATCACATTCATGACCATTTTTGCCGAGCCAATAAAAGGAATCTTTTAACTTATTTTTAGGCATGATTCACTCCATCTTTGCTCCACACATCGGGCAAAATGGCGTTTTGAGGCCACACGGATTCACCTCTCTACATTCTGGGTTCGAGCAACGGGTTGCTGGTTCACACCATGAGTTTTTCCCGGCACAGCTCACATAGGAGCCTGGAATTTCCTCCCAGTGTGCCACCGGCCGCAACGTTTCCGGGTCGATAGTTGGAGTGTTCCGCAAAGTTCGTAAAGCTGCGTTACAAATCTGCCTACTAAAACTCATTTCATACGTGTTACTTGTTATAGGATTTTACAAAGAAGATTTAAGCAAGATTCAAATTCCTTTTCAGCCTTATTTGAGTCAATCAATCTAACATCAGCCATAAGACACCTCATTCTTGTCATCTCTAAATCTTACAAAGGTCGGGAATTGCAGAGACTCAAGGCCAGTCTTTTTGTCCATCGTGACCTCTTTGTACTTACATTCCACAATCTTACCGATGTAATTATCAGGGTTTGCCCACACAGCAGCTCTCGTGGAATCATCAAAGCCAGAACCGACACGAAGCTCGTTACCCTTGTAGTCAACAACCAGAGCGCCCATCGTACCAGCTAGACGATTCTGACCTTCTTCAATCGCGGTAATGCGGAGATCAACCGTATAGAAACGCTTGATTTTCAAGCATCCATTATGCCGCTTACGCTGGTATGGGACGCTGGTGTTCAACATCAAACCCTCCCAACCATGTGCCACAGCATAATCGAGCCACTTTGGAATCACGCTCTGGTCGATTCCTTCGTATACCATCGGAACGATTTCAATGTTTCCAAGGTTCTTGTGAGTAATCTCTGCACGAAGACAATTCAACCATTCTCGGCGGGTCTGATACGGAACGATGCATTTGCTACGGTCAAACTCGACAGCAGGAACGACATCGAAAATCACAAACTTAATTCCGGTTTTATCTTTATTGTCCGAGTTCAATAGGCCAGTGCCATAACGGAAAGCTTCCCCGTCCGACATTCCTTCAGGATTCTTGTAGATGAGTTCGCCATCAAATACCCAAGAGTCTCGTTTCGTTGCGTCGCCATCATATAGGGCAAGCAGGTCATTCTTGATGTGGTCGAGCCCTTCAAACTTTTGCGCCTGACGAGAAATCAAGTCACCACGGTACATTGTGCCCCTATTACCATTCATCTTCTGGCTTAGGCTGAACCAGATACTGGGTTTCAACTTCACCTTATCGATTGGATATCCCTGCTGGACTTCCCAGACAGGAATAATTTCCTCGCCGTATACCTTATTGATAGTAGCAGCTTCCACACCAATCGGCAGATTCTTGGTAAACAGCCGCTTTAGAAACTCTTTGTGCTCAGGATTTTTATGTAAATAGTTCTGGATTGTTGCTATGGATGCGTCAGATCCTGTATTGTGACCAGCACCCATAATATAAAGGTATCCACAGCTGAGATACTGGATATCAATCTCAGGCTTGGTACTCACCTGCTTATTGATTTTCGCATCCGACAGGCCAGTTACGATTGTCGGATCAAGCAAGAATCGGAAGAATGCCATCAGCTCGTCAGCTTCAGCACCAAAATCCTTTCGTGCATCCAGCAAAATGCGGGTCTTGTCTGTCTTCTTCTTCGTGCTCTGCAATGCCTTTACCATCGCATCGAGTTTACCTATGAGTTCCTTATCTGTCATAAAGCCTCCTTGCGTATCCTGTGTTATATGGTTATAATGAATAAAGAAAGGCTTGCCATTACGAGCAAGCCATTTCTTTCTCGCATCCTGTATTATATAGCTAAAGAGAGAATTTTAAGCCTCCGAGGTGGAGACTTTTTATAGCTATATTATACAGGATACTTATATAATTGTCAATGCTTTTCTGAAAATTCTTTCCGTAAAAATTCCTTCAGGAACGTCCGCTTATATGGAACTCTCGAAGTCTTTACCGCCCGATCAAGAGCATGAGTTTCAGCACAAATCACACAATACTTCTTAGCACGAGTGATGGCCGTATAGAGCCATTCTCTCGTCAACATTAAGTATGCAGAGTTGTCCATACCGACAATCACATACGGAGCTTCGCTGCCCTGCAGTTTATGACAACTCAAAGCATAAGCGAGTTCAAGTGTTGCCCAGATGTTATTCCCACCAAAATAATGAGGAATGAAAATTGTGCCCCATTGGTCAAAGTCAACCAGAATAAAACTATTTTCAATCTTTCGAATGATGCCACGGTTGCCGTTAAACACCGGACACTTCTCTTCTTTTTTCTTTGTCTTGAGATTGTATGTATGAAGTTCATAGTTATTCTTGTTGATAATAACCTGATCGCCCTCCCGCAGAGTGTACGCTCTGTCCTTGCCATCACCATAGATAGAAATCTTTGCTTCTGCCTGACCACGACTCGGATTTACAATTTCCTGAATGGCGTTATTCACCTCGTAGGTGCAAATGCTACCACGGAGCTTCTGCGGAAGTACAATCTGAATCTTTGCGCTGTCATTCCCTACCTTATTATATAAGGTACGGTATTGATTGATGATGTGGTTAAACGACTCGCCCGCATCCTTGTAGATATCTAGCTCCAAATCACGCAGCTCACCACGAATCTCATTACCAGCCCAACCGTAAGGAACCAACTGCGTGGCATTACGAACCTTGATGCTCTCTGTGATAATCGCTGACTTAGCAGCCTGACGGTGAATCTTCGTCAAGCGAGCAACCGGAACAGCTTTGGAGGCAAGCATATCCTTGAAGATGTTGCACATACCAATACTCTCAAGCTGGCCGTCATCACCAATCATGATAAATCGCTTACCAGTTTCGATTGCTTGAATCAAATCGTAAAATAATTTAGCGCCAACCATAGAGGTTTCATCCAGAATGATGATATCCTCCTCTAAAGGATTGTTTTTGTTATGAGCAAAACCACCATTCTCAATGTCGTAACCAAGGAGGCGGTGAATTGTCTTGCCGTCCTGACCAGTAATCTCCTGCATACGAGCAGCAGCACGACCAGAGAGTGCGGTCTGGGCAAACGACTTACCACGAAGAACCTTTAGGACACCAGCGACAACGGTACTTTTACCGGTTCCTCCGTAGCCTGTCAAGATACAGACATTACTAGAGCATACCTTTTTAATAGCATCTCTCTGCTCCTCAGTGTACTCGATGCCGAGAGCACGCTCTGCCTCATCGATTGCAGCATCCATGTTTCGACCAATCGGCTCGACAGGTGCATCCGCCAGACGCTTGATTTCTTTTGCAATCTCATTTTCCAGATTCCACACTCTGGTTAGAGCAAATTCCTGACGATCATCACTCCACCAAAGCGTTTCACGGACATCATGTAGATGGAAAAGTGCTCTCTTGATAACTTCTTGGTCGCCCTCATCCAAGCCAAGCTCCTTGATGCAACTATTGATTGTCTGGTTTGCAGGGATGATAGAATTGCCTTCTTCGGCACGGTCGGCAAGAAAATGCATAACGTAAGCTTCAATTCGGAATTGAGAGTTTGGCTTCAATCCCATATTCAATGCAAAAGCGTCAGCTTTCTTCCATCCAATACCATATACATCGTCAATCAGAACATAAGGGTTTTCTTCAATCTTCCTAACCAGAGTGTCTGCACCGTGATATTGATGAACAAGTTTCCCGATTGCACTGGGAGTCAAACCATACTCAATCAACTTCGTGTATGCTTCGCTGTTATCAATGTTATTTTCAAAGGCATCGATAATTTTCTGTGCTCGACCTTCTGTGATGCCACTAACAGTGCAAAGAGACTTAATATCACCGTTCTTGATGATCTCATACGGATTATCAAATGCTTCGTAAAGCATCTCAAACTGATGTTCTGTCAAGATAAAACGGAGAAAGCTTTTCTGTTCTTCTGGGTCAGTAATCTCTTGGAACTCGTTCATATAAACGATTTTATACTGGTCCCCAAACTTTTCATGGTGAACATACTCACCACAGAACGAATAAGTCTTATCCATATCAAGGCTAGGAACGTTGCCTTTCAGTCGGAGGTCACCATATCGACTCATAATAGGGTTCCCCTGCTTAATTTTTACAACCTCGGCAGAGAAAGTGGCGAAGCCGCCGGGCTCCACCTCCTTCCCATCTTTCGGATAAAAGACTCGTTTTATCCTGATGTAACAACGGATCATATTTTCATTAAATTTCTTATCTGCCACCTTACAACCCTCTTACCTTATCTCTCTATCATGCAGCCATTGCTTGTAAGGCTTGAAGTCATTCGCAATAACGTGCGAATCATCTTCCTTCTTGCCAAGCACAGCTACCTGACTTCCCTTAACAATCAAATCCTGATAATCAGAAAGGATTCTCGGCCACACAGTTAGCTCAATGATGCCATCACCAGAATACAGATTTACAAACGCAAACTGCATACCAGTCTTTGTTTTCTTTTTCTGAATCTTTGCGATAATACCAACCAACACACAAGAGTCACCACTCTCAATCTCTGAGAAATCCTGAATGTACTCGTATGCCTTTTCAAACGGATTCTTATCGATGATGAACGTCTGTAATGTCTGGAACTCCCAGAATTGCTCGTCCTTCAAATACTTCTCTGACTGCTCAGTCATGTATGCTTCTTTTTTCTTGAGCTTTTCAGTTTCATATACAACACGGCGCTTTTCATTATAGATTCGTAAGACAGTTTCTTTATCAACCTTCTTACCCACCTTATAGTGCTCCGTATCAATATCCCACTTACTCAGCAAGACAGCTTTTGTTGGAAGCGTGCTTACTGGCTTGAACTCAGATTGCTCCAAGCCACTCGCAATGTACTTTTCCAAGAATGCTCGTTTATTCTTTGTAGGAATGGCACCAGACTTTACCAGTGCAATAATCTGTGCCTTTGTTGCACGAACACGATTCGTGAAATCATCAAGACCCTTGAACTTTCCATTTTTATCTCTTTCGGCAATAATAGCATCGGCAAGCGTACTACCAACACCACCAATCGCAGACAGACCAAATAGAATTTTCCCATTTGATACAGTAAAGTCCATGCCGGAACGATTGATACTCGGAGGAAGAATCTGAATGCCAAAACACCGTGCATCCACCATAATCTTGTTGACCTTACCAACCTTTGCTTTATTCAGGTTTAGCATTGCCTTAAAAAACGCAAGCGGATGATGGGTTTTCAAATATGCAGTTTGAAGACAGATAACAGCGTATGCCTGAGAATGTGACTTGTTAAATCCGTAGCCGCCCTTCGTTGACAGTTCATCGCAAATATATTCGGCGGTTGCTTTATCGTATCCGTTTGCAAGAATCTCATCGTAAAGAAGCTCGACCTCTTCCTTGACTTTCTCAGGTTTCTTCTTTGCCAAACACTTACGCATTCTATCAGCACCGGCGTCGTTTCGACCACCAAATACCTTCGTGAGCTTCATGCTCTGTTCCTGATAGATGTTCACACCATAAGTGCTGCGGAAAATTGGTTCCATGTCAGGATGGAAGTAGTGAATGTGTTCAGGGTGGTACTTGCAATCAACGTATGTAGGAATGGACGGCATCGCATCAGGACGATAAAGTGCAATCAAAGCGGATAGTTCTTCAATCGACCTCGGCTGAAGCTGTGCAACCAGATCCTTCATGCCTGAAGACTCAATCTGGAATAGATTGTCTGTCCGCCCGGAACAAATCAAATCGTAAGTTGCCTTATCGTTTTCAAACTCTGGATTGTTAATATCAATTTCCCAGTCTGGAATGTTGTCTTCACGTTTTGCCTCATCGATGGCAACCAGTGACGCAACACCAAGAATATCAAACTTGACGAGTCCAATTTTCTCGTCCATCACTTTATCAACAGAAATAACGTGTTCTCCGTCAGTGCCGTGCCGAATGCCGATATACTCATAATAAGGATGTCGGCAGACAATAACACCGCCAGCATGGATACCATATCCTCGTGGGCGACCATTGATATGACTTGCGATATCAAGTAGTTCCTTATACTTCGGATTTTCAGCCACTTCCGGGTTGGCTTCAAGACAATCCTTCCATGTCTTTTGAACAAACTTCTCGCTGATTTTTCTTATTTCAGTATACGGAAAGCCGAGAACTTTACCAACGTCTTGAATCGAAGTGACCGGAGTAGTGTACACGATGTTCATAACCTGAACCACTCGGTCTTCTCCATACTTGTGTGTCAAATACTCAACAACCTTCGCACGGTCGCTAACGTCCACATCAACGTCAGGAAGGTCTTTTCGTTCAATAGTAAGGAATCGTCCGAAGTCAAGTTCATATTTAATTGAATCAAGCTGCGTGATACCAATCAAATAACACACGAGGGAACCGGCAGCAGAACCTCGCCCTGGGCCAACAATAACGTCGTTTTGCTTACACCAGTTAATGTAATCGACCAGAATCAAAAAGTAGTCACAGAAGTCTTTCTTCTCGATTACAAACAACTCATCATCAACACGTTTTCGATAGATTTTCTGCTTTTCTACATCAAACTTATCAATGCTACGTTTCTTCCATCCCTCTTTTACAAGGTCTTTCAGATAAGCTGCCGAATTAGAATACTGTGGCGGAATCTCAATTTTGGGAAGTTCCGGTTCATGCCAAGGCATATCCACATCATCACACAGATCAGCAACCTCGTCAGTATTATTGATACACCATTCTGCCGCATCGTATCCAATCTGATTATCAAGGACTCTATGCTGCTCATCACGAGACATGAAGTAGCATCCTTCATAGATTTCTGCGGCGGTTTCCGTATCATGAGCGATACGAAGGAAATAGTCTTGATAATGAAGATCCTCTTTTGTGGCAGCATGGACATCGTTTGTGACAACTACTTTTGTGTGAGTGTCGTCTGCCAACCGTATGATTTTCTGATTATATCTTGCTTGTTCACTATTTGCGTGAGCCTGAACCTCAAGATAATAGTGAGGGAATAAGCTCTTATACTCTTGAACCAGCTTGATACAAGTGTTGTAGTCATCCGTTCTGGACAGCCTACTCGCCAAGCAAGCAGACAAGATAATCAAATTATTCGTATCTTCCTTAGCGATATCCTCTTTTGTGATACGAGGACGACTATAAAAGCCATGAAGGTGACCGAGTGTAGATAAGCGGTTGACTGCCTGACGACCAGTTTCGTTTTTTGCGATGATGATCAAGTGCCAGTATTTACTATTCTTGTCCTTAATCTCCCTGTCTTCGCACTCGTATGCCTCAATACCATAAAGAAGTTTTACACTAGGATACTTATTTTTTAGTTCTGAGTAGTACGGCCAGCTTGTCACCTCACCATGCTCCGTAATAGCAACGGCCTTTAAACCGAGTTCAGATGCTCTTTTTAGATTTTCTTCAGGAGAAGAGTACCCGTCTAACAGAGAAAAATTCGAGTGCGTATGTAGACTACTTGACATTCTTACTCCTTCCTCTTATCTCCAAACTTAATAATATCGTTGAAAAGCATCACATAGTCATCGGTGTACTTGTTACCATGGAAATGGCCGAAGTACCAGAATGGTTTACAATCGTTAGGATAGCATTCGTATATATCATCAAAGAATATTTCAGTTGACTGGTCTACTGTGCTTTGATCAATACTACCGATAAATAATTCAGTTGGAATGAACCGGAATGGACAGGTATGCGTGAGCATAACATCAATATCATCGATTTGAGGATCGTGTGTAATATTCCAGATCTTTTTCTTAGTCTTCCCATTAGGCTGTTCATCCGGCCACCAATTCCAGCCACGTTCCAACCGATAATATTTATCTACAGAATAGGCTCCGCCGCAAACAAGACAGTTTAATACTTCCCTGTCAGCAAGAATCTGATAGACCTCACCATCAATAGCGAAATACTGATTTTGATAATGTGAGTCATACCACACCTTACCACAAATATCTCCACTGATTTCCTTTGTCCTATAACCATCCTTACGAGACGGGCGGCGCTCGTGGTTGCCATGAATACAAAACAGATTTGCAGGAATATCTGCGGCGATAGTCTTGATACTCCATTCGCGAGGGTCGTCCTTGCCGTAATAGTTCAAACCGACATCGCCAAGGCAGACAATCCAGTCATTCTTTCCAAGATTGTGTTCATGGCAAAACTTTTCCAATTCTAAAAACCGATTGTAATCACCATGAATATCGCCTGTAATGTAAACCATTCATTCACCCCTCTCATAAACTCTCCAATGCCATGTACTACCATCGCCCGGATAAAACCTATCGCAAAAGTTCTCAAAGCGACACCCTTCGCATGGATCATCTTTTGACAAATTCGGCACTGGATGGCTCTGGCATTCTGCAATAAATTCTTTAACGTCAGCCTCAAACTGTTCAGAAGTTAGCATCGTCAACTAACTCTCCATTCTTTACTTTTACAGCCTTATCATCCCAATATTCATCAGCTCCAACCTTTCTAGGAGCAGTTCCAAAATGCTCTTTCCACTCAGGAAGACTCTCATTGATTGCATCAAACTGAATGCCCCAATCGAAGCAAGCTTCCATTGCGTCATACAAGAGCTTTCCTTCCCGGCAAGTCCATAGAATCAAGCCCGCACCATGCTTCTGTTCCTGAATTGCTTCATAAATTACATTCCAGTTTGGCTCACCAATATCGGGATAATTATTCTCACAGAGAGTGCCATCAAAGTCGATGGCGATAGCACGTTTCCAACTTCCCATATCAAATCACCTCAAAATCCACAATCTGTGCCTGCGGTGTGACCTTATTTCCATACTGATTCAAAGACAACCGACATACCGCATTGATGTATTTCTCTTCCTGACCATCATAAAAGTCATTGTTAATCCAACCAAGCATCCGGTCATTATCTGCAAAGCACACAAAATCAATGCCCTTTTCTTCATCAGAATATTTCCACATATTACCGTTTTTGCCCATCGGAGCACATCCACTATGAACAAGCGGAATGTTTCTAATGTAGAAATACGGCTCAGAAATACCCTGCGCCCAGACCTTGTGCATCTCGTACATCGTTTTCGGCAATGCAACGTTCAATTTATTGTAATCAAAATCAAAGTCAACCACGATTGCCTTGTTCATCGTGACATCTTTAAGCAGCTCATCACAGTCTGCAATAGCCTTTGGCACGTTTTTTTTCTTGATTTTCACACCAGCAGCATTGTCGTGACCAAGAACCGATTCAAAATCTCCGGTGCTCATCAAGAATTCCTTTAGGCTTTCAATCGGAGAACCGTCAGGATTTCTCATTGAACCACCAAAATACTCGTGATTCTCGTCCGGTTCTTCTTCAGAACAAGTCATCTCTCGGAGTAGCACACACGGTTTCGCATACATTTCAGCCAACTTAATTGCCACAACACCAGTTAGATTACTGTCCAGAATGCCAGTGGAATTACAAAATAGAATCTTACTTCTATCAGCCCCATATTTAGAAATCCAGTTCTGGAGCTCTCCAACAGCCTTGTCCTTGATTTTATTCTGCTGATACTTGCAAGAGGAACACTCACGAGCCACATGCTGCGCCAGAGTTTCATCAATCGTGGCACCAGCATTCTTACCACGAGTCGGAGTGTACTGGAAAGTCTGTTCTTCACCGACCATTGCACGGAACATCCGCTTCTTTTGCTCAGATGAGCCAACACGAATCAGCGCATTCATCATCGGGACGATATAGAACTGAATATCATTGATGGTCGGGTCACCCTTAATGTTGAAGCTATTCGTCTCAACCAGAGCACAAATCATCGGATTTACAATTCGTGCCAGACCTTTCGTGCAAAGGCGCTTTGTCTCATGCGAGTGCATATCCATGACATCACCAATGTTTCCAACAGCCACTAGATCAAGATATCGGTCTGCAACATTAGTCCAATTATCTTCATCAACAGCCTGAAGGAATTTATACACCACGCCAGCGCCAGAAAGTTCCTTGTTAGGATATGTACCATTCTGGTTATTAACGATTACTGCGTAGGGATTCTCTCTGTCACAGATATGATGGTCAAGAATCAAAATATCAATGCCCTTTTCATGGAGTTCCTTGCACTGCTCAACATCATTGCTGCCAGCGTCAGGAATAATCAGCAAGGTAGTTTCAGGTGGAACCTCAATTTCTTTAGAGAGTCCATGCTCTTTACCGCTATGATGCAGAACATTGATTTTCCCACAAAAATCAATCGCCTTCAGGTACTGGAACATCATTGATGCGCTTGTGAAACCATCCACATCACAATCTACAAGAATGGAGACGGTAGACTTTTTCAAAAAGTGCTCATTCAGCAGCAAGACGGCATCTTCCACGTTGTCCAGCAACCACGGAGAATTTAAGCAAGAATCATCCAGATTCATGTAGGTCTTATAGTCCTCGACTCCTCTATTCTCCATAATCGTTCCAATCGGGTCTGATAGGTCGTTCCTACTCCCCTTCCAGAGTTTTACATTCATTTAATTCTCCTAACACAGTTCTCAATCAATGCCTTAAATTTTTCAGGATTATCAGTCGGGGCTTCCTTTTCATCCAGAATCCCTTTATCATCTACTACAGCATACACACTTACGCCATCGACAAATCGATTGGCGAGAACCATAAGCTCACTAAGCTGAACGTCTTTATCAAAGACGAAACAAATATCAACACAAAGACGTGTTAAAATTTCAATTTGATTCTGTGAAACCTTCTTACCGCCAGTCGCCACACAGTTGTAGACATCCATATTCCACATCTGCATGACAGACTTTTCAGCCTCACCGACATATACCAGACCTTTATTCTTGATATAGGGCTCTGTTTTGTACAGGCCATACAGAATACGGTTTCTGGCACACGGCTCAAGATACAGATACTTCAATTCACCTTCTGGGGGTTTACCAAAGTATCTTCCTTTTACACCAACCAGAGTACCAATTTCATCTCTGATTGGAATCGTGATTCTATTTGTCAGCTCATCAAAGCCAATCTCGAACTCTTGCTGCGTCTCGTAAGATATCCCATCGTCAGCAAAAATCTGGTTTACATGAGGTTTATAATAGCCGAGGATAGCTTCAGAGATGGGGACTATCGGACGGTCATCCTCGTGTTCTTCACCTTCATTTTGCATGGCGATAAGCTCTTTTAAGATCAACATACTTTTAGGAAGGTCTTCCTCAAAGTTATGATAGTAATCAAGCCCAACCCATTCGCAGATTTGCTTGATGGCTTTTGGGAAAGACAGTTCCAGAAAAAACTGGACGACAGAAATCAAATCATAGCTGGTCTTTCCATTGGCAATGTCTCGTGTGTAATCTACCGCAGTAAGATTTTCATTCTCGTAAATACAGAGTGCCGTTCTATTGTCGCCATCTGGATTCGCACACTGGTAATATCCAGCTTTGTGACTAATATGATGACAACCAAGCTCCTCTAGGATCGGCTCAATCTGCTGTTCTTCAAGAATGTAATTTTTCAGATCTGCGATATTTACCATTGTAGTTCCTTACTTTCTGGTGCAGACACCGACCTCTTTCCAGACATTCTGGTTCAAATTCACTTCAAACATGATTTTCTTCTTCTCGCCAAAACGGTTCTTATCGATGTTTCCGACGTAATACCGTTTATCTGGATTCAACCGATGGGCACAGTCACCGCCCCATTCAGGGTCATGAGAAATATATTGATACTTCGCAAACTTATCTTTTGGGATCTCCTTGAATAGAACCATTGTCCAAGCAACGTGCTTAATCATTTTTGACTCAGCAATGTTGTTTGAATTCAGCTCATCAGGAAGATACTCATGAGCGTTTTCGGCCAACTGGATACTACCATAGATAAAGATCTTCAGGTTTTTCGCAATCTCTTCAAGCTCTGTGGCTGTGACTTTAAACGCTGCCCATTCACCAATAGATGCAATGTCGTTCTTTAGAGTATCGTAGAACACATACTTAACTCCCTGAGTAAGAGCTGCCTTCTGGATTTCAAATCGCAGGGACTTATCACTATAATCAGCAGAAACATCCTTTGCGATAATCAAGCCTTGTGATTCGCTCTCAATCCACTGGCAAACATCAAGCACATTGCGGTACTCTTCGCTTTCTTCGTAGACACGAGCTGTAAACTCATCAATGCTTTCTATGTACTCCCCATCCTCATTTTGCTTTCTGAAAATGAAGTTTCCGTTTGCATCACGGTACATTCCAAGGGTGATTTCTCGTTCATCCTTATGAAAACGATGACCATGCAGTTCTTGAAACTCAGGATTATTGATAGCTGTGACCAGTAAGCAGTACCGGACGGATTCGAGATCCATCTCGTTTAGCAGCAGAAGAGCTTTTTGCTTCTGAACCAATGTGACGTATGCAACAATCGCCATCATATATCTAGTCTTACCAGCGTTAGATGGCATACCATTGAACATCACAGTGCCCAGCTTCAATCCTCGGAACAAATCATTCATGATAGGATGCTGGAACGGCAAGCCCATATCAGGAACACTCAGACGTTCATTGACCATTGGCAGCAGACCATTATTCAAAATTTCAGCATCATCGTTTGTGATAATAACCGTATTGATTTTGTCAGCCTTGCCACGAATCAATTTGTAAATGTCCTGAGCACCAAACATTTCAAACTGTCGATGCTTCAAGATTCCTTCAATGTTAAATCCGTTTCTCTGATACTCACGAAGTAGCGAATATTTCTTCAGGATATTGAAGTATCCCTTGATGTCATCGTCATTCGCAAGGCTCGTGTAGTATTCAATGGTTGACCAGCCCTTCAGCCGCTTGTATTGGGACAATCTGGACTCGTCTTCAGCCATAAACGTTAAAACAGATGTTTTATTAAATTCTTGAGTCCGAGTTTCGTAAATAATCAACGCTGCATCGTAGAAAAATTTTGTTGCTTCATCGGCAAAATCGTACTTGCTCTTGACATAATGCCCATACTCGACCAAATAGTCAGGATGCTTGTAAATTGCGCCAACAAATAGAATTTCGTTCGGGATATTTGAAATGAGTTCCACTCATCCACCTCCCTCGTGCTTTTATATCTCATCGAGAATTGCATTTATATCAATTTCATTCTCGTTTTTGTTCTGTTTTGGTACTGTTTTCATCCGTTTCAGTACCGTTTCCGTCAGGTTTTCCTTTGTTTTACCTTCGCATTCACTACGAATCGAAGCTTGTCTTTCTTTTTGTTCGAGATAACTCGGATATTGTGCCAGCAAAACAGCCAAGTCATAATTCCATCGCTGACTCATATCAAAACCTTTTGCTTCTTTCTCGGCAATTATTTTATCTAGTCGGGGTTTCGCTAAAACCCACATATCGTAAAGTTCTAGCGGAGGAATCGAACCTCTATATTTGTAATAATTACCGGAAATCAACTGCGTAAGTTTCGAGTAGAAGCTACCCGGAACAACCGCCGGGGCGTATGTATCTCGAATATGGTCGAAAAGAATCTTTTTTTCTTCCTGTTTGATATGTGCAAGCTCACGATTGTGGTCTTGTTCTCTCTTTTTGGAAAGAAGATCATCGACCTTTTTATCCGTAGCGGGCTTCACTTTGTCAAAAAATGCCCTTAGCAGGTCATCTGTCCAAGGGCGTTTTTGATTTTTCTTTTTTTCTACAAAACAATCCTTATGGCAAAAGCCAGTCTTGTCGTAGAAAAACGTGCTACGGTCTCGCTCGATGAAAACATTCTTCCCGCAAATCATACATTTACGGGTAAGCTCCATTAAGCCAGTTCCTTCTCCATGATTGCGGCAACCTTCTTCAGTTCCTCGATATCAGTCATGGAACGGAATCGAGTAGACAAGCCAGCTTCCTCAACCGCATTCTTTGCTGCGTTTTTCTTAATCGGAGATGCATCAGACAACATCTTGCTTAGATTGGCCTTTAGCTCATCAAGCGAAAGTTCTTTCTTTACATCAGAAGATTCTTCAATTTCATTCTCATCAAGACCAAGATCACGCATATTCAGCTTGATTTCAGTCTTGACTGCATCGCTCAGTCCGTTTTTAATAACGAAATCCTTATTCTTTGCACTATTAGAGATAAGGCTTTGGTATTCCAGCAAGGTAAGATCTTCAACAATTTCTTCGTCTCGATGCACATCAGATCTGTCTTTAACGAAATAAGCAAGATGCGCACCGTTCTGTTTGTACAGACGAATTTCAGTATCAACATTATGACCCTGACCTTTAAATCCATCAGGAATCTTTCGACCAGTCGATACGCTGACAGAAGAACCATTCACAATCTTGTTTTCAGTCTCGTCCTTTTCGCGGCAGACAACAACATAATGAACACCAGTTGCATTCAGATCCAGAATCAAAGACTGCCCCTTAAAATTCAACTGCTGGTAATCCTTCAGCTCCATACCAGCGCCCTCAATCTTGACTGCCTTTTCATCGCCAGTCAAACCTTGTGCGTTTGCTTTTACTTTTGCACGCTTTTTCGAGAATTCCGAAAGCCCCTGCTTACAAGTAAGGGTCAAAATATACGTGGAATCAACAACAATCGCATCAGCACGGAATGGATTACCATCCGCATCGAGAATTACGCTTCCATCCGAATACTCAAAGTCTTCATCGTCAGCAACAGTCTTAATGAAATCCTGTACCTCTGCGAGAGACTGCGTATATACAACAAGCAGGTTTTCAGGATCAACACCGTTTGCCTCAAGTTCCTCTGTGTAATTGTCAACAGAGCCATTCTCGGTATCAATATATAAAACACGAAATGGACGGCCATCTGCATTCTTCAAATAACACATCTGCATAGCCAGACGAGATTTCCCAGTACCCTGTTCGCCATAGACAAGAATCTTAATTTTCTTGCGAATGGCATTTGCCTTACGAATCATAGCCATATATGTAAATTCCTCCGTTTTTATTAAAATTATTTATCGCACCTACGGCATTTATTTTAGCATAAATACGATAAAACTTTTCTTTTATCGGTATCCTGTATTACTTAGCTAAGACTAAAAATTACACTCCCCAGTCATCCTCTTCCTCGTTTACAGGAGTTGCAGTAGACTTGTTAGAACCACCCCACCAAGAAGTGTCGTTCTCAGCAGCCTTGCCGTCGAAGTCCTTCTTTGCCTGAGCGTTGGCAGCAATTTTTGCCCGTGCCTCAGAGATATTGTCCTCAGTGTAAGTGGGCTCCGCATCCTTATCACCAGGATTCGGATCAAAGGAATCAGGATTAACACCCTCGATATACAGCTTACGAACTGCCGGAGTACTCTGACGCTTCATCTTATTAGGGCCACCCCAAATATTCTCAGTCTCAACTTCTTCAACCTTCTGCTGATTGACGATGGGGCCAAAACACTCAAAGCTAGTATAAGACTTCAGACGCTTACGAATAGAATCAGCCAGGACCTTATTCTGAGCGTTTGCCTTATAATCAATGAAGAACTCTGCATCTTCGATGGTGTTGTAGTTCACAATCTTTGCATCTACAACTACTTCATCACCCTCATCGCTCTTGCGGCAACCCGTATACACAATGGTCTGAGTGAACAGAGCCAGCTCCTCAAAACCCTCTGCATCGAAGTCAATTTCCTTAGAGCTCAGAGAAACCTGAGTAGGAACAAAGCGAATCTGATGCTTGCCATTGTAAGTGCTGTACTCGATGTTGCCACGGACATACACGTTGTCGCCGTCATGCAGGTTCTCAGAGATCTCCTTTGCTGCATCAAAATCGGTCAGAGTCTTGTTATCATTGACGACCTTACCAGACTCATTCGTCTTCTTGGTAACACCGACCTTAACGCCAATCATATCATAGCCTTCCGGTGCAACATAAGTCAGACGATCCTTCCAAGCGACTTCCTTCTTATCCTTCTCGATGCCCTTGTCCTTATCGGCACGGCGGAAGAAGTAAACCTTATCACGGGGCATACCAGCCAGATCAACATAGAAAGTGTTTTCATTGGAAGTCTGAACGCCAAAGCTTAGGACACGGCGCATAGCACCACTCTTAGTCTCCTTCTCGTTATAGAAGTTGCTACGCTGGGTGCCGGTGACCTTACCAGCCATCTCAAAAGAACCACGGGTCTGAGGAAGATTAAAAATTCTATCTGCCATATTAAGTCTCCTTTATGTAATTTTGTTTCATTGATAATCACTTATGCTTCTTTTCACTACCTTAAATCAATTCACGCACTATTCATTCTATGTATTGTCCTCCGTCTGGCTTATTGATGACTTATATTTCATACGGCACTCACCGTTAGAAATCGTCCTTTAATGGATTATGTACAAACATTGCGCCGAGCACTATTGGGAACTGTTCTGAACACTCAGGACACAAATCAAAACTCAAAAGCGAACCATCAAGTTGGCTACCATAAGAGTATTGATGCTCAAAACTGATTCCCTGCTCGCTACCTATCGGCTTGATTTCACGACCACACCAGTTACATATTTTCTTACATGTGTTCATACGGCATCACCCCATTTTTAATATTCTCTATCGCGGAACATCTTAGATTGAGCACGAGTCAGTCTGCTGTTCCGACTATACTTAGGTCTGAATGCGGACTGCAGCTTATTGTTTGTGTATTCGAGGTCACTCTCCAGAATCTTCGCAGCTTCTTCAATGTAATCTCGAATAGCACAATACTGGTCGTTGTTAATGCGGTGCGTCTTTAGATAATCAAGCATATCGACTGCCTGATTTTTCAAAAGAAGTGTATCTTCAAGCTGAGTTTTACGCCGTTGGAAGAAATTTATATTCAACCTTGTATCTCCTTCTTCTGTAGTTTTTCAAGCATTGGACGAATCGTTCTTTCCCAACGCCTTACAAATCGCCAATCAAGTGATTGACCGCATCGTGGACAGAAGTTATCAAAATTTGATAGTATGCAATAACAAACCGGACACTCATAACGCCCATAAATGTCATCATGAAGAGGCTCTTTGTAATCCATCCTAAACTCATAAAGTTCTGCTTTTGAAAGAATAATTTCGAGAGCCTTCGTTAAATGTTCACGAGGGCACCACATTCCGCCTTCTTTGCCAAGACGGATTTGTTTTTCTACAATCTCTCGTGCTTGGTCGAAAGTCATGTTCTCAATTTCTTTTTTTCTTGCATGGAGCCAATCTTTCATAACACACCACTTTCAGCACATGCATAGTTATGCTTTGCATTCTTATCCATCCACACACTCCAATCCATCTTGTGATGACACTCTGGGCACTTCAGCTCAAGCTTCTCTAATTTCGTCACGCAAAACGGACAAAGATATGTATTCTTTTCCTTTTGGAAGATAGGACTCGCCGGAATACTCAAGGAACCAGGGTCGATGGTTGCATTGATAGGAATTTTGCTGTTCATCACATCACCTTTTATTTGAATTAGCCTTTTATGAAATTTTCTTATTACGGAATATGAGTTGCTTTGTCAACGGGCTTTTCCATTTCCTTCATAATCCGCTTGTGTTCTTCGATTGTCATGTTGCTCGGGAAGAAACACCTGTCAACCATTTCAAACGGCTTAATATAATGGTCAAGAACATCTCGTGCTTCTTTTCGTGCCTTTTCAGCACACATCTCGATATATTCTTCTTCGGTCATGTTGTAATCGGTGACACAATCGACCACCGAAGAAAACCGACACAGCAAACCGTTAGGCTGTCTTGCAATAAAAGCTCCCATTTTTATCCTCTTTGCTTTTCTGGAAAATGCTTCTTAGTTACTGCAACGCAAAAGCTATCAATTTCAGATCCCCAGATAGCAGTACCATAACCATACGTACTTTCAAAGACAAGCGGAAAGCCACCGATCCCATCGAAAAGACTGCCAAGCGTAGGACTTTCACCGATATACGGCTTCATTTTCTGGAAAATCCAATACCACTGAGGCAAAGCGATTGAATTACCGAGTGCTTTGTAACGAGCTGCGTCAGAAGTCTTGTGCTTCTTCCCATTCTCATCGATCCAATCACCGATATCAGTCCATCCGTCATGGAAACCCTGTAACCGTTCATCCTCCAAAGGAGTCAAGCGGCGAACAATCCATCGTAGATTCTTCGTTTCCTTCTCTGCAATCAGATCAGTAGCGTCCTTATAATCACGAGATTTCATCGTGCTGGCGTGTTCGCTTTCCTTGTACTCACCAATGCGCTGCATTGCAAAGGCTTTCTTTTCTACGACCAGCGGCATATTATTACCGCCTGTTCCCCACTGAGCAGTACAAGTCGGACTTGTATCACCCTGCTGAGTGTATCGAGCGTCCTGGCTGTGACTCTCAAATACTACCGGCGAAATCTTTTGTTTTAAATTATGTAAGGAGGGATTTTCTACCAAGCAAATTAGCGTCTGGTCTTGCAACGTAGAAATCGTTGCGCTCAATTCAGTTTGAACCAGAGCGCCTTTACCGCCACCTTCACATCCAGAACGGATTTTTAGAGTGTAGGCTGCAGGTTCTGTGCATCGAGTCGAAGTCTCTCGATGGTTTGACTCCAATACTCGTCCAATTCCTTCTCTTCCAGACCTTCTTGTTCCTTCACTTTCTGCACCACCTGTGACAGAGTTCCTGGATTCCACCATTCGATCATATCCAGCAACGCTTGCTTCAGGAGTTCTGGCAAAGGTTTTCCACGCCGGGATGCTCTCACAAGAATCCCCTGACATGCTCGTGCGCTCAAATAGAATTTCTGAGGCACGTTGTCCTCCAAAATCCATGACAAGCGCGATTCTCTGGCGGCGCTGGGCGACTCCCCAGTATTTAGCGTCGAACAATCTCCATGCAAGAGACCATCCATTACCGGAAATCGCTCCAGATTTTGCCCACTTTCCGTTCTTTCCTGAAGGTCGAGGAATTGAAACGTCTGGCTCGACAATGCGTGCAAATCTTTCCAACACACATCTGAAGTCTTCACCTTTGCTTGAGCTAAAAGCTCCTCTGACATTTTCCCAGATTGCGAATTTTGGATATTCCCCATTGGTGGCCTCCCTCATTTCTGTAATCACACGAATCATTTCAAGGAACAATCCAGAGCGTTCACCAGCCAAACCTTCACGTTTACCGGCCTGACTCAAATCTTGGCATGGACTGCCTCCTGTGATACAGGAAACCGGTTCAATCTGCCATCCATGAAGTTGTGTGATATCTCCGTAATGCTTCAGTTTTCATTCCTCCTTTTCGTATCCTGTATTATATAGCTAAAACTTTAAAAATTAGCGAAAAATAATAGACGTATTAACGTCATATTATTCATTCGCTTATAAAACAAAAGTTCTAGCAGATTCTATGTACGCCCTTTCGGGCTGGTGGAATAGTCGAGATTTGAACTCGCGTCTGACAATTATAAGTTGTCGGCTCTAACCAACTGAGCTACTATTCCATATTACCAGTCAAACAGCTGCAACTATTCAACTGGGAACCTTCCTTATAAAACACTATTGCATCTATATCATATAGACGAGGAAGGAATAACAGCGATGCACATTTCCTATATCTCGCCCCTTTCGGGGTGGTATCTCGCACAGGCGCGGCCGGATCTGACCGCTAAAGATCCTACCCATACGAGATTGGAGCAGCGAAAGGTAGTCGAAACCTCATCCTCAGCTTGGAAGGCTGATGTACTAGCCGTTGTACGACCGCTGCATGAAAACCCAGCTTACAAAGCACTACTGCACCATCACTGGCGAGCTGGGAATAATAGTGGTCAAAGGAGTTCAACAAACTGTACGCAACCATAAGTTGATAATGGTGGACACGACCCGATTTGAACGGGCACACCGCTGTTAACGGCAAAAGAGCCTAAATCTTTCATGTCTGCGATTCCATCACGTGTCCATAAATTGAGGGTGTCGGGATCGAACCGACGATCGGCTATAAAGCACGCTGTCTGGGTCAAAGCCAGATGCCATTTACCACTTGGCGAACCCTCATTATGTAACTTGGCTTGCTGCGTCCTACTGCTCCGTTTTTTTGGAGAGCCAAGAATAATAGGAAGGTATTCATGAAAAGCAAGTGGAATACTCCACTGGTCCAAAATGTCGAATTCGAATCGCTCTTCTGCGTCCCAAACGCAGCGTGCTGCCATTACACTACATTCTGGATATGGTGCTACCGGAGGGGTATGATCCCTCAATTCCTCTCGGACGGTTGCTTTTAAGGCAACTGTGTCTCGCCAATTGCACCACGGTAGCATATAATGTGGCGAGTTATCTCGCCACGTGTATTATTTTCTTAATTCTTTCCTAGTTGCCGGGAGGCCATAATATCTACACCATTTTCTAACGGCATTATCAGTCACTCCATATTTTTCGCCAACCTTTAAGAAAGACATAGTTGTTATATCATTCAACAAAGTTTCTTTTGATGGCCATTCAACATTCCTTCTATCCGGCGAATGCCTATAGCATTCTTTACACAATGTTCCTTTCGTATTGTATTGTAAAGGTTTGCCACACACAGAGCATCGTCTGCATCTATATTCTCTTTTCTTAACAGTAACTGAAACTTCCTTTTTAGTAGATTCGATATTGTTTTCTTCCATCAATCTTTTAGCTTTGTCGTACCAACTCTTCGCGGAATAATTTATACCAATTTTAGAAAGTGCTTGTTTTATATTTGGTGATACTTTAAGTGCTTCTATCAACTTTTCTTCTGGAACGGCTTCTTTATATCTTATATTTTTCCCGCAGTAATTATCTGTTTGAGCATGACAATTTGGACATAAAAGTTGTAGGTTACTCAACTCATTGTTAAGCCTATCTCCATCTACATGATGAACCTCCAATGGAATTTCATGTCCCAACTATTCTGTATTGCCACAACATTCACATTTATGAGGTCTTATGTAAAGTAAGGCTTTCCTTAACTGACTGCTAAAAGATACTCCCTTTGTAAATTTTGACAAATCAAAGTTACCTTTGTTCTAGCCTTGTCCAGTAAAATGGGATATGTCTATATTATTCTCTTCAACATATTTCTTTAAAGCCGAGTGAGTTCCACCGCTGTTGTCTTTATATCCAAATATCCAAGTTTTCTTGCAACAGCATCTAAGCTTTTACTCTCTCTAAAAGCTTGCTCAATTTCTTTTTTTGTAAATTTGTCGATTCTTTTCATGAATTTGCCTCCAATATCTAATAGGTGGACGTTCGGACTCTGGTGCCAAGGACGGTATTCGAAACCGCATGTGTTTCCACAGCGAGGTTTGGGCTCGCCCTGTCTCCCATTTGCAGCACCTTGGCATATCGCCGGTCTTTCCCGGCTGTCAGCCCCGCGCAGGGCATTTTTGGAGGAAGAAAATATCTTAGTTATTCGTGCCGATTCTCATAGAATTCATTCCGTAACTGAATAATACCCTTCTTGCAAAAAGATTCCTGGTCTTTCTCTCGTTGCTCACGTATCCAACCATAGAACAGGTTATCCTCAGCAGTAAACAACTTTGCGGTATTTTCATAATAGCCACGCTTCTGAACGCTCTGCATAACACCACGCAAGAACTTCCAGTGCTTATAATAAGGAAGCTTCAGCTTAAACATAAAATTGTTGTTATCTCTCAAAACAAAGCCTTCAATATGCTCGATTCCATGGTACAGATAATTCTCATTCATGACTTCTTCATACCAAGGATAGAATTCACTCCAGCTCTCAAAGATCTTAACCTTCTCCTTAATCTGCAAATGACACTTTTCAGCAACACGCTTCAGATCATCGTAATCCATCACACTGAAGTTCATATCATTCGCAACAATATCCAGCAAAACAATGTGCGGTTTCTTGTATTCGATGATATGAGCATCATTTACAGGATCAATTACCTCAAAAATGATGGAACCATTCTCTTTTGCAACTTCCTTTAGATTCTTACGGTCTTCATCAGAAGTCGTATCCATGAAAATCTTTCGGAACATATCTGCAAAAGGCCCTTCAGGAGTAGATTTACTTGCAATGAACAGACCATCCTGTTCTGCATCATACGAAATGATACCGAGAAATCCATTCTCTTTTAGATATGCAGTCACCGGGAACTTCAAAGTGTTCTGTAGGTTTCCAATTCTCGTTTCATTCCGCTCATCAACCGCAAAGAACTTATCATAGCTTCGAGCTACAATCTTATTCGTCTTTGTGTTAATGAACAATCCCCTTGCTTTGGTAGAAACCTCATCCCAGTGCTTCTTGTAAAATGCTTCACGAGAGAAGTTGAAAGAAGAAATATCTCCGAATCGCTTCTCAAACACATATTTGCTTTTGCGCATCTTACTAACAAGTTCTGCGTTATCGAACTCAGTTTTCATTTCAACGGCAGTTTCAGTCTTTGGCTCCTCTTTTCGGAACACATCGTTCTTGGTTTCTACACATTTGATTGACTGACCGTGTTCAAGTTCCACGCAACGGAGATATCCACCAAACTCGATTTTTCCTTCGAGGTTGTAGCACCGATGCCCCATATCAATGGGAACATCCTGCACATTTCGATGACCGAAGATCTGAATGTAGCTATCCGGCATCGATTTTTCCCAAGACTCAGCCACGGTTAGCATATCAGGATAGCGACCTACGCCTTTAATCATCTGATCAGCAGATACAAAAGGAAGAAAATAAGGCAGATAACTCAAACCACCGTGGCTCACAAAATACCGTTTCCCATCATACTCAAAGTAGGCACATTGGCCGACTCTGGAATAGATCTTACGAGCAGTGTTCTTGTCAATACCGGCTTTAAAGAGCTGCGGACGAGTGTAGTTTGCAAATTCTTCACTCTGAACCGGTTCATCATGCCCCCACTTGTTCAGCCAACACTCGTGATTTCCTTCCAAAAGGATCACATTCTTGCGGTTGTTATTTACAACATCACAAAGGAACTTGAACATCTCTACATTTTCAATTCCACGATCCAGATAATCGCCAACAAAAATGTACAGTTCATCATCCTTCAGGTCGCCAAGATACTCTTTCAAGCAACTGTAACACCCATGCACATCACCGATGATATGAATTTTGCTCCAGTTGTTAAAGTCCTGCGGAACATAGTTCAATTTCTCAAGGACATTTACATCTGACGAGAGTACAGTCACACCAGACGGAATCTTCTGCGTTGCGAATCGTGCATACATCTTATCAATGGCAGCATCCGGGACTCTCTTCAGAGGAGTGCGAAGCGAATTACGCCGTTTACACTCACTAATTGGCAAATCAGTCATGTCGATGATGTACATTCTGTACCTGTACTGCTTGGCAAGATTCTTATAGCGATTGATTTCGACAGTTTTAGAGTTCGTTGCATCAATCACGGTAAATTCACCGTGAGACATCCGAACCTCCAACAGTTTAAAGAGCATATCCCAGACAACATCATCGTTCTGGGGAGAGATTTCCATTGTGCCAGCCGGGGTTTCCTGACCACCCTGACACATAAGGCGAATCGTATCGGCACTAAGCGTATACTTTTCCAGATCATGCTCTTTAATATAGGTGGACTTCCCGCATCCTGGTGCTCCACGGAAAAGAAGCAAAGTTCTCATCGTTTTCTCTCCTTTTGGTTAACGTATTATCGTTATTTATTCATTTCCAATTCTTCATAAAATGTCTATTTTAGTTGAGTATCCTGTGTTATATAGTTACCGTGTTAAAATCAAGGGGCCGAAGCCCCCTGTTTTTAATTTTTGTGGAAGTATTCGATCCAGCCCTTGTATCCTTGCCGGAAACTAATGTAGGCAACCTTGCTGCACTTTCTTCCGATAATGTCCGCAAGAGGATCTTTACCATTTCCGAAACTAAGTTCTGCAAGATTAAATTCTGGATGAGTTTTACAGTAGTTATAAACCTTGACATACTCGCCGTTTCTGGTCAGATGTCTTCGGTCTAAAGCCTTTGAATGATATCTTCTTTCGAGAATATCATTCAAGCGCGTGAAATAACTATGAATTGTATTTGTGGACATCTTCGGATCACTGTCTGCCCCAGTCCTATCCTCTGTTTTGCGAAGGATGTAATCACCGTTTATGACATAAAATGTTCTGTATCCTCCCATATTGGGCGCATCATATTGTTTCATCTCATAACACTGTTTAATGATATCCATCAGCCTTCCATCAACATCAGTCTTATCAAGAACAGTACGAGATTTAAAATCCACATCGTTAATTGTTAGATTAGAAACTTCCTCAGAGGTGAGCCCAATCCAGTACAAAACAGCAATCACATTCATACGAACCTGATACGCTTCTTCATACTTGTTTAAGAAGTCAACAAACTCATCAACCGATGCAAAATACTTGTCCTCGTACATATTGTCTGAGCTCACATCACTCTCTGAAAATTCAGCCAAATCATACACGCTTGTACGATTTTCGCTCTTGATGTAGCCAGTGATTATCGACTTCACATTTTTAAACGAACGACTTGAGTTTACCCAATTGTATTTGGCAAACATCTTTACAAAGTCATCTTTTGTGAAGTCGAATAGCTCATACCCGCACTCCGCTTCGTAGTCCATAACATGGTTAAGTGTCGATATAACAAACTCGCCGCTTCTATCAGAATACTTTTCAGCAAAAGCGTTGATCTTTTCTTCAGTAAGCATAATGGCACACTCCTTCTTATTATATGTAGTGTACCATTAACCCTTATAAAAAATCAAGCAAATGCGGCAAAATTCTGAAATTCCATAGTATGTTGTACGCCGCTCAAGAATGCTGCGAGCAAAAACGGTTCATCCTTGCATCTGGCCATTGCAATCATATTCATATGACGCTCAGACAAGACACCAAGCTTTTTGATGAACTGCCCTTTGTTAAGTGTATCAGTCTCTTCGCAGAGAACGATACTATCAACTTCTAGAAAATCGCAATCTTCCTTTGAGAGCAGGACATGAACCGGAGAACGCTTGTATATTCTGGAAGACAACGGATTTCCTTTGATTGTGGGACTGAAGAAGTTGCGCTTGTTGTTGCTTGTCACAACAAACGGTCGAATACCGCGCTGCTGATGACCCGTCGCATTGGATAGATTAACCAACCAAACCTCTCCGACCTTCGGGTCAATATTGTTATCCATAGTCTTTCTCCTCTATGATGGTGTAGCTCCGTTCCATAGCTACATTATACAGGATACTTCCGCAGAAGTCAAGAGGTTTTTAAAAATATTTTTAGTGCCCGTACAACTCAGGATTCTCTGACACAAAAACACTGGCATCATCGAAGATCATCTCATAGGCTTTCTCTTTGCTGGTAGGTCTAAGCTCCACCATTCTTACTTCATGACATTCTTGCTGCAGTTCAACATGATTCTCGTTCCCGAAAAAGCCAACACCTTTGACAACACCATGCGTCTCTGCGCTAATGTCGGCCATTTTGTTACAGACCATGTGAACATCCACACCATTACAAATAAAGCAAACCCACACTCGCTTTTTTCTTATGTACTTTAAAAAATCATCGACCCGTATAATCTTCAGAACCTTTCTCTCACTCATCACAATACCGCCTTCCACTTACGCAAACAACTTTCAAGATATATTATACACAGCCTTTTGTTTTAGTCAATATATTTCACATCTTTTTGTTGTGCAATTTTATCAAAATTTTAGATGATACCATTTACTCAGCATCATCCACAACCAACTTTGCGTTATAATAGAACCTGTGTGCGCCAAATTGTCCAGCAAACGTTGCTCCTCGCTCGTGCCAACTGTCGGGAGCTGCCGCCGGGGTCACAAACCATTGGATTGGTTTGTCTGAAATTTTAGCGCCGTAGTCAAACACCATAGATACAGCCAACTCGTTCTCTACTGTCACCTTCCTATTATATAAGGCACTGTACCCATACTTCTTGAAGACCTGTTGGATGGTCAAACCATCAAGCACGGCAGAATTATAAAGGCATTGAGCCACGGCCATCTGACCTTCTAAGCTGTCAGCACCTGCTTCACAAGCAACAATCTGTTCAGCAAGAGCACGCTCGTCATCTGTGAGTTCATGCTTACCCTGGCTGAAATTCACAACTCGTGTCTCAACGATTTCCTTTACGAAGATCACAGGCTTGTCATTCTCATCCTCTTTTGTTGCTTGTGCAACATTTGAAGTAAATTGACCTTTATAATATCTATACGCGCTTTCAGTTCCAACATTTGGTAACGTTTTCGCTACTAGGTTTCCTGCCAGCAAGCACATTATACATACAATAGCAACACTTTGCTCACGATTTATTAACAACTTATTAGTGATAAATAAAACCTCCTCTCAGCTTTCAATCTCCCAATCGCCTGCATTAAACTCAGTTGATGGATATACACAATGATCCGACATGAAGCACATGATCTTCTGCCCCGTCCCATAAAAATCATAATCAATAACTTTCATTGTGTCCCCGTCTTCGGCTACAATAGTCTGTCCAGCTTTTAAAACATCAAAAGTTTTCATAATATCACTCCTAAAAAATATTGGTTTTATAAGTCATGCTCTGCAATGTATGGCCCATACAGACATCTATTTACATCATTGTTGAATAGCATACAAGCCACTTTTCCAAATGTTTGATATGCTGCCTCTACGACTTCAAATTGAAGTGCCTCTGGAACATCTTGCAACTGCAGCAAGTTAAGCGTTCTGCTGTACACTCCATCGTTTTTATCTTTCTTGAGACATACAACATCAAACATATCATCACAAAGCGCAAGAAGTTCAGTAAGGCCAAGATTGTTGTTAATGTATCGTCGAGCAGATTCTCGTTTGGAATCTGGAATCACTATAAGTTTCATAAGGCTGCCTCCTATAAAAGATTAGTTTTACTCAAGCCAATTGATAAAGCATCCGTTATACTTGAAATCTTTTGCTTCATTCGCAACCTTAATTAGATTCTCCGCAAAAGCAATCGCTTCATCCGGCAACAATGTTTGTCCAGGAAAACATACTTTGCTACCGATTGAAGTGTCAATTCCATCTCCACTTCTGCAAATTTCAATGCCGTTCCCATAAGATTTCCTTCTCTATTTCAGGTCTTCTATGTTGTAATCAGAATATTTCACTTTGTCCATGTAAACTTTCCCCCTAAATCTCAGCTTTTATTCAACTCTACCACGAAGGACATACGCCAACGTTTCAAGATTGTCAGCCAAACCACTTGAGTTAAGATTCAACCCTTCAATTGTGATAAAATCATCACCGTGCTCCCTGAGCCACTCCGCCACCTTCGCTGCTTTGTCAGAGATATCGAATTTTTCATACTCAAAGTAATTCATGCCAATTCTCCTTAAATCTTAACTTTTACAAATTCGTTTGTTCCATGCTTCGATAAGGTCAGCTTTAATTCTTTCCTTGTCTTTTTCAGAGTAATCAAAGTCGTAAGTTTTGCTTTCCATGATAACATAGCAGTTGCACCTATTTTCTTTGTTTCCTCTCGTAACATACATCCATCGTGTTTGGCGATAACCACCCTCTGCAATGGCAACTTCCCCACCGCAGAACGGACACGGTTTCAAATTATCCATTTCGACTATCCTTTCCCTGTTCCATCGCCAACCGCTCACTCTGGTCATCAGCATCAGAAAGCGCTTCTAACATACCAAGTGCGTGCACAGCATTCAATACCATAAACAAAATTATCATAATCCACATTATATTAACCTCACATTCTTTTAGCTTGACCATCTTGTGTTGAGGTTGCCTCAAGCATACACCGCATAAAGATATTATTCAACACAATTATCAAAATTACCAAAATTTTACTAATAATCCTACGTCATCAATAGTTATATCATCGATCTGCACATCCTTTTGTTAAGTATCCACAAGAACCCGGATTTTATCAATTCTTGCATACTTTACATCATTAGCCATCAAACCCCATAATGGAAACTGTATGCTTGCCGTTATCATAACGAAAATAAAATCCGCCAAGAGTTTTGATAGTCTCTAATTTCGTCATGTATTCAGCACGTTTTATTTCATACAAATCTCCAGAAAAGTGTTCTAACCCTTTCCATTGTTCATCAAGCTCATTCGTTAACTGTCTAATACCTTTGCATAACACTTTGATTTTCTCGTCATTACTTTTCATCATCACTTTCCGTTCATTGCGTCTTCAATCTTGCTATTGATGGAATCAATTTCACGCATTAGCTTACAGAACCAATCACCATCTTTATCAAGCCTAAAACACAGATCCTTGTCTCCGCTCTTATAACCCATATAACATCCAGACCGGCACAGGCTTGTCGCATCAAGTGCGTCTTGGATTACTCGTGCCTCATTAAGAGTCAAATCAATCTTCACAATTATTCACCATTCTTACTCTTCAGCCTCTCCTCTGACACCACAGATAAACACTTTATGCTTACCATTCTCGTCACGCTGCCAATCGCCACCGAGTACTTCAACAGCTTTTAAAAGCCCTTCGTAATACATTTCGTCTGGATTACGATTAAATCCTCTTGCAAGAATATATCGCTCATCCAGATAACCAGCTAGTTTCACCGCACCATCACGCAATGTGTCAACTCTCCAATTTTGACTTCCCATATTTTCATTTATCCTTTCAAAGAAGAATTTAGGTTTTATCAAAACGCAAACGGATTACTATTCACTGCTATTATCAATGCCACATTAAAAGCAAACATTGCAAACGCGGTCATTCTCTATCACCTCAATCTCTAAATTCAATATCTACAACAATATTCTCAGGCTCTGTCATGTACCTTCGTGCCAGCAATTCTACCATACGCTCCTTGTCGCCAAGATTACTATTACGCAGTAGATATGAACAAACTTGCCTACCTCTGTACAAGAACACAGCCCATGCACTTCTCTTTAATGGGTTTGTGGTCTTAATCATTCCATTGCTTCCTCCAGAGATGTAGTCACATCACCAAAATCGAAATCCAGAGCGCTAATCATATCATCCAAAGCTTCCACTGCATCAGACAGGTTTGTGCAAGCTTCATCTGCTTTGTCATACCGTTCACTTCCCTGTAGGTTCTCCGGCATGTTATCACGATACTCTTCTTCTTCCCACTGGATATCCTCAACATCGGATTTTATACTTTCGATCTCCGACACAAGCTCTTCCAGCTTCTTACGGATGGAATTAAAACGGTCGATGGTCTGTTTGATAGCTTTTCTACGAATGTTATTCATTTTCAAATCCCCTCAATCTACGATGCCAAGCTTGCAAATATTTTTCGGATCGGTGATGTAACCAAAAGTCAATGTGTTACGCAGATATCCCTTATACTCAAATCCACGGTCACGAGCTGCCAAACGACACACATCTCGAATCGCAGACTCTCTCGGCCAAGAAATACCAGCCAACTGATACTTCCATTGAAGATCTCTTAGCTTCTGCCACTCAATCACAGGTTTCTTTTCATCCTCGAAGCACAAACCATTCTGTACGGCATATTTCAGAGCATCGCACCGCTTACTCTCTTCCGATGTGCAAACTCCCCATTCATTTTCCAAACGACGATATGCTCTATCAAACGGCGCTTGCTTCACTGCATCAATACCAAATGCTGCACCAAGCAGACCCAAACCAAGTAATAGTCCCATAATTTATACCTCCATTCACGCTGTTTCCAGCTCTCTTTTAACCAGCGGACGACGTTTTGTTGCACTTTTTAACCAATCGCTTCCACCAGGAGCTTGTCTATCCACTCTTGTATTACGGCCACTCCCTATCGGACACACCCGTCGATAATCATCAACGGTCTTACAACCAAGAGATTCAGCTTCGTCCAGTGCTTTTCGCACATAAGCCCATGTGCTACCGCCGAGATCAGAACACTTACCAATCACGGCAAGCACAAGTTCGTCACCCATGCGCTCAACATATTCTGCTAAAGCCTTTTGACCAGTAGCACCAAGCTTCCCGATATTCTCTCGGAAAACATCCTCAATAGGTTTCGTCGTTGTCGTCTCATCACAAGACGAAGACGATATCTTATCTTTTTCTTTCTCTTTTTCTTTTTCTAGCTTTGTTTTGCTTGCGTTTGCTTCGTTTTGCTTACGCTTGCTTGATACGCCACCAGCTTTACCAGAAATCCTCTTACCTTCGATGTATTCGGCATCTTTAATTAAATCTCTCTTGATAGCAGGCCACACATACCGCTCATTTCCGTTGAGCTCAGGCTCCATTCCAGACGATTTATATTTCATCATCGCCAGTACCAGACGCCCCACCTCAGCAGCACTAAGTGGTTCAAAGTAGCTCTCATAAGTATCCCAGATTTTAATATAAGTATCAGCCATAACACACCTCAAGAGTTTTCATGGCAGTCCACGCCATAATCAATCCCAGAGTAGTATTCATCATCCACTTCTTCATCCAGACCAATATAGCGAAGCGTAATTGCCTGACTACTGTGATTCAGACTATGCTGCAACCACGCAAGAGCTTTTACGTCATTTGGATGAGATGCAATAAACTGATATCCGAAAGTTTTGCGGCAGCTATGAGAACCAAGCTGGACAGGAAGATCTAACTCCTTACCAACTTGACGCATGATTCTGCCAAAAGAATCCACATCAAGCGGATCGCCCATTTCTTTTGGATTTGCATCATACTTACGGAACACATCAGATTTACTTACGCTTGTTCCACCGTTTGTTCTCATGGAGTTCTTCCAACTGCCTTGCCGAGACGGGAAGAGCCAATCGTCATAAGACAATCCATCAATATTGATATAAGTTTGAATACACTTTAGTGCCGGGACCGGAACTTTAAGAATGCGATACTTATTTGTTTTCTTTTCCTTAACACGAAGTTTTGCGTTGAAATTCACCACAACCTTTCCATTCATATCTGTAGCTGCTACATCAGAAACCTTCAAACGAAGCAAATCACTTGCTCTGAATCCTGTACAACATCCTACATTAAACAAACACCAGTTGCGGTACTGATGTTTAATCCAAAAATATTCTGAAATACGTTTGATATCCTCTTTGTCTTTAATTGGCTGAACTGACCCATGATTTGCTTCCATACGAGTTAGGCTATAATTCTTTTTAACTACGTTCTGACGTTTTTCTTTGTTAGAAGAATCGTAGTCAGAAAAATCAAGAGCAACAGTATTTTCGATTTTCTTTTCGTTTTCAAGCGCACTCATCACATTCACCTCAAACTCCATACTTCAAGCAATACTTACCGTAAGATAATCCTTCAGCATCTGCCATTCTTACAATCTCAACAAATGTTGGTTTATGTTTCTTTTTATTCTTGCATCGAATGGATGCCTCATTTCTTATTATCTTACGACATTTATCACAATAGAGCTTTCCACATTTAGGGCCATACCATGTAATGCCACAGCGATTACACGTTATGTTTCCATATACCATCATAATTCACACCTCAAACTTGTCAATTTTCCAATGATGTCGATAGTAATTTCCAGAGCTCCCACTAACAACGGACGCCTCACATGAATCACACCACGTTTCGTCCTGGTTCACACTATTTCCTTCCGAGTCCCGGCAATCCTTATAAAGCAAGAACATCTTTTCAGACAACTTCTCTTTATCTTTGTTAATGGTAATAATATTACCTTCCGCGTAGAAATCGCTAGAGTCGATACATTCATGTAAAATATGAATCGTCATTTTTATGTACCTCAATTCTTTTCAAACAAATCGTTGCGAACTTTCGGAGTAAACTGACGAGTGTCAAGTTGCTCAATAGCAGTCTCCAGCTTACCGTCTCCCCATTCTCTAGTTTCTGTATTCATAACAATTTCAAGCAAGAGCTTTGCATCCTTAACTTCCCTGCACTTCTGGCGAGCCCTTTTAAGTTCTGCCATAAGCTGATAACCTTGCGCTGCGTTTACAGTCTTGAACTCAATAGCGTGTTCAAGATCATCAATCTCATCACTTGCGGCAGTTAAGTCACTGTAGATTTTGGCATATAAATCATCGAGGCTGGCCATGGTTTTGTCTGTGACCTCAAGATTTTTCTTCAACTCTATCAGCCATTCAGAATCTTTCATATGAAATGCGTATGTATTTGGCTTTGCAACCTGATTCGTTATATTCGGACTCTTATTTGAAGCTTCGATTTCATCCATTGATTTCGGCACATAGTGTCCGTTCTTATACCCGGCGGGAAGCTTGTTGATTTCACAAATAGCCAGACCCTTAGATTCAAACTGTAACGCTAGGTTAATATCACAAGTTGCACAAATCCGACCCCTTTCCGTTTCATAATATAATTATGACCGTTTGATATTACGTACATTTACTTATTCTCCTGTTCTTTCATCAGCTGCTTTACAGCCTTTTTAAACAGTGCGAGATTCTTTTCGTTTTCGATAAACACCTTTGTCTTCGGACTTGGTGCTTTACCATGAGCCTTCTCGTAAGCAATAAACAAATTATTCATTTTCTTATAACCAATACACTCATAGATTAGGGTATAAGTGTGCTTGTATTGCGGCTTATCACCAAGGTTTTCTGCCAAAGGCATCATAATTGGGAAAAGAATCTTTGCCGTCTCACTCTGTTTCTTAGGCTTATCTTCTACAACTTCTTTGACTACTACGTCAACAATAGGGCCATCGCTCACGTTTACTTCAGGAACTGCTTCGATAGCCTTTGGAGTCGGGCGAAGTTCGTTCTGATTCTGATGCAGCCGCGCAATAGACGCTGCATACATATCTGCAACAACAGCCCCCATAATAGATTTCCAAGTAGAATCATCTTCAATGATGTCAATCGTGGAAATTTTTCCGCTGCGATTCGTTCTTTTAATATACTTTGCACGAGCATCTTCAAGAACAAAACCGTAGTGTCGATTTAAATATTCATAAATCTTATGAAGCGTCTCTTTGCTCGTATAGCCTTTGGTGTTTGCAATCACACCGATTTTACTATACAAGTCCTTACGCCAATCACTCATGTCATCTCGGATAACACCGCGAGGCGTGTAGCTCTTAGCACGAATCGCGTTATCCATCTGCTTGTCCTTGATCTGATGGACACACTGAGATACGCTGCTAATCACATTCAGTGCTTCATTGCTAGTGGCACGAGCTTCCTCAATCTGTTCACTGAGATCCTTACGGGTGGAATCAAGTTCGCTCTGAAGACTCTTCACACTATCAAACAGAGCATGAAGTCTTACATCAATGAACTCCTTACTCAGTGCAGCATCCATCTGAGGAGTAGCCAGAACGGAATCACCACGCATCAGAGATTCCATAATGTCCCAGCAGAAATCCATAAACACATCTGCCTTCGGCTGACGAGACAAACGACAGATTTCCATAACACCACGCAAACTGTATACGATATATTCACGTTCCTTCGTAATTCCGCCCTCAACATTCCTCAGTTTGAGGAAAGTTGAAAGAGGGTCAAGACGATCCGTATTCTTAACATGGATGTTTTGAATTGCCTTATTAGGATTATTGTATTCCAGCGCCGCACCAATCTGTTCACGGGTCATGTAATACTGATGCTTGCTATCCTCGTATACATCCATATTCAGTGCGCCAAAAGGCTTAGAGGTTATTACGGTCATAGAATTATTAGTAGTCATTTTTATTTACTCCCTCCGCTCACTCTTTAATCATAAGTTGTTCTTTAGTCCAGCTCATCATCCTGGTGTATTCATCCGTAGACGTATTTTCCCAGATAAAGACTCTGCCTTCGCCAGTTTCTTTATCAATTTCCGTGCAAGACAAATCAATTTGAACGCCATCTTCTCTCTGAAGATAAATATAAATTCCTGGATAATCCTTATAATCTCCATCAGCTTCAGCAACCAGTTTTCCAATAGGCGTGTCAATTTCAAATCTCTTTTCATTCATATTACTATCTCCTTAGAAGAACTGTTTTATCAAAACTGGTATTTCCAGAACAGTCGCGCATTGCCTGTGATATCTTGCAAGCAAGAAATGTACTCCCGGAACGAAATCAGCCCTTGCATCTTCATAACCCATGCTCGCTTTGCACGAACCGCAATCGCTGGATCGTATTTCACCGCATCGTCAAATGCACTGTCGGTCATCTTGCGTTCAAAGTAACGAATTTCATTGACATTCATCACAATTTATACTCCTTTTTAGCTCTCTTATATTCTTTCGTATTACGAAACGCAACCTTCGGATGAGAACCATCTGGATTTAATTCTGTGACCCCGCAAACTAAATAACCAGCATTTTCGAGGTCAACAATTCGTTTACACAAATAATAAAGAACTACGTTCTTGCTTGTAAAATCTTCATCGAAAACAACAATCTTTTTGCTTGCTTCTGTCGCAATACAAAATACATTATTCATATCAAATAAATAACTTTTCATATCTAAAATCTCGATTTTATTTAATTTCTATATTCATTTTGTTAAATAAATATTTAACAGATTCTTCAATTGCATCAATAGACCAAACACTAGGATTACATACACCAAGAATTTTATCGCCAGAAGCATTATCACGTGCATCACAAAAATGCCACCAGCTATTATCGCCAGCATCATATTCATAATAAACATCCACATCAATTTCAGGGTGACCATCTACATGATATTTAATCTGATCTTTATCATTAAATGTATCCGGTTTGTATCCACGTCCATTCCATCTACATGGATTCATCTTAGAAATAAAATCTTCTGCAACCTCACGCGCCGTCATATTCATTCTCCTTATTCTGAAATTTCATCAATATTATGACGATAACAATATTCGACTTTCTTCATCATATAAACAGGATCAATACTACAAAGAATAGTGTCACATCGCAGTTCGCTCCAATGTGTATTCAAAGGAAGTTTTTCTTTGCGACGATATTTATTATTCTTTGTTTTGTTATGAATCATTTTATCACGGGACATCCCCATCCAAATATTAGGTTCCCATTTGTTTTGCCAGACACAAAGATAATCTTTTCCAATATAAACATCGTAATATTTTTGATGTTCGTTTTCCCCGTATTTCCAGCTATATTTTAAATTACTCATATCTTTCTCCTTTATATTATTATCTTATCTTCACCAAGCGTTTCAGTTTCATACGTTGCATAAACAAGCTCTGTCGGCCTGCTGTAACAGGTTTTCATCCAATTAAGTTCTGCATCACGCAGCTCTTTTGTTGAATAGATTTCATGTCCTCTATATGTATCACCGTACATGAAGTGCCTGACAGAGTATTCAAGATGGTAATACATCAATAATCATTCCCCTTTTCATCATTTAGCCAAAGCCATGTAATAAGGACAGAGCGGAACTTTTCGCTTTCGTCCTCTTTGTTTGTTGCCCAATCGCTGTAGAGAATGAACTCTGCAACTACTGTTGCCCAGTCATCATAAATGTCGTCAGGAGAAAGCACCACATCTTCGTGACCATCTACGGGGGTGTGAAAAACAGGATTCTTCACTTCCTCTCCCTAGTCAATGCGAACCTTATCACGAACGCGGTCGCAAAGTTCTTCAAAAAATTCATCGTCTTGCCACTCGTCATAGCAAGCCCAGATTTCGCCATTAAAGCCGTTGCTGTCAGCTTCAAAGCTATCTACAACATTCTCAATACTGGTAAATTCAACACCCTCTTGCTCCTGTTCAATGCGGAAGTTGTCAAGCACTCGAATAAATTCATCAGTGGTAATACCACGCTCAAGCATCCATTCGGTCTTATATTTTTCATAAAGCGAAACCATTTTATTAGTAACCACAATAAAACTCTCCTTTTACATTAACTTACCAGAAACATCAAACGCCTTCCATTTGAAACTGAATTCATCCGTCCAAACTTGTGCCTCAAATTCATTGTCATCATAATCAGTTTGGATGTCAGGAAAATCAGAATACATTGCATAACATTCTTCCGAATCATCCATAATGTATTTTATTGCTTCCGTTTTTGTTTTGAAAAATTCAGGCTCAAAAATCTCACCTTCGGAACCACATTCAATAACACACCACATATCATTTTTTCCTTTCAAAACGTTGGATCATCTGTCGTGAACATATATTGTTTATTTGTCTTATGGCACTCATTCCACATATCCGCAACCTCTTTTGCCCTCTTTTTGCTCTCACAGAGATTTGCAGCCTTAATACCCTTAATGGCTAATTTGCTTAATAGATTATCCATTACAGAAATCCTTATTGGATAAGCATAATATTTTCCGTCTGCTTCTACATCACAAGCCGCCCACATATATTTCATAATCAAACCCTCACGTTCTCATAAACCCAACCGACGCCCTTACTATGGAATTCATCCACCCAACGGAACCAATCATCTTGTGTGAAGATACCAACCGGGAAACCTCTCCAATTCTGATCAAGAACTAGTTCTCCACGTCCATTTTCGGTCCATGCAAAATCAAAATTCTCTTTCCAAAGACGTTCAACAAATTTATCGCAATCATCTTTATTCCAACTTAGCTTCTGCATCCACTGTGCATCTAAATATGTATTTTCATATGCTTCCGCAACAGCACATGGACAGTTTTTACAGGTTTTTTCTATACAAGACCAACAAGGGCCATTATAATAACTCATAATTTATGCCTCACTAAAATCCGCATTGGCGAGAACTTCATTACCATATTCAACAAGAGCGTTTCTGAACCAATTTTCATTCTTTTTCCACCACTGTTCTGCTTGCTGCGGAGTCATTTCAATTCCATTGTCTTTTGCAATACCGATAATATCATCGATACACCAACGAGTTTCTGCAAACCAATATTGATCTACACCATCATCTTTCTCCTGTTCATCTTCAATGTAGTTAGGGCAAAAATCAGTGCAGAAATAAACGTCAAAATTCTCAAGATGCCAATCACTTCCAGCCCATGTCTGTTCAACATCTTCAACCTCTTGCCGGAGATATAGTTCAGACATGATTCCATCGTCGTGTTCCCGAATCCACTCCTCTGTAACATCAAATTTCTTTGCCAACTCATCAACTTCAAACACCCATGCGCCGTAGTTCGTATTTTCAGTGCCATATTTCACCATGTAGTCGGCAATCTGACGTTCCATCAAGTTATCATCCATTTCGATGTCTTCTTTTTAACGTATTATCGTTTATTATTTTCATCAAAACTACGATAAAATTCAACATTTATCAAAACTGTAAGTAACGGTCACAATCTTCTCTGCATCACCAATACGGCACCGATCTTCCTTTAATGCTATTTCGAGACCGTAACCAACACTGTACACAATACCGTTTTCAAACACGTCAGAACCGATAAATCCGAATGCTCTGTCAATTTCCTTCCATTCTCCGTGTTCTTCTCGATAAACCGTATAGCCGTAGTTCTCACCGGAAATATAATCGCTATAAGTCTTTACCTCATCACGCATGATTCGTTCTGCTTCATTTTTGGTATTATCCGAACTATCCGTAACAGCGGTCACAATCCAACCAACATTGCTATCGTCCCACGAACTTTTGAATCGTGTATCACAATCCATAGACAAACCAGAATGGTCACGCAACCAAAGAGGAAGCCATGCAATATGCTTATCCAGAAGAATCTGACAATCACGAATAGAAAAATTGCCACGAGCATACACCGCAATTTCATTGTATTTCAAATTGGTGTACCAAGGATTGTCTTGATCTTCACGACAACAAATCGCATAACGAGTTTCTTCAATACTACTATTATCGTTGTCAATAACCACACATACCTCTTCCAGTTTTATACACGTTAAAGCATCCACAATCTCTTCATCAGAGCAATACTTGTAAACAAGATTGTTCCAAAACTCTTCTGCCGTACTCGCATCAATCTTATCACCAAGACAATAACGAGAATGAAAACAGGCCATTACGGAATCATGGTCGTCCCACCAACGAGGATTATTGTCTGCTACATCGTCGTGCTGAATATGTAAGCAGTATAGATTACCGCAGGAAGATATCCACTTTATAATTTCGTTGTCATAACAATACAGAGCAGTCATGTTTATTCTCCTTGAAGTTTATTCATACCAGTAAGTTTCTTTATCGTCTTCATCGATGTCATCATGATTTGCAGCTGAATAATCTACGCCATCAATAGTGACATATTCTTCGTCGAGTTCATTCACGGCATCTGCAGTAGATTCCGACACTTCGATATCAAAGATCTCTTTTGTTTCCGTATTCACCTTGCATTTCGTAGTGACTTCAAAGCCACCGTCCCAAACAGAAGTAAACATGGCATCTTTAATATTTTCAGGGTATTTCGTATCAGCCACTTCGCAAATTGCAAAATCCCAGTTTCCATCGCCAAGCTCAAAATGAGCGTCCGTCACATAGGCACTGTCATTGTTGATTTCAAAATCAACCTCTGTTTTTCCGCCAGATTGACTCACGATTTGCTCAACACGTTTTCTCATCTCTGCTTGCGCCTCATCAAAAGTTTCAAAATAGTTAGGCTCAAAAATTTTACGTTCGTTGACGGTAATCAAAATATATTTACTCATATCTAAAATCTCCCTTTTATAAAATGATTCCGTAATTCTTCATTTTTTTGATTGTTTCAATAGACTTTTTAATTCCGGTTGCTTTGCCATAATACCATGTCATTCTCTCTTCATCGCCTTCTTTTTGTGCAGTGTAAGCAATATCTTGGCAATAAGAATATTCGTCCTTTAAGGCAATGATAATCTTTTTAACATCATTCATATTCATTCACCTCTTATGCACTAGCCTTTTCTTCAAAAGCGTCCCAATCAGACCAAATCTTATCGACCTCTCCGTTCTTAAAACCATTTTTATAATCGGTAAACTCAACATAATAGTTGCTCGTCCACTCGTTCAAAGGATGCTCATAAAAGGCTGCGATTCCACGCTTCGTTTCAACAACAAAACTATCGACCAAAACACCTTCAATATAAGCACCAGTGTATAGTGCTTTATTCTGGTGCATCCAACGGCCAAAAGCACCCGCATTAAGATAAAACCGAGTCATAATTCATTCCACCTCCATAAGTCTACTAGCTAATTCTTCCAACATTTCTTTAATAGCATCAGCGTCGTCAATAAGTTCTCTGACACTAGAAGGACAACCGCCTTCCCCACGATGTCCCACCCACATCTCTGCGTGCTCATCAGCATCAAAATCACGAGCATATTCATAAACTGATTCAGGGAAGTTCTCAACCTCCACACAAACGATTAAGTTCTCTCCTGCTGGAGAATAATTTTCAATTTCAATTCTGCCATCACCTGTATAGTCACATACGCGCCAATCCAGCGATTCCAAAACATCAATATATTTAGGATGAATTTTCATAACTCATTCTCCTTTACTCTGCTATAATCATAGCTAGAACTGGTTCACCAGAATCCTTTAGCTGAAGTTCTAGGATATCGCCATCATCCACGACCTCACATTTGTTCAGATAATCCTGAAGGAAGAACATCTGACATTCTTGCCAAAAGATTTCTCTCGGGTTTTCGTTCTCATCTACAAATACATCCTTGTGATGAAAAGATTCATTCCAAACCCAACCTTCACCATCAAAACAAGCGTGAACTTCCATCAGATCCCACATAATCAGTCCTCCCCAAAAATATGACGCTTGTTAAGATCATCATAGATAATATCTTCAATTTTGTTTTTGGTATTATCATCGAGTTCTCCGTAAGGAGCATCATCAAGATAATAGAAGTAAATTTCATTTCCAAGATTCTTGTACATGACACTTACATAAAATCCAGCTGAAATTCCATTCAGTAAAGCATATCCAATACCGTATACTTCTGAATAATTGTTACCCATTAAATCCCACATAATTAATCCTTCCAAAAGTTGAGTTTCTTTTTGATTGTCATCTCAATTTCATCTTTATCACCGTCAGATAGAATCTTATTATCGTACTCGGAATAGCAAAACATAACGCTACGGCCATTATATTTATACATAACCATTGCTGTTTTTAATTGTTTGTCACGAAAAAAGGTTGCGCACCCAATCCCATATTTTTTAGAATATTCATTTTCAACTAAATCCCACATAGTTAATCCTCTACAAAAATCCCTTTCTCTTTCAAATAGGCTTTTAAAATATTCTCACACGTTTTCTTTTCTAGCCGAGTGCTCACTTCTAATAGACAATAAAAGAACTCAATAGAATTTGTATCTTCATATATTTTGAACATAAGTGTTACACACCCAAGCTTATCAATATCGTAAAATACAGCATATCCAATCTTGTTATCATTTGAATATTGACATTTAGCTAAAACCCACATTTTACACACTCCCAACATTCTTAAATCCATAAAGGCTATAACCTTTACATTTAAAATACCGCATCGCTTTGTTAATCTGAGAAGAACTTGCTGTCGAATGACTTTTTAGGTATGTATTCTTATATTCACACAGCTTCTTATACTCGTCACTTTCACGATGGGCTTTCAGCTTCTCACAATGGTCATGACAGCCGGGATGACGCTCCGGTGCCACGCAATAACGACAAGGATCAGTCATCATTACTCTCCTTTCTGCCAAGCCCATCAAATACTTCTGCGATACAATTATTCCATGCCTCGTTTTCAGGTACATTACAATCAAAATCATCCTGAAAACGTTCAGCCAGTTCCTCTGCGTACTCAATAGCTTCATCGTTAGAATAACCGTATTTTTCTTCAATCCAGTCCGCATTAAGTTCCAATTGATTCTTAGCATCACTGATACGATACTGAAATTCTCTGTAACGATATGCTGCTTCAATCTGTTCAGGGGTCATCTCCCAAGATTTCCCTGTCCAACTAGTCACAACAATCTTGTTTTCGTTATTCATATTGCTCCCCCTCAATCTGTACTAATATCGCCATCTTCAAATCGAATAGCGGCCACATAATCGTCGCTACCTTTTTTAAATCCAACTGTTTGAATGTTTTCAAACGCTGAATTATATTCTATCATTGATACTAAATCGTCCCAGCTTGCATATTTGCCGTCTTTTGAAAAGAAAACACCAACACCAGGATATTCATCAGCACCACCCGTAGGAACACACACGAGATATCCGTTTGGAATTTTAACTTTCATGTCATTTTCGGTGATTGAAATCATATTGCAATCTCCTTTTCTCTTGTAAACTTAATCACCAGCGCATTCACGTTGGCCGCTTCCATCGTTGACTGCTTTGCATCCTCATGATTGCCAGCTCTAAGGAACACAACAGACTGGTCAATCAGTTTTCTGCGGTAGAAACTAAGTGCTGTGAGAATCACTTTCATATCTTTGTTGGTCATACTCAAATCTCCTTATCGTATTCGTACCCACCACCACAACGATTCTGAAGATATCAAAGAGCATCGTTTTGCGTTTCGTGACACGACACATGATAATTGAATCCGTAAGAATCATAGATAGCCAACTGATATCCACGTTGCACTGGAGCACCGTAATAAGGATGCATCATAACTTCACTAATATAAGCCGTATTCTTCGATTCCTTGCTCTTATAAACTTTCATAGTGTAATCTCCTTTTACATCATTTCGTAATAGTTATTGTAATATTTGAAAGATTTATCTGTTCTTTTATCTTCGTTGCATACAATCTTTAACGGAACCCACTTCAAAACAGTTGGTTTTCTTCTGTACACTTCACGTAAAGATAAGGTTCTACAAACATCAATGCGATCAAAATACCATTGATTGTCTTGATAGCTGTAATAACATGAAAGGTCAACATACGTTCCGTATTCTGTACCATCACTCATAAAAACAATACACGGAACGGAAAGATATTTTGATTCTCCTAAAATCCCAAAATCAAGTTTTGGTGGAAGTTCGCTTTCTGCATCATGAATATATTTCGTTGGAATCATAGAAAATTGTCTTTCTACTCTTTCGACGATATCCAAATAGTATGGATCGGAAAATAACGGACGATTCTTTTTATACTGTTCAAATGTCATAATGTAACCTCCTTAGTCATTGTAAAAGTCATTAAGTAATTCTAAACGACACTCTTGTTCTTCCTCCTCTAACAGATCATAATATCGGTCCAAATAATCCTGTTCGTAATCTCTGATTTCTTCTTCGAGTTTTTGCTTTTCTTCTTCGAGTCTTTGTTTTTCTTCAAAGAAAGCATCTATTCCTTCTTCGATAGGATTATCTCTTAATGGTTTCATTAGAATCTCCTTAATCATTGTAAAATATCTGTTTTATTACATATCAATATCGACAGCAATGACATCTTTCGGTCCACTGTTATCAATAATATCGAGGCCACGGTAACAAACAGGATTTCCCAATTCGTGCCAATCACGAAACTCCGTATCATCATAGACACCAAAAACCAACTCCGTGTTCTCGTCGTAGCCGATCTGGTTCAGACAGTTAATAAACTCGATAACTTTCATGATATTTCTCCTCCGATAAAAGCATGATTTTAATTATTCCATCTTTTCAAACTCACAGTTCTCTTCATCTAATACGTCACTATCAGGAACCCATTCAAGGCCTTCAGGAATAGGAACATCGGAAAGATGTTCTTTTGCATATTTAATAGCTTCATCAATATCCATATCATCGGGGACATCAATAAAGCTATTGTAAACCGCCATACAGTTCACAGTTATATCCAATCTTTTCATAAACAAACACTCCTTTTTTATATTTTTATGCTTTCGCATTCTGGTAGCGGTTATGTCTTCCCTAGTACCGCTAATCACCTAGCATTTGCTGCTCACACTACCCAAACTTGACTTCTTATGTAGTCTTCAATATTTGCTGGATAACCATTGCGCTGGACATACTGACACAAGACACGCTGCACATCCTTGTTGTCACCGTAATCCATTGCAAGTGAAATATCCTCACCGTGAGTGCCTACGCCCAGACACTCATACTTTCTGACTTCAAGATAGAAGTCATGTGCGCTGTAGTGTCTGCCATCCTTACGGTCGAGAATCAGATCAATAATCATCAGCCAACCCACCCTTCTTCAGAAGCCATATATCCCTCGTCAATAAGGAATTTATGGAAGTCGTCGCTCAAAAGCTGATTACCATAATAGTTGGTAAATACTCTTGCGACATCTTCACCAGACATTTCACAGAGAACGTCCCAAATCTTTTCTTGAGTATCAGTCATTTTCTTTCACCTCATAATATTGAAAAACACAGTCATACATCATGTTTCCTGTAATTTGGTCAACAAACCTTGTGCAGTGTAAATTCATCGTGTATCCGTTTTCGTCGCACCATTCTGAAATAATTTTTGTGGTCAACGGCGTAACAAAAACATACAAATCACTTTGCCAGTGGTGAATTTCTGCTTTCGGGTACCCAGCATCCAGAAGCCGTTCAAGTAATGTTTTACGCATTCTCCTCCATCTCCTTTACAGTTTCTTCATCCCAATGAAAACCACGCTTTTCATAAAGCGGAATCCAATGGGATTCGTAAAAATCATAACCACAACCATCAATGCCAAAAACATATTCAAAATCTTCTTGCTCATAAATACGAAAACCACAGTCTGCCATTTCCTGAAGATGATTCTCAAGCCACCACTGATCGCAACTATCGCTAAACTGCCACATGGTTCCCCACATCGGAAGAAAGTCGTCACGAATGACTTCAAATTCGTCCGTACTCAGATGAATCTTCACGCTGGTGTCCTCGTCTGGAACGATGGTATAAATCATTTCCCCATCGTTATTCTTGCTATAGCCAACAACCTCACCTTCGCCGTTGTAATCACCACCCCAAATCGAGACACGATTATTGATAGTCGGTGGTGTGATCTCCGTCATCTCCTCACCGACCTCGTACATATTCAGTTTTTCCAGCTTTTCAATAACTGTCTGAGGGATCGCATTGAATTCCTGAACCCATGCGTAAGCTGCGTCTTTCTTAGTTTTATACATAGCCATACTTAAATCTCCTTTTGTGTATCCTGTATTATGTAGCTGAACGGTAAAAATAAAAGTCCTCTAACGGACTGCCTTTCTTAGCTACATGATACAGGATACTTGTGAAAATGTCAAGCACTAAAATGTAGATTTTATTAACGCTGCATTTTAGTACGTTGATACGTTGTTTATTCATGACTGTTTTGTGAACGTCCGTTCAAGCCATACCAAACAGCTTCATTCCGGCAACACCCATGTCTGCCGGATACAGGTTTACAACATGATTGTCGTAAAACTCTGCAATCAGATTGCTGTTGCAGATGTCTGCGTAAGCATCATCCATAGAAAGACCAGAAAAATCTGCTGCGTTGTAGTCATCCGTACCAGAGAATCCGTACAATGCTTCCTGATAGAATGCCATCGTCATTCTTGTTTCATTATTATCAGGAGCAACGGCAAACAGATTCTTCAAACCGCTCTGACCAAAAACTGCAACATAGATCCCGCCTGCATTGTTCTCATACACTTCAACACTTGCTCTCATTTTCATTTTCTCCTTTCTTAATGACCCCAACGACACACGACAACGCCGTTGATCCAGATGGAAATGGTCGCGCCCTGCCGATACCACTCGACAGCTTCCCGGTGAATGTTGGTAATAACACCGGTTTCATCGTTCATAAACCACTGACCTTTTTCATGGTTGATTCTCCTTTACACCATACGATGACCGCCAATAATCTTTCTGAGGTCATCTTCCATTTTGTAAATCTGTTCTTTGGCGGTATGAATACCATTCATTTTAGAATACAAGGGCTGCATCTTAAAACCGCAATACCTCGATTCACTTTCAGCATCAAACCTCTCTACTCGTGTTGTGCCATTTTCCGCAATGGAATCATATTTTTCTTTCATTTCTGTAATGCGGTCAAGCTCTTTGCTTGCCTGATCGTACTGGGCATTCATTCGCCTATCGAGTTCTTCCAGTACAGCATACTGCTGCAATGCCATAAGGCGAGCTTCGCCAGCTTTTTCGGGGTCATATTCGATTGTTTTTTCAGGATATCCCATATGCTCACAGTAGCGTTTCGCCTCATCGAGGTCAAGAAAAATTCTGACGCCGACCATATACCAAGGACAGCCATAATCAATTTTTACTTTCATTGTTTTCACTCCTTAAAACATATCTTTTATGTAATAAATCACTCTACGTTCTTAGCGATAGCCGGGACTTTGATACCCATGCCTGCAATCTTTTCGAGGAATTTCATTCTGGTATCACGATTGCTTGCAATCATGTTGGTGTAAAGCTGATACATAGCAAGAAAACCCTGTTTGTTGCTCTTAGCAAACACCAGTTCCGACACGTTACGGAGCGTATCAGGACGATTTGCCGACATGATAGGAACCAGAACATTCTCGATTCTATCCATTTTGTTGAAGTCCTTATTATACAGCTCATGCAAGCTCTTGAGCGTGGTACGGCTGAAGCAGTTGTGCTGACCATACCACTCAGTGCGGACGATCAGACCGATAAGCCAATCAATTTCCGTGGGATTCTTAGCAGAAATCTCCATAGCCGTTCCGATACCGTTCACCTCTTTCATGTCGATACCGTACTTAGCAAGCGTATTCACAAGGGTAATGCAATCCTTGTGCTCTGCGATAACACCGGCCTTGCACTTGTCGTGCATAGAAATTTTGGTCATATTATCATCCTGGGTTAAGAATGCTTCTGCTTCATCCTTCAGTTCGAGGTTTTGAAGAATCTGACAAGTGATAGTTTTCAGCCCTGCTTTCTGAGCGGCCACAAAACGTCCCTGACCATCGAGGACAAAGAAGAACTGCGTATCAGTACGGTAACTGACCAACACAGAATTTGCCTTGCTTGCGTCCCAACCTGCGGCCATCGCATTGATACGCGGCCACCGTGCGCCACCGATTTCACGCTGATAAGCCACATCAACACGGATGAGGTCAAGAGGAATCTCTGCGTACAAGCAATCGTTCAGGGTTACACCATTGCTTATAACCTTCTGACAAGCAATCTGACGAGCAGAAATTGCGGCTGCGGTGGTAGCAACGGAAGCAGTAGTATTCTTTTTCATGGTTGATTCTCCTTTGATTATGTAAATATTTTTGAATTGACGGTCACAAAACGGGTTTACTTTACGATAATTTCCGCATCAGGATAGTACATTTTTGCACACTCCACGGCCTCTCCCGCATCTGCCACAATGAGGTTACAACACTTATTCGCATCCATGATATATGCGCTGTAATTCTCGTAGGTGGTCATCCTCCATCTACCAAAGTGGTTGAAAACAACGATCTTCTTCATTAGTTCAACCACCCTTTCCATTCTGCCACGCCCATAGCGATAGCGCCAATGACAAATACCCACATCATGGGCGCAATACCCCCAGCCTGATAGGCGGAGTAGCCAAAGAGAATCAAGAGATTTTTCATAATAAACCATCCTTTCTGCCAGGACAAACCAGGCTTTACCCATTCGTTCTTATAACGCTATTGCGTATCCTATTGGGTTGGTAGTGGGATCTTTCTGCCCCGTACCCACTAACTTCACGGCGTAAAAGTGAGGTTTTACCGAATGCTACAATTATAGAAAAAATTCAGCTCTTCACGGAGATCATACCACCGCTGAATTTCATAATGCCGATACCACCATCTTCCATTGAAGAAAGCGAAACTGTACACACCACCATTAAAGTTTCCTTCATCAAATGCCTTTAATGCTTCTGCTGGGTCTGCATCCGGTCGGAAACAAGTAGCCAGCTTATAAGGGTTAATTCCGAAAAGTTTCGTAAACAAAAGTCGCATAGTTAAAACTCCTCTTTTATTGTGTTTCTGACTTGCATATTTTGCATATCATTTGCATAAATATTCATTTTAGGGCATAAAAATAACACCCTATGAGTTTTAGGTCATAAGGTGTTTGTTGACGTGAGTATTCGGTTCTGCTAGAATAGAGACATCATAATTTGAAAGGAAGTCCTTGCTATGGGAAGCAAATGTATAGCCATTCACTATCTTGAATCAGAAAAAATTCAATTTATGACGAATGTTTTCGCAAAGGTTGAAGAAGCAAAGTTGAATATTTTTCATGCTTCTCAAAACAACAATATGGATAATGACTTCAAAATCTGTTTAGATTGCCTCTATGGTTATTTGGCATTAGGTCGTACTAAAAAGTATTCACAGGTTTTTCTAAATGCTAATTCTTATGATCTGTCTGACGCATATCATTACATAACAACAGGCTTTCATTTTGATGGGACAAAAGGAACTGTGCCAGACGATATACGAGAGCTTGCCGCTTTTGTTTTAGAATATGGAGATTACTTTGATTTAATTTTAGAAAAAATCAAAAAAGATAACAAAGATTTCTACAACAAAATCATTTCAGAATCTTAGGCTTTCCATTCTCATCAATAATGAGATTGCCATAAGTGTATGCTTCCGCACAGGCTTTCAAAACGGCGTTTTTCGTCGTTCCATTTAGCTCTGTTTTCGCCGTGAACGCTTCAAAGAGAGTGGGCTCAACCTTCAGGCCGATATGCTTCGATTGATCCTTTTCTCTGGCGTACTCTTTTTTATAATCACGATTTGCCATAATTGCACCGCCTTTTCTTAATGATGCAATTATATCATTCTGACGAATTGCTGTCAAACTCAAAATTATCACCTTGCTTTCTTGCCAGATTTCACAGGAAACACGTCATTCAAAGGGCGCATATCTCTGTTATCGAAATCACGGGCACAGCATCCAGTTCCGTCCATGTAGTACGACATTCTTTCATCCATGCGGAAGCTATGATTATTCATCAAGACTTCTCTGCCGTAGATCCAGCCGGAAACTGTGACGTATTCACTAGAGCCAAACACGACACGCTGAGAACGCTTTTTTTGAACTGGTTTACCAACTTCATTATAACGGTCATCAAGACGTTTCTTGCTCTTATGATAGCGCAAAGAGCCCTCTGCATTAGCTTGTGACGCTCTGAGAAAAGCTGTTTCGCTCTGCTGCTGTTTTGCCTTTTCCATTACAAGACGCTTTTCTTTCTTGCTCTGCTGATAGGCATTCCAGTCATAAAGGGAAACACTCCTTGCGTGGTATGCTTCTTTAAGGAAGTCAACAATCTTGCAAGGATGGATAGAAGTCCATCCCATAGACGTTTTGATGTACATAGGCATAAAGCCTGTTTTCATTGCGATAAACGGACGACTGACGAACACAACGCCGTCAAATGTGCCGTAAAGATCAAGCTCTTTGATTTCTGTGCCGTTGTAGATGATAGAGTGCCCAGAAGTGTTCTGACGCACTTCTCCCATCGTATTCTGATAGGATTTCAAGATATTTCACCTCTTTCATGGTATCTTGTGACGGCGTTTTGCCGTTGTTAGAGGTTACTTCTTCCCCTGTACCTCTAGTCGCCAGGCGTGTTATGTATTGCATTCTGGTATGTTTAGACTAACTTCTTAGGTTTGTTTTTAAGAGTTCTCAGAATCTGCCGCTTTTGCTGCCTTGTAAGTCTTTTCAGCATCAGCCAGCTTGATCTTCCATGTGTCAATAGTGTTCTTGACAGTATCAAGGACGCTCTTTTTTGCATCAAATTCTTTCTGAGCCTTGTCAAGATTGTTTTCATGGGTTTTCTTAGTAGATGCTTTGATAGTGCTGTCGCTCTTGTCTTTGACAATCTGCTCTTTTGCCTTATCCAGTTCAGACAGTGCCTTATCATACTCTGCCTGTGCTTTATCAAGCTGTGCCGTTGCCTTGTTGATACGGGAATTGCAACGCTTGCAAGCAAGGTTATAGTCCCGTTCATAGTCTTTCAGGAAAACGCTGTGTGCTGCTACGCTCAAAAGCATAGGTTCAAGAGCCTTGACGAAACGATTGATCGGAAGATTTGCCGGGGAAACGTCACCATCCATAGTGGTGGTAAGGTAAGTCTTTGCCATTGCAAGGACTTCTGTGCCAAAAGAGGGATACTCTTGCATAGAGAACGTATCGCCAAAAACGATGATTGCGAGATCAGACAAGCAAGAATGGAAATCGGTGGTATAAACCTTGATGATGCTTTCGTCCTCTTTGTTGGTAGTGCTTGCGTTGACGTGGCAAGCGGAATTGTAAACGTACTTGATTGCGTTGCCGTATGCCGTATACTCTTTTTCGTCCATCAGCAGATAAGACGGTACTTTATCGGCTTTAGGGTATGCCTTGAGCGTATTAACACCGCCCTTGTTGGTAAAGCTAACAAGAGCCTTGCCGTTGCTTGCATAGCCCTTTGCGGTAGAAGTCTTGTTGTTAGAGCTACGGATGGACAGACAGACGTTAGACAGGTTAGACATAGTATTATCTCCTTTGTTGTGCTATAATTGTGTGTATGATCGTACTTGCGACAAACTACTGTCTGTCGTTGTGGTATAGTACGCTTTTCTTACAAGGTGCATACTAATGACCGTCCTTGTGCGCAATACTATGCCCTGCATAGTGTTCCCCGATCTTGCGCAATAACCGTTTGGATTTTGGTGAAGATCCCTGTACTTTGAAATCGTACAATCTCCCTGTAAAACTGTGCCAGAATAAACCTATGGCTATCTCCTAGGTGCTTGCCCCCGCCGTACAGAAGCTAGGCAAGTAGTGTTCTAATCCCCGCTTTACTCGTTAGAATGAGCGTATCTTTCTGATCCTCTTAGGTATAATCTACCTAGGGACCAGTGAAAGACTTGCGTCTAAAACATCTTGTTTGCCAATATGCGCTTTTCTTGCTTTTGGTTATGCGTTTCCGCCCCTACCGCAAAGATAGTGTTATCAAAATTCAAGGTACGATTTTTTGTGACTTGTCGCACCAAACCGACAAAACAAGTAAATGTTTGCCGATATGGTAGACTTCTAATCTTGACTTTTGTTGCATGATTTTTCTTGTAATTAAACAAGAGTTAAACCAAACAGGCTAAAATCAGAAGTCTTGACTTGTCAATGTGCTTTTGGGTTTTTGCCCTTGAGCTTGACTAGATTGTATCACGGTTTAACCGTTTTGTCAAGCCCTATTTTTTGAACCGCTCAAGCGGTACAACGTCAAAAAGTAGAAACTGAACTTTTCCGGTGTTTCAGAACCATCATGTTTTCCGCTTTCCGGTGTTGCCCTTGAGCATGGCATTAGTATAACGGTTTCACCGTAGAAAGTCAAGCGGTTTCACCGTAAATGTTGCGTGTGCAACAAATGGATTTTTGCTTTATATTATAATTACCTTATAAGGGAAAATAGGATGGTTGATTGAAAAGAAACAATATATAATTAAAAGTTGATTTTGAATCAACATAACATTTTGTTTTGTATCGAACATTTTTGTTTGTTATCAAACAATTAGTATTTTTTAACTATTATCTGCACCTGTTGATACTTTATCAGATAATAGCAGCACAGCCAAAACCATGCCTTGTCTATCATGGTTGAGTGTCGTATTTTGAGCATTTCCAGCACTGGACAGGATGGGGCATACTTTTCATTTTTGGCACTGATCAGGCAGCAGGCCAAAGCCCCAGTACATCTTTCTTATTCATAATTACCAATTATCAATTCTATTTTCCCTTTACTCCTATACATATTGCACAACATTCCCACAATAAATAACTCAATAATCTAAACCAATCCAAACCTTCACAATCTCCACATATCACTCTTATTTTCCAATCCCGACACTCCATCTTCTACCACTCCCCGGGTACACTTTCCCTGACAAAAAATATCCCAAAACACACCCCTATACCCTCTCCTACACGTACCCACAAATTCATCAATTTTCTTCTAAAACACCCCAAAAGTGGCTTAAAATCGCTATTTTTCAATCGGTAGACTATTCGGTAACTAGCTAGAATTTAACGTATTTGCGTTATATTTTGGCTAGTTTTTCTTTTTATTTGTACCTTTTTATCCTTATTTTGTTTCTTTTTGACCCAATAAAGTCTGAAAAAACTAGGTTTCATGCGGGTTTTCCCGATGTGTACCCGAAATATACAGAAAATGACCATTCTTCGGAGCATAAAGTGCCTATTTGTACCTATCTGTAATCCCCTATCACCATAAATGGATTGATCTGACATCTGAGCAGCACTCTCAGAGACTCCAAGCCTACAAGAAGCATGATCGTAGCCTCTGGCAGCTTACACAGAATACATGAAGCACATGGATTTCCTTCATAGAGAACAATATCTCCCAGAACCATACCTTATTATAATAGGCGCTAGAAACATTCGTATCCTGTATTATGTAGCTATTGAATTTTTGGCGATCTCATGGTATAATGAGTATAGATAGCTATACAATACAGGATACCGCAAAGAAGTTAGTGATGGAATGACTGTGGTGGATGTTTGCGATGGATATTTATAGTAGTCTTCCAGACAGGGCGTGGAGAGGGATCTCGCGTCTGCGGACGCTCGTAGGTTTACTCAAATTGAATCTATGTCGCTTACGCGCCATAGCTTCAAGTCGAGTAAACCATTAAGAGATATTTTGTGATAGTTGTACTTGGACTGACGACTATGTATCTTCATACTTATATATAATACAGACTCGTCAATCCAACTAAATTGAGTAGGAGGTTACATGGACAAGAAAAAATACGAGGTTACATCGGAGATAGCAGGTAAATTGAATGATGGTCAGATTTTTTCTAATTTTTTAGAACTATCTACTTATCTTAATGTGTTTGGCAAAAATGGAAAGCCACTAGATGGAACTAGCAAAAAACACTTCCTTGAAGAGTTAAATCGATTCGTTGAGTTTAAAAAGGAAGGAAAGCGTTTTATCATTGTAAAGATTCGTTCAGACAATGAGGTGCTTCCTCCTCTACCAACAAGAAATAAAGGAAAGTTTTCATTGCGTCTGCAGAACCAGATTGCTTACCACCTACTTAAAGAATGTGATGGAAGTGGTTGGATGGAGTTCTTTTGGACGCCAGCCGCAATACTACGAGCGTGTGGAATGACCAATAAGAATTTTTATCAATATCCAGAAGACCTACATGGTGAGGATACCTTTTGGGCTGAGATAGTTGGTACACCATTAGAAAATATTGCTCGTGAGCAAATGGATGAGTTTAGAGAGAATTTAGCAGCAGACGCTGAGACGTTTCAGCATTGTACGAAATCTACAATGGTTGGGTATATTGAGTCTGCACTTAAATCCATGGCAAAAAACAAAGAAATATTTTTTGAGGACTGCCCTGCCGTGTTTATAAATCACAACCCAGAAGAGTACCACATTCCTTCTGAAGACCAAAAAGCCATTTATATGAAGATGTATACGAATGTGCTTCATGAGTTTTACACATCGTCTGGGCGAGTATGCCAGAGTGAGCAAGACGTATTTTTAACCGGACGACTTCATAAGTTCTATGAAGAGTTAGATAATAGATTCAAGGAAATCTTTACATACGACCTAGCACGACCAATGTATCATATTACGATTGAGCCGAACTCGTTGAAGCGATCTGCGGCACGGACGGAATATAAATTGCAACAGCAAAGTTTCCACGAGATGAACGACGCCATGTGTGAGAATATCCCAACGCTTTCTGCCGTCAGAAGAGGTAGAGCGATGTTGGAAGAAAATCCAGAATATTATAATGATGCTTCTCAGCCGCCATTTCGCTTTGTGCATAGACAGTTGAGTGATGAGGTTCTTCAGCTCTTTATAGATGGAATGATTCGTGTTCCTGCGAATTCTGGAATTCCTCGTGCTGGATTTAAATGGTATGGTTCTTATAAAAGGTAAGGAGACTTTATGGAAAATAAACGTTATAAAATCACAAAGGAAATGGTAAATCGGCTTCGTGTTGGGCAGACATTTGATGGCTATCGTGATATTGCGGTATATCTTGGCCTGACGACTCCTGGTGGTAGATTATACGGAAAAGAAACAAGATATAATTTCTTTTTAGATCTTAATAAATATGTCGATTTCCAAGCCATTCATGGAACTCCGTGGGGTATGAAGGTTGTGTATATTCGAAATTATGATAAAACAAATGAACTGTATAATAGCCATAGTCCGATAGAACTTCCTTGTTATGACGTGTTTCAACGAGTAATTGCATATCAACTTATGGATATTTATGTTGATAATAAGAAATCTACTAATGATGTTATTGATGTATTTTGGACTCTTCCAGGAATGATGATGGACTGCAACTTAAAGACATATGGTTTTATGTGTGATATTCTTAATGGCGTCAATTATAAAGATACATCAACATTTAAGCATCATGCAAAATCCGTTGCAAAAGAATATCTTGAAACTGCTTTATACTTTCTTCAAAAAAAAGGAATCATTAAGATTAAAAATGTTTTGATTGCTACTGGAAAAGTCGTTACAGAAGAAGATGGTAATGTAAGGTATAAAACTATAAAGCTTTCAAAAAATGATGAGGATATGTATCATACTTTTGAGAACAAGCTATTATTAGAATACAAAAACGAAGACGGCTCTGCCTGTAAAAATCATGATGATATTTATAGCAGTGGAAATGCGAAATATTTTTATGAGCAACTTAGCGATGTTTGTTATCGATATTTTGGATGTAGAAGTATTCTTCCTGCTTATGGTATAGAGATTCGTCCAGAAATTGTAGAGTACACAAATTTGCTACTGACTCACTTCACATTAAAAGGTGATTTCATGCTTGCCAATAGTGATTTTTGTGATATTTTGAAGTGCAAAAGAATTGATTTAAAGAAATATGATTATCTAATTGAAGAAATGGTTCAATTATCTAAAAATGCGATTGATCATATTAAGATGGCGGGATCTCCAAAATATAATAGCAACTATGGTTTGAATGTCTATAAGAAAGAAGGTTGATGATCATGAATTTTGATAACCCCTATTGGAATGATTTAAAGGTGACTTACGAGTGTTACCAAGCGGCTGGACGCTTGCCTGAGTTCTACAAGAAGCATGTTTGTGTTAAATGCCGGTACGAGATCCCATGCTTTACGACTTGCGACGAGGTACGATGCAAGTGCCGAGAGTTCAAGCCAAAGACTGTACGGAAAGCTGATAAGTACCTACATATCAATGATTTCATGAATGATGTGGCTGCATTTGAGGTCAGCCGTATGAATGAGAATTAAATAAGAGTCTGTTTGGCTCTTATTTGAAATATAAAATACATATTAAAGGGAGTAGATTTGATGAGTCAGAATTTTGAAATCGTGAGTTTGTATGGTGTATCCTGCTATGAGCAAGATGGTACTGCATATCTTCGACTGGAAGATGTTGCCCGTGGTCTTGGTTTTACAGAAGTTGCCGCAAGTGGAAATGTTTGTGTAAAGTGGACGAGAGTTCGTAAATATTTGCACGATCTTGGTATCGACACGAGTGTCGATGGAAATCTTCCAAGCTATATCCCTGAAAATATTTTTTATCGACTGGCAATGAAGGCTAAAAACGATGTGGCAGAAAAGTTCCAAGCACTTGTGGCTAATGAAATTATTCCTTCTGTCCGTAAGACTGGTGGTTACATTGTTGGTCAAGAGCAAATGACTGATGACGAACTTCTGTCTGCTGCATTGATTGTTGCGCAGAATAAGATTGCGGAACGAGATAAGCGTATCGCCGCCCTTTCTAGCAAAAATAAGCAGCTAAAGGAAACAAACGAATATTTGACTCCTCGTTCCGACTACTGTGATGCGGTTTTGCAGTCTACTAGCACATATACGGTTACTGATATTGCAAAGGAATATGGCTGGACTGCAGCACGTATGAATACGAAACTTCACGATCTCGGCCTCCAGTATTTTTGCAAGTCAAAACGTGGCGATAAGATGATCACTCACTGGTATCTTTACAGTAAGTTTGACGGAGAGGGCTTTGTTGAATACGAGACCACTCCTTACTTTGATAAGGAAACCTGCAAAAAGAAATCTAGTAAGCACATGCGTTGGACTGAACGTGGTAAGGCATATATTTACGAGCGTTTGAAGAAAGAGGGAATTCTTCCCCGTTCCGAGGCAAGCCGTAAGGTAAAGGAGATCTAACTGATGCGTATTCAGATTGGTAAATACATTATAAAGAACTGCGATGAGCGAAATCTCATTATTATTGAGCAAAGACCAGCTGGCAAGAATCCAAAGACTGGTGAGGTAGGCACTGGCACAAAGGAAGTTACGGTCGGCTATTATCCGAATCTTGAGTGGGCATTACATAAGATTAAGGACTTGAATATTTCCGAGAGTGATGCTGAGGATGTGGATGTCTTGCTGGCAGAGCTTGAACAGATTGGTGCGACAATTAGGAAAGTGGCCGAGGAGGTTAAGTAAATGGACAAATATATCAACGCAACTAATTTGATTAAAAATATTGATACTGCACTCGCAAAGACTCCGCCGCGTGGAAATGGCAAATCCACAGGCGATGTTGTGGTTTGGGTAGCTCTTAGTGTGACAAAGCAAATGGTACAGGACGAATTGAAGGTTGGCGAGGTCAGACCTGTGGTTCACGCGCACTGGATCGAGCATGAGGCTGACTTTGGAGAATCACTGTATTGTGAGTGTTCCAGTTGCCATGATTCTACTGGAATTGACTGCTCACGGTTCTGCGGTGCTTGCGGTGCTATTATGGATGAACCAACGGTTATGGTTCAAGATTGTTGAGGTAAAAGCAATGTATTTAAGTGATGAAGAACTTTGTAAATGTGCGTATCGTTTATTGAACATAGAACTCTCAAATATGATTGGTAAGGAATACTCCGCCGAAAACATTCAGATAGATAAATATTACATGACATGCTATCGAAAAGGTGTTCCAGTGTTTACCAAGGAAGGCCCTGCCACATATTTGTGTAAAATCTACAATAAGAAAACTGGTGAGTGGAGTTGTGTCGAGGGAGAACTAGCAGAGCGGATATACCGAAAATGGGTTAGTTGGATTGAGTGGTTAAAGAAATATTATTATATGAACGAACCGGAGGTTGATAAGTGATGCGTACTTACGAGGATGTTAATGCAGAAATCAAGCAGCTTGTGCGTGATATGAACTACGCAAGTCTGACCCGCCGGGAGTATGAGTCTGCTGAAGATTATCTGGATGAGCTCTATCAGGAGCGTGAACGGCTTTGGCTCAAGGCTATGGAAGATGGTGAGAGCTGCTATCTGTAAAAGCCTGCTTTTATATTTTCCCTTTAGCTATACATTACAGGATACGTTTAAGAAGAATACGGAGGTGACTGCCGAATGGCAAAGCAGCAAACTTGCCAAAAGTTTGTTTTTAAGATCCATACGAAGCGTCTGGTTGAAGCAAAATGGGATTTAACCCTACCATTAGATGAAGCCAGACGAAATCACGAGATTATCTCGTTGGCTGATAGCACTGTTCTACGATGGATTGATGAGTTGAATGGTGTTACGGATGCAGAGGCTAAGGCACGGAGTATTAAGCGTAGAATTAAGATGCTGCGGAATGAACCCTCTTGCTTAGAGAATCGCCGGGAGATTCGGAGGTTGTATACTGAGCTTGATGCAGTTCAGTTCAAGCCGGATTATATGTGTCTGGTGGTTGACAAGAAGAACGACTACCGCCGGGCATGTTCTTCCAAGGGGTTCAAAATCAATGGAACCACGTATCGCCGTTTGGTTGGAACCACTGGTGGTGTTAAGAATAGTACGATTGTGTTTGTGAGCGACCGTCTTGTTGATGAGATTCGCAAACGAATCGATAATGGCCGTAATAAGGGAATGGAGTTTATTCCGGCAAAGTTAGAAGCATATCGGGCACTCGCCTGCTCTGCATCCATTCCTGTCACTGATCCAGACGGTGTGCTGGTCGTAGAAGATTGTTTCACTCATTTTAAAGACCATGTAATCGTTCTGGACGATGGAGTCTCCGGTGAGCCTACGATGGTCGAGGATATGGAACATAACTGTGAATTATGTGCTAGCGATGGCTTTGGACTCATCAGTTACGACCTTGCTCAACAGTGGAGCGAAGATTTAAAGTTGCCATTTACAGCATCTGGTTTCTGTGTGCGGAATGCTTTCTGCAAGGGTATGCTATTCCCCTTCCCTTTTCGTGAGTTCGCAAAGAAGATTGCGAAAAAGAATATGGTGAAGGACATTTGGGGGAACTATAAGGATGTTAATCGTGTTCAAGTGATTCTTACAGGGTCGATGTTAAAGCTATGGGATAGTTACCATAATTGTGAGGATTATTTTGAAAATTGTCAGGAAAACCATTACCACTTCTCTGTAACAAAAACCTGCGAGTTGGAGCTCGATGAGGAACGCAATTTGAATTATCAATTCATTCAAAGCTATCGGCTTACGAACGATGAGATTCGGGAACTCGTGAAGCCAACTTTGGATGAAATTAAGGGTGTCATGGGCGGTGACTGGCGTGATGCGTTGCTGTATTTGCGTGGCAGTGGAATGCGCGATGACCCGAATTACATAAACAGTCTGGAAAACGACTACATTAAGGCTCTTATGATTGAGCCGGAAATGATTAACGACCCATATGTGCAGAATCGAATTCGGTACTTTATTAAGAAACGGATTTCGCAAGCAAAAACTGGTGTGGTCAAAGTTAGAGGTAATTTCCAAGTAGCGAGCGGAGATCCATATGCGCTTTGCCAATCCATCTTTGGAATGGAAGTCACGGGGTTGCTGAAAGCGGGAGAGATTTACAGTCGGTTCTGGAATGACCGTGATGTGAAGCGTGTGGCATGTTTTAGAGCTCCGATGAGTCAGATGGCAAATATTCGATGCTTAGATTTAAATTCGAGCGATGATTGCAAAAATTGGTATCGTTATATGAAGACGGTGACCATTTTGAATGCATGGGATAATACCTGTGCAGCACTTGATGGCGCTGATATGGATGGCGATCTGATATTTTCTACCGATAATCGTGTGCTTGTGAGTAAATGGCGAGACGAAACGGTTGCATTATGCGCCCAAAAGAAGGGTGAGAAGAAAGTACCGACAGAGCAGGATTTTATTGAGTCAAATATCAATGGATTTGGTGATGATATTGGTAAGGTAACAAATCGAATCACTACGATGTTTGATGTGCAGAGTAAATTCGAGCCAGAGAGTAGAGAGTATAAAGAACTTACATATCGTATTATAGCGGGACAAAAATTTCAGCAAGATACGATTGATCGCATAAAAGGAATTTCTTGCGTACCAATGCCGAAATATTGGTATGACCCAAAAGCTTGTACAATTAACGAAGACGACAATCCAGATACCATTGAGGACAAAAAGTTCTGGGCGAGTATTTGTGCTCATCGCAAACCGTACTTTATGAGCTATATCTACCCTGCCCAGATGCGTGATTATAAACAATACGTTGCAGCGGCGCGTAAGCGTATTGAATGGGAGGGTTACGCTGGTCTGGATGAAATCATGCAGAAGGAAGTCAAGGATGAGTATGACGAGGTGGTCATCCAGTATTATCTGTATCGGATGCCTGTCGGAGTTAATTCCTGCACAATGAATAGACTGTGCTGGATCATTGAGGACGAGATGGAGAAACACATGGCCGAGCTTAAAATTCATCGTGCCTTTGATTATGACTTGCTGAAGTCTGGCGAAGCCTATAAGAATTCTCAGTATTACGGCATTCGCCCAGTCTTTAAAGATTACTTGAAATACGCCAGTGGCAATTCTGTTATCGATAACTCTGCTATGAAAAACAAGGAGACCGGCGTAGATCGCACTGAGAAACTGGCAATGTATAACGAGAGTATGCTCAGACACCTGCACGAGAAGTGCTCTGACGATAACGTGCTTTGTGACATTCTTTTTGATATGTGCAAGAAGAATTCGTCTAGTGTATCTATTGTATGGGCTCTCTTCCCTGACGTGATTATCAAGAGACTTCTGGAAAAGAACGAAAACAAGGTACACACTCTTGTAAAGCAGGCTGACGGCGACATTGAATATTGCGGAGAGCATTATAAGGATGTGATTGTTAATATGAGTGATGATGAAAAGGAGGATGTTGATGGTAGTAGTGCTGAATGAGCGTGAATATGCAGAAGATCTGTTGAGAGAAGACGTGACTTGGAGAACCGCCGGGCACGCTTTACATTACATTGCGAAGCTGTACTTTTCTAAAGGATACCAGAAAGAGCAGGTAAAAGAAAAGCTGGACGATTTCCTTCTCTCTCATATGGACGGATACAACCGAGTCCTTGACGAGGATTTGATTCAGCAAGCCATCGCTTCATCTAAAGGAAAGCAACTTGTTGAGCTTGATGGTGTCATCATTACAAAGGCAGAAGTCGAAAAGATTCAGGCTCTTGACGGAAGGTCAATGCAACGCTTGATGCTGACACTCCTGTGCCTTGCGAAATATCATGTGGCTATAAATGAAAAAAATAGCTATTGGGTAACAGAAGATACACGAGATATCTTTAGAATGGCAAACGTCTCTGTGAATGTCAAGAAACAGAACGAGATGATTTGCGAGCTACATAATCTTGGCTACGTTGGTTTTGCAAGTTTGAAGAAAATCGACAATCTGAACATTCATGTTTTGATTGCCGAGGAAGACTATCCGCAGGAACTTTTTGTGGACGATTTCGAGAATATTGGCCTTGAGTGGAACCAGTATTGTGGCAAGCCGTATATTAAGTGCGAATGTTGCGGGAAGAAAGTTGTACGAACTGGCAGAAGACAAAAATATTGTCGTAAATGCGCAAAAAGCATCAATATTGAAAAAACCGCACAAAATAGAAAAATGTTTGATTTATGCACGGCGTAAAATCGAAATATTTTAACGTAGATTCGTTATAAATTGACGTTTATATAGAAAATCATTACGGAATAGTTGTGGTAGGAAAGAAAGCGAGGGCGCTTGTTTTCTTCCTACCTATTTTATTTTGAAAGGGTGTTTTACCTAATGATTGAAATCACTAAGTCCGAAGCGAAGGCTGTGCGAAAGGTCTTCCCTCATGCTTGCATTGCAAAGACCCGACATAAGCGGTATCTGGAAGAGTCCGCTCGGTATCTTGAGCTGCTTCCTTTTAACATTGCCGCTGTCGAGATGCTGAAGCAGATGCAGCGTAATGCACGTTACTAATCTTTAAAAGAACGAGGTATAGACTATTGGACTTTGAAATTCAACTGCCAGAAGAGATCACCAACCTGATGAATGGTGGCGGTCTCCCTTCTCCTGAGAAGATGAACTTCTATGTTGACGAGAAGGATCGCATCTTCTTTATCGACTTTGATATTGACCAGTCTCTGATTGAAATTGAGCGTAAGATTCTACAGTACAACCGTATCGACAAGGATACTCCTGTTGAGCGGCGCAAACCTATTAAGCTGTTTATTTACAGCTATGGTGGTGAACTGGACGCCATGTTCAGTTTCATTGATGTTGTTGCACTGAGCAAGACTCCTGTTTGGACGATTAACGCAGGTATTGCAATGAGCGCTGCTCTTGTGATGTTGCTGTCTGGTCAGAAGCGCTTTGCTCTGCTTCATTCTACCGCATTGATTCATAGTGGCTCTGGTGGCACGCAGGGTACTTTTGAGCAGTCTAAGATGGCTATGGACTACTACGAGAAGCAGGTTGTGAAGATGCGTGAGTATATTATGGCTCACTCTACTATCGACAAGAAGACCATGACCAAGAATAAGGCTAAGGATTGGTATCTGGATGCTAATGAGCAGGTCAACTTTGGTATCGTAGATAAGATTTGCGATGATGTGGATGAGTTCAATTAAGGGAGAGTTGTAATATATGGCTTCTGATAAGACTGAAATGCGTAAGAAGAAGGATATCCCTCAGAGTCTGGATGAGTATTCTACCTTTTATGGTATGACGCTTGATCCAGAACAGAAAATTTTTAGGGACGCTATCTGGGACCCTAATATTGATGTCGTCTTTGCGAATGCCCGTGCCGGAACCGGTAAGACTACCATTGCTGTTGGTGTTGCTGACCTGCTTGTTAAGTATGGTCGTTACAATGGCATTGTGTATATTGTATCTCCTACTCAGGAAGAGAAACAGGGTTACCTTCCAGGAACTCAGGAACAAAAGAGTGCTCCGTACATGGAGCCACTTTTCGAGGCTCTTGAAACCATTGGCGTTAATCCAAATACGGCGGTAATTGCTGATGAAAATCCTGAAAGTCAGAAGTATGGTGCGTACATCCAGTGTGCAGCACATACTTATATGCGAGGTGTCAACTTTGAAAACAAGGTTATTATCCTCGACGAAATACAAAATTTCACTCTAGCCGATGCGAAGAAAGTCATTACGCGAGTAAAAGACTCGTGCCTACTCATTGCGATCGGACATTCTGGTCAATGTGACTTGTATAAGCACCCGGAACGGTCAGCACTGATTCCGTACATGGAGCATTTCAGGGGGCATGACCGTACCGCAATTTGTGAGTTGAATACAAATCATCGTGGTTGGATTAGCACTTGGGCTGATGCTCTTGAATGCTAAAATACTTCAATTTTGAAATAAAATATAAGGGAGAATAAAATTATGGTTGCTAAGAAGAGTGTTGTTTTTAAGAACGCTATTATTGATACTGCTGAGGGCACTATCACCGAGATTACCAAGGACGGTGAGAATGTCTTCAATCTGAAGGAAGCTCTGGCAAAGTGGGATGGTATTGAGGGTGTCACTATCAATATTTCCACTTCTGATGAGCTGCTGGGCGACCCGGCTTGATGCCAATGGGTTGCTATAATAAACGGCCAGAAGAAACGAGCGATGACTTCTTTGTAAGAATCGGGAATGCTGTTCTGGCTAGAGAGTTGACTTGGGATGGCGCGTCCAAGGTGCTCAATGATGAGTTGGGCAAGAATTTTGGTGAGTGCGCATATCGCAAGCGTTTTAAGGCATTCCGTGCGGGTATGCAGTATCAGGAGTCCTTATCTAATAGAGATGTGGGAACCTGCATTCTGTCTATTTCCGACCTACATATTCCATTCCAGAAGCCCATTGAGACTTTTAGTGAGTACGCTAGCAAGATTGATATTCTTCAGGTAAACGGAGATCTGGTAGACTGCAGCTCCATTTCTCGCTTCCTTAAAGTGTATCGCAAGAGTCCAATGGAGGAAATTCTGATTGCACGTCAGTATATGATTGACCTGATTGAAATGCTTCAACCTAAGAAGGTTGTTATCAATTATGGAAATCATGACCTGCGGTTTCAGAGCTATCTTGCCAAGAATCTGGACACTGACCTGCTTGAACTGATGCCGAAGACATCCTTGGAGCTTATTTTTGTTGATGGCTTTAACCATTACAACAAGGAGCTTCATACAAAGGTTCATTACGACCCTCTGATTGATGTGTTTAAGGACACTGGCATCGAGATTGTTTATAACGATACTTATTTCAGTCAGATTGGTGATACTGTTTTTGTGCATCCACTAACTTACTCGTCTGGTTTGTTAAAGACTGCCGAGAAGGCATTCCGCTATTTCCGTGATAATGGATTTAAGGATATCAATGCGGTTGTTCTCGCCCACACTCATAAGTGCGGTCATTATGACATTGGTGACGGAGCTGTTGTGTATGAGCAGGGCTGTTGCTGTGAGTCTTCTAAGATGCAGTATGCAGAGGGCAAATTAACAACTTCCCAGCGAGAGGGCTTTATTGTTGTTTATCAAGACAAGGATGGAAAACTGATTGAGAGTAAAACGCATATTGTGCGTTTGAATTAAAAGCGGTGAAGCCCTACCAATTTAAGTGGGTAATTAAAAAAGAAGTACGACCGCAAGGTCTGCTTGGGACATCATTTATTGTCTCCTTTTCTATGGGCTGGGGCGATTGCTCCAGCTTATTGTGCCAGTGTAGTTCAGTTGGTAGAACGCGGGTTTTGTAATCCCGATGCCTTTATGGATTTCGCATGTTCAAGTCATGTCACTGGCTCCATGCCACTTTAATTCAGTAGATAGAATAATGTGTTCGTACCACATATGTCGTAGGTTTGATTCCTACAGGTGGCTCCAAGTTGTGCGGTCAATAGCTGCAACCGCCTAGACCAATTCAATCTACGGATGGTTGGATGCAAAGTAGTTCTGTAGAACGAAATGATAAGCTATTCGTGTTTCGCTACGTTAATGCGAAGCTTTAAAAGTCTAAAACAAGCGTTTTATCAACACGAGAACAATTCAACTAGCTCGGATGGATTGATGGATGCTTGTTTTATTATGGGTCAGTATATCCAGTGGCGAAGATAGCGGACTGTAACTCCGTGACATCAGAAACATCGTTGGTTCGACTCCAACCTGGCTCACCAAAGATTGTACGGCTATTCCCTACACCTTTTATATAAAGGTAGCTGTGCAGGAAAGTAGGGTTATTGTGCGGTCTTACTCAAGTGGTTGAAGAGAACGGTCCTGAAAACCGTTAGGTCGGTAACCCCGATGCCAGAGTTCGAATCTCTGAGACCGCGCCAGTCCTTCTTCAGGAGGACCTATATTATACCGGTCACCTACCACCGGCTAAAAGGTAGGATTTATTGTGTATTTGTAGCCAAGCTGGTAAGGCACTCGATTTAATCGAGGTATCGCAGAGTTTAAATCTCGCCGAATACACCAATTGTGCGCCTATAATTCAAAGGTAGAAGTCAGGTCTCTAAAACCTGTATGTGCTGTCTCGAAAGCAGCTGGGCGTGCCAAAAATGGTTTCCACTTCGCGGTTGGAGGCAAGTCCGAAGTCAGTCTATGATTAACCTGTAATGCGCATACGATTAAGAAATAGATGACACTTAGGCATTATATAACGCAGAGTGGAGCAGTCAGGTAGCTCGTCTGGTTCATACCCAGAAGGTCGGTGGTTCGAATCCACCCTCTGTACCCAGCATCTCCCCTTTTGCAAGCCTGCCGTTAGTTAAACTCCCTCTGGCGGCAGGCATATTTTGAAACTTGGCCTATTCGTAGGCAGGGCGCAAGCTCAAATATATGATAAAGACCTCGGCTCAATACGGTGTCAAAATGCTGAGGCCGAATTTTGAACAGAACCTATCAAGCCTCTCAACGATGCGTATCATGATAGGTCTTTTATAGAATGAAATCCACCCAGCCTCCCAGATTATTGGTGCTCATGAGGGTGGATCTTTTGTTTGCCGTAGAATGTGCGCACGTTCTACGGCTTTTATTTTGATATTTCCTACCGAAACGGTAGTTAGTAATGGTGAAACGAATATCGAGGTATGTTCTCGATGCGCCCTATTAGAAGGAGGTGTTTGTTTGCCTAGAAAAAAGAAAGTGGTTGACCCTTCTGTAATCTTAGAGGGAACCGAGAACAAGAAGACATTCAAATGCCTTCGATGTGGTAAGGAATATGACGTAGCAGTAAATCATTTCTATAAAATCACTTACAGCCCGCTTTAGAAGGCAAATGATTGCTATGCTCCGCTTTGTAAAGACTGTGTGAATGAAATGTTTGATGAGTATTCAAGAAAGTACGGAAATGACCGTACTGCGTGTATGTTGATGTGCCATATTCTTGATATTCCATTCTATAATTCTCTTTTTGATTCAATCAGTCAGAACAACGGATCGTTCAAGATGGGGCTTCTATTACGAATAATCGGTAACGCTCGTAACTACCAGTTCCAAACTTTTTCAAATACCCTCGTCAATGGTGAACTGAACAAAACTGAAATCGATGTCCGTGATGAGAAAGAACAGAAGTGGTCTAAACCTGAAATTCAAGCAAAGGATGATTGTATTTCTGTTATTGGATATGACCCATTCGAAGGTTATAACGAAAGTGATCGCCGATATTTGTTTAGTGAACTCATCAAGTATTTTGAAGATGGTATTGAAGACGATCCATTCAAACTATCACAGATTGTTCAGGTCGTGAACAATAACAACCAGATTCGACAAATTGACTTGCAGATTGCTCGGTTGAATCCGATGAACTCAGCGGAAGCTATTAAGAGTCTGAACGATATCAAGGTCAAGTTGGTTTCTAATAACGATAAGATTGCTAAGGAAAATGAGATTTCTGTCAAGAACCGTTCCAACAAGGATGCTGGACGTAATACGCTTACATTCTTGATGAAGGATATGCGTGAAAAGGATATTGCTGGTGCAGAAGCAAACTTCTACGACCAGTTACGGTCTCCGGGAACTCAATGGGCGGCAGATATGAGTTTTAAGGCCATTAAGGAAAACGCTTTCTTTGACGAGAATGACCAGCAGGAAATTTTCGATACACAAAGAGAATTGATTGATAAGTTCCAGAAAGAAAGTGATGACGCTAAGGAAAAATACAGGCTGTCTCTTATCGAGAATCAGCGGCTCAAGGAGCTGTTGGAAGATGCCGGTATTGACGCAAGCGTAAAAGATACGGATGGTGATGCCGTATGAGAATGAAACAAAGAACGCCTATTATTACAGCCGTAAAACGTAAGATTTATGAGTGTGATGCGGCAACGATTGCGTTCTATCGGCGTAATCCTGTTATTGCGGCCAGAGATTTATTGGGTATCCAACTATTTGACGCTCAGGCATATATGCTGGAACAAAGCTGGAATGCAAGTCATGTTCTTTGGGCATGTAGTCGAAACTTTGGTAAGTCTTTTGTAGGTTCTGTTTTCATTCTACTAAAGGCTATCCTATATGAGAATCAAGCTATTTACATCGTAAGTAGCGTTGGTGATCAGAGTAAGGAAACTTTTAATAAAATCGAAGAAATTGTCACTCGTGTTGGTAAAACAGCTGCGTCTATCCGTAGTCTGCAAGATATTGCAGAAAAAGAAACAAAAAAGTCTGCAACCAATAAGAGTGGCTTTAGTCATAATCCCGCCGGGTATGTTGTTGAGTTTTACAACGGTAGTTCCATTAACACGCTAAACTCCAACCCGGATTCCAACCGATCCCGTCGTGCAACTCTTGTGTTTTTTGACGAGGCTGCGTTTTGCTCTGACGAACTGATTGTTGTCTGTGAAGCTTTTGCCACTCAGAATACTGACTTTGTGACTGATACGGATGATTCTTATAACCCTGAAACTCAGCCTCGCAAGGTTCCTACACAACTTGTGTATGCTTCGAGTCAGGATACGATGGATAAACTATTCTATCGTTATTATAAAAACTTTGCAAAGCGTATGATTGCCGGTGACCGTGATTATTTTGTTTGCGACATGATTTGCGATGTTGCAATTCAGGTCTATATGAATGGTAAACCATACAAGGCTTTGTTGACAAGAGACAAAGTGGAAGCCGCTCTAAAGTCAAATAAAATGAAGGCGTTGCGTGAATATTATAATCGCCCAAGTCGTGATGGTGGCGTAAACCAGATTATCAAATGGGGTACAGTTCGTCGCAATGAGCGAAAGTATATCCCACAGCTTTATTGGGATAAGAACTATCAGTATATTCTTGCGTTTGATCCTGCCCGCACAATGGATAATTCTATTGTTGGTGTTATGCGTATTTATAACGATCCAGAAAACGGCATGTGTGGAGATATTATCAACTGTGTGAACATGGTTGATATTGCAAATGAGAAAAAATTCAAGCTCGATTCTAATCGTCAGCTTGAGCAGTTACATGAGTTGATTCTACATTACAATGGTCAAAATCCTGATTACGAGTACATTGATAGATTGATGATTGATCAAGGCGCTGGCGGCGGTGGTACTTCCACATATGCGGACGGTTTGCTTAATAATTGGACCGATAAAACAGGTGCGGAACATCGTGGTTTTATCGACGCAAATCATGAATTATATGAAGGATATGATGCCCGTTACCCAGATGCTGTTGACAAGCTACGTCTAATTAGTCCACGTAAATTCCGTACTGCCATGGTTGAGGAATTTATTGAGTTGATGAATCTTGGCGTCATTCATTTCCCTCTTGAATATAACGGAGGAGATTACGTTCAGGTAGTAGATGGTGTTGACAAATCAACTGGTCAAGAAATTTTGAAAACGCATGAACTCTCATTAGAGGAACAGACTGCGTGGGTTAATATCGACTTGATGAAGAACGAGATTACAAGCATTCAGAAAACGACAAACTCTGAAAACACGACCGTAACATATGCTTTGGCACCCGATGTTGCCAATAAAATTCACGATGATAGGTTCTATGTTGCTATTTTGCTTGCTCATCGTCTATACGAATTACGTCGTAAGGATAAAGTGCGCCAGTCTGCGGTGGAGACAATGACTGCTCCGCCGATTTGTATTTCTAACATTGACTTCTAAGCAGAGGAGGTGAAAATGTGGCAAGAAAGAAAAAGGAAGATTTTGATGTCGTGACCGCTTCACAGACAGATGATGGTACTGTTGTGCTTACATCTGTAAACGAGCTTTCAGATGAAAGAATGGACAATGTTATCCGCCATGCTATCGCATCCTATGATCCTGAAAATAAGCAATATAGTACATACCTGAAAATTTCAGCCTCCTCTGAGACACTGACGGTTGACCGAATTGATGAGCTCGCGCGAGGGTTACAGTCGAGCCTGACGAATGTGCAGACGGTCAATGGAATCATCCGTAATTACATCAATAAAGATGACCTAATTGGCATTACTTATGATGCGATTGAGGCGAATGTTAATACGGAGTTCAAATGCAGTTTCGCACAGTTCCCTGAACAGCGTAATAAAACTAAACAGGTAAACTATGCCCGTGAAGTGATTGATGATTTCAATACACAAATCAATGTGCGAAGCCTGTTGCGTACTGCCATTCCGATGACTTACGCCGAGGGCACTTACATTACATATCTGCGCCAGAAAGATGAGAATTATATTGTAGACTACTACCCTCTTGGTATTGCTGAAATCAGTGATTATTTGTCAAATGGACAGCCTGTTGTGCTTATCAATATGTCTAAATTGAAGTCCGCTTTGAGCAAATCCATGCTGAAGGACAAGAAGAATAAGGCACTATTCTTTGAAAATCAGGAGACTGAGATTCAAAACAACTATCCAGATGAGGTGTATCAAGCGTTTAAGAATGGTGACACCTATGCAAAATTGGATGTTGACCATTGTGGTGTGATTCGTATTGGCAATATGGGGCAGAAATATGGTGTCTCTCCCCTATTCCGCGCCTTACGTCCTGCATTGATGCTTGAGACTTTTGATGCTTCAGACCGTGTAAATGCTAAGGCAAAGGCAAAGAAAATCATCTGGCAACAGCTTGATCCTGCATTGATGGGCCCAAATAACGATAAAAAGGGCTTCTCTGAACAGGTGACGGCACACGACAATTTGCTACGTGCATGGAAGCAAAATACCGTGCTTGTGACGACCGCTCCCTATGTTAAGGATATCAAGTATGTTGAACCAAAAGTTGAGATGACAAATATTGAGACTGTCAAACAGTATCGCAATCGAGAAATGGCTGCTTTGGGTATTAGTTTCTTGAATACCGATGGTCAACAGACTGTTTCAACTGCAAAGGTGTCTCTTGACCAGCTGATGAAAAATATCGGTAAGATTGCAGAACAGATTGAAGATGTATTAAAGCGATGGTATCGTATTCGCCTTGAAGATGCAGGTGTAGACCCGATGTACTGCCCTGATGTGAAGGTCTCTACTACCGAAATGATGGGTATGGAGATGAAGAAGGCGATTGCTCAGTTCCTGTTTACCACTTTGAACTGTTCTTACAAGACTGCTTACGAGTATATGGGGCTTCATGCTGAGGACGAACTACGCAAGCGTCAGGCTGAAACCGAGGAAGGTTATGACGATGTGTTTGTGGCTCGCCAGACATCTTATACATCGACCGGTAATTCCGGCGATGGTGGTGACAGTGATAAAAAGACAGGCCGTCCAAAGGGCGAGGAAACTGAAAAACAGATTTATGACCAGCAGAGAAATGAAGATAGTAAGTGAGGTGATAAACGATGAGTAAGGAGTATTTCTATAGTAGAAACATCTGTTGCTCTGAGATTACGGAGCATCCAGACCACTATCTTGCCAAGTTTGTCATCTGTGATTTCTCAGTAAATGGGAATCAGGTTGCTTTGAACCGTGAAACCATTGAAAGATGGATGAGTACACTGGTTGGCAACCCGCTTGTTGGTAAGTTGGTCGTAGCTCCAAAGGGTGAACTGGATTTTTCTGGTCACAATATGAAAGTCGTCACCAGAAAAGACGCTGACGGCAATGAATACAAGACTGCCGAATTTGACACTGATGCGTTCGGTAGCTTTCAATCGGTCGGTATCGAGAAAATTGACGATACCGACTTTATTGTTGCATCTTGTAAAATCTGGAAGCGATATCCAAAAGCTTGTGCGACGATTTTGCGCCGTATTGAGAGTGGCACATTGAATACAAGTTGGGAAATCGATGTGCTGAAAGCTCATAAGGGAATCGTGGGTGGCCGCATGGCAAAAATTATTGACGATGGCGTGTTTACTGCACATTGTCTGCTTGGTGCAAATGTTGAACCGGCATATAAGTGTTCTAAACTGCTTGAAGTCGCTGAAACCGATTTTGGTCTTGAGCTGGCAAATGCCTACATTGAGGACACAAAAGAGATTTCAAATATAGAATCTAATGAAAAGGAGGCAAAAAATTTGAAACTGAATAAGGACAAGGAGACTCAGACCGCACAGGTTGAGAATCCAACCGAGACTGAGCAGGCAGAGCAGACCGCTACTGAGTCTACCACAGAGCCCACCACTCCGGCAGAGCCTGATGTTCAGACTTCTGAGGAAGGCGGTGAAACCCCTCCCCCGACTGAGCCTGAAACCAGCACCGAGCCTGCTGGTGAGCCAGAGCCGGAGTCTACCACTGAGACTTCCAGTTTGACCGGTCGTGACCTGTATATGAAGCTTGAAGATGCAGTGTCAAAGATTAGCTCTGATTACTACATGACCGATATGTTCCCTGAAGATCACACTATCTGGTGCAAGAAGTGGGGCTACATGAACGAGCTGGATTACATTATGTTCCCTTATACTGTTGAGGGTGATGAAGTTTCTCTGGGTGAGCCGCAGAATATTACTCTGACTGTTTCTGTTTCTCAGGTCAACACCAAGATTGATGAGCTGAACAAGACTGTCGCAAGCCTGAATACAGAGTTGCAGTCTGCTAAGGATGAGATTGCGGAGCTGACTCCGTACAAGGAACAGGCGGAGAAGGCAGCTGCAGAAAAGGCGGAGGCCGAGCTTGCACAGAAAAAGGAAAATCTGCGCCAGTATGCTATTTCCAGCAAGATGATTACTGAGGCTGAACTGACCGGTGAGGGCGAGTTTGCAAGTATGATTGAGAATCTGGATGAGGCTGGTATCAATGGTGTGATTGCTTCTCGCTGTGTTGAAGCAGCGAAGAAGGCTCCTGCTGAAAAGAAGATTGAGACTTCTGAGGTACATAAGTCTGAGAGTATCAAGCTGAATTTGAATGAAACCAAGTATAACACCACTAACGCTAACAAGCGTGACGCATGGCGGGAATATTTGGGCAAGTAATAACATTTGAGAGAAAGGAAAAATATTATGATTCGTGAACTGATGGTGAACGGCGCGAAGAATATTCCCGCTAACTATGCCGCAAAGGTCGCTATGGTCACCGGTATGGGTGTTCAGGTTGACCACAAGGCTGGTCAGGTTAAGTTCCCTGATGCAGCTACCGCTGAGGGCATCGAGATGGTTGCCCATGAGTTTATCCCGGAGGGCATCTATGCAAGCCAGACTAATTTTGATGACTATGATAAGATGGTCACCGAGATTGAGGCAGGTGTGCTGGTGAAGCGCGTTCCTCTGTATGCTGGTGAGCTGTACGGCACAGACCAGTATAAGGCAGATGATGCACAGGATGCTAATGTCGGCAAGCTGCTGGAGGTCAACACTGACGGTAAATGGCAGGTTGCTACTACTGGTACTTCTCGTTTTGAGTTTGCTGGTGTGATGGACGACAACGGCCACAAGCTGATTATGATCAGTGTGCTGCCCGAGGCAAAGACTGTTGCTTGATTGAGAGAAAAAAACTTGAATACGATACGTGAAATTTAAGGCTATCGTCTTTTGGCGGTAGCTCTTTTATTTTGCGCGAAGAGAAAGGAAATGAATTATGGCACTGAATATTGAAGTGGCCGAGCTGATGAAGCAGCCCGGTCGTGTTTATAGTGTTGCTGAGAAGACTCAGTACAATAAGACCATGGATGCCGAGGACAAGGAAATTGCCGAGATTGTTGGCGCTCATGTCAATGAGCTGATTGATAAGGGTGACCCCAACAAGGAGATTGCTCAGTTTATCAATCGTACTGTGACTGATGAGCTGTACAATGCTCCCGACGAGTTGCTGGATGCAATGTTTGAGCGTGGAACTATCGGTGAGTTTGATGATTATCAGGCAGAACGTACAGTGAAGAACACGCTGAAGGCTTATGACGCAGCTAAGGGCGGCAATGTGCCGAAGTCTTATCTGCACTATGAGACCATCAAGCCCGTTTGGCGCAATAAGCAGATTGAAAGTGATCTGAGCTTCGTAGATGTTCGCCGAAACGGGTTCAAGAGTGTTGCTACTCTGACCACTTTCATGACTGAGGCTCTGAAGAATCAGATGTTCTACGATGTGTTCAGCATGGTTGATGATGCTATCACTGGTGGCGAGCAGAAGATTGATGTTCAGGGTAAGGAGCCCACCATGGAGGCCATGGATGCTCTAGCTCTGTATCTGAACGAACACGCAGATGGCGAGAACCCGTTCACTGTAAGCCTGATGAAGTATTGCGCAAAGATGCGTCGTATGACCGGTTACGCTCAGTATCTTTCTGACGCTGCAAAGGATGAGTTCAACCGTTATGGTCTGGTTAAGACTTATGATGGCGTTGCTATTACTGGCATCAGCTCTGCCAAGAAGCTGGGTGATGGTTCTATGCTTCTGCCCGATAAAAAGGTTTATGGACTGGCGGGACGCATCGGTCGCCTTGACATGAAGGGCGAGACTCATACCTACGAGGACTACGATAACAACAACGAAAAGATTCATCTGATGGTCAAGGACTTTACCTTTGGCTACAGCATCGATCACATCGAGCGCGTTGCTAAGATTGTCATGGCTCAGTGATAATTTCCTGATTTTTACAAAGGCAAACTTATGCGGGGGCTTCGTGGTCTCCGCATTTTATAGAAAAGGAGATAAATATGGGTTCCGTGATGGAGAAAAAGTTCATTGATGTTTTGAACTGTGATGATAACGTGGTTACCGTTTCGTCACTGAACAATAAGGGCTATACTTTTGAACCTGGAAATGTGAATGAGCCTTGTGTGATTCCCGTTCCGCCAGAAGAAATTCAGTATATGAATAGTGTTTGTAACGCTTTCAAGAATGGTGTTCTGCGATTCCGCCCTGAAGAGCAGGAAGAAATCTTTAATGCGCTTGGTATTAAAGGAGACAGTGTTCTGTTTATTGAGGATATTGATGATGCAATCATAAATCCTACTGTCGAGAACCTTCAGCGGATGATTGACATTAAGGATGGTGCTCAGTTTGAGCGTATTCGCGGCCGCTTCTATTATCTGACGAATGCCGGTGAAGACCTGTCTACCAAGGTCAAGCGCCTGATTGACGAGCGTTATAAGGAGCTTCGTGCTGGCAAGCGTAACAGTGAGCTGTCTGTTGTGCCTGCAGCCAAGTCTGCCCCTGCTGATGTTCAGGCAGAGCTTGAGGCCGCAAAGAGCCAGCTTGCTGAAATACAGAAGCAGATGCAGGCAGCACTGGCACAGATGCAGGCTATGATGGCTGGTGTACAGCCTGTGGCACAGGACACTCCTGTTGAGAAGACTACTAAGCGTAGCCGTAAGAAGGCTGATGGAGAAAAGGCGGAGGTCGTTCCCGCCGAGTAAGATTGGAGGGATAATGTGACCGCATTTTCACAGGTATACGACAAGTTCTACGAGCTGGTTGAAACTGATAGTAATTTCTTTCAGTATTTTGACCTAAACGAGAACGAGGTAAGAGATCTTGTACATGACCGTGCAAAGAGTTATTTGATGGAGTCACTTTCTGTGATTACCAGAAACATTGAACCGGAAGAGGATTTCAGTTTCGATGATTACGATTCAGAACTAGAAGAGTTTAATTCAGATCTCACATTCGATGAGATTGATATGTTAGCGCATTTGATGTTGGAGCAACATTTTAAGCGTGAGTTTGGAAAGTTGAAAGCATTTAGCGCACAAGACCTTCCTACGAGTTTACAGGTATTCTCCCCTGCCAATGAGCGCACGAGTATTCGTGCTCTTGTGAAAGATATTCACGAGGAGAATATGACGATGCTGGACAACTATATGGCAAAAGACCGCTCAACTCGTAAGCGTAAGACCATCGACTATGATACATACGCTTCCTACTCTGAGTAAGGAGGTGTACCAATGGACTTTTATACAAGGGCACGAGCTGTTGGCGGTGCCGCAAAAATGTCTAACAAAAAGGATGTCAAAATTGCTTTTGCAAAACGTGACTTCGCTGCACACTTCAAGGATAGTGTTGATTATGAGGATAATACTCTTGTGAATGGTTTACCTCAGAAGCTGGTTGTTAGTCGTAGTAATAGTATTGCTAAGGAAAAGAAAATCTAGGCTTATCCTGGCGATTCTTTGAATCTTGGTGATATTGTTGACTGTTACAACTGTAAATGGCTGGTAACTGAGATTGAACCAAACGATGAAATTTTTCTTCGTGGGAAAATGGAGCTGTGTAACCGCCAGATTCAATGGCAAAATCCGATTACTGGTGAGATAGTATCTCGTTGGGCAACACTGAGTAAGCCTTATTACGCAAATAATAAGGAACTTGTTGTGACTTCACTGAGTCAACGTGAGTATAAAGTGCAGATGCCTTTTGATGACGAGACTGCGCTGATTGACCTTGATAAGCGCTTTATGCTGGAAATTATCAATGGAGAGCCGAAAACATATGTTACGACTTCTGTTGACCAGAGCACAGAACGCTATGAGCTGCACGGTAAGACACAGGGATTTCTTGTGTTAAATATTCGGCAAGATCAGTATAACAGTAAGACGGACAATGCCGAGAAGATGATTTGTGATTATTTTGAGCCAAATAAGAGTGATGAGCCAGATGCGGATTCTCAGGTAACGGCCACTATTAAGTACGCAGGCAAGCCGGAAGTTCGTGTTGGTGGTTCTTGGAAGAAATTCACTCCGGTATTCACAAGTATTACGGGCGAAGAGGTTGCGGAAGTTGCAAAGTGGAGCTTTATTTGCCTTGATGAGTTTAAGAGTTTTGTTGAAACACAGGTTGCTACGGATGGTGTTTTCAAAATTCGTATTTTGAATAATAGCATCATGGATGGCGTAACTGTTAGAATTTCTCTGACAAATGCAGATGGTACGGCAAATACATCCATTGAATGTAAGGTGGTGAGCTTGCTGTGACAACGAGTGAATTGATTACGGACTACAAAAACAAATTAGCTTTAAAGTTGGTCAATACGGATGGGCTTGTTGAAGCGATGGGTAATGATGATATTGAAGAGCCAGATGAGGCAATTTATACATATATCTTCCCATACTTCCATATTCCCGACACGATTGAGGCAGCACACAGCTATATTTGTTTTAAGGTAAACATGACTGACCGCAGTAATGTTAATGACTGGTACGAGAACTTTACGCTTACTGTGTGGGTTATTGTGAATCAGGCGTTGATGAAGATGAAAGGTCATGGTGGAGCAACACGAGTTGACTATCTGAGCGGTCTAGTGGAGAAAGAATTACACGGCAGTACAATTTTTGGAATTAAGCAACTTAAAATCACATCCAATATCGAGGACAACATGGATTTACACCATCGTGTGCGAATTATGACGTTTAAGACGCAGGATCTGGATGACCTTGTGGGGTGTGGTTAATGGAGCTTAGAGAAATGTACGAGCCGAGCTTGATGCGTGGAAGAGACTTTAAAATCAACGACAAAATTACGATTCACATGCCGTCTGTCGGTGATATTATCGATTATGGTGAGCAAAAGTATTTTCAGTTGGTTTATTTGTTCTGCTCTACATCAAGCGACTATAAAGCACAACTTGACTCTGTTGGGGTTGATTGGCAAAAAATTTCGGACTTTGAAATGTTTCGGCAGCTCTTTATAGGCAACAAAAATCAAGATATGTCTATTTTGTTTGGCGATATGGATATTTCCGGGTTTGTAATGGCAAAAGATAACATAAGTGGTGAAATTGTGTTACACAACAGACTTACGGATACCCGTATTGACCATGTAGTGTATGAAACAATTTCTCAGTACCTATGTGCTGCGAATGGAATTGAAAAGCATTCCGAATTTGCCGCTGACGAACCGACAAGGATTGCAATGATAGAGGAAGCCAGAGATAATTTGGAGTATCAGAAAATAAAGCGTTATGAGCCACGACTTGCGGAGCTTGTTCTCTCAATGGCGTGCTCCTCCGGCTTTAAAGCGGATTACTTCAAGGCTATGGACTACCCTATGAGTGTGTTTATGAATCATGTAAGAAAGATTCAGCAAATAAAGAACTACGACAATACGATGCATGGCGTTTATGCTGGCACCGTGGAGTTTGGAAAGATTTCAAAATCACAACTGGATTGGACGAGCAAGGTTGACTGATTTACCTTGCTCTTTTTATTTTATCCAAATAAATTGAAAGGAAGAAAATTATGAGCGATTTTAATTTTAATGAGGTCGTTATTGACCGCGTTCATCGCATTCACGAGTATGACCTGAACGGCAAGCGCCTGTGGACCATGAATCAGGTTAAGGATTTCAAGCTGACTCTGGGTGGCGAGACCGTTTATGCTCAGGATGCACAGGGCGTTAACATCATGGCATTCGACAAGAGCAAGACTGCCGAGGCGGATTGGTCTAATGCTCTGATGCATCTGGGTGCTCTGGCAGAGCAGATGGGCTCCAAGAAGGAGGTTGCTTCTTCTACAGCAAAACAGGTCTTTACCACTGTTGAGTATCTGACTTCTGCCGACGGCCAGAAGCTGACTCTGACTCATACCCCCAAGGCTGCTGTTGCAAATGCCCCCTTTAAGTACATTGATCTGGTCGATGGTCAGGGTAATGCACTAAAGACCTTTGAGCTGGGTGAGACCGCCGAATCTCAGTTCTCTGTTTCTGGCACTGAGGTTACTCTGCCCACTGGTGCAAACCTGAAGGCTGGCGACCGCTTTGTTGTGAAGTATCAGTACGAGAGCGAGGAGGGCATTGCTATCAATGATAGCGCCAATAAGTTCTCTACCGAGGGCGAGTTCGTGATTGAGGCATTCTGCTACAATCCTTGCGACAAGGCAAATAAGAAGCTGATGCGTATCATCTTCCCGAATGCCAAGATGGACAATGCTATCGATATGACTTTCACTAATGAGCTGGCTCATCCGGTCAAGATTAGCGCTACTCAGGAATACTGCTCTGAAGACAAGCGCCTGTTCCGTATTGAGACTGCTGCTGCCTAATGGCAAATCTGAATTGGTGCCGTACTTGCGGAAAAGAATATCCGGTATGCCCGCATTGCGAGCAGGATGCGCGTCTTAACCCTTGGCGAATGATTTGTGACACTGAGCCACACTTTCTTGTGTGGACTGCTGTAAACCAGTATCGCCAGGGAATTATTTCAAAAGAGACTGCAAAGGCAGACTTGACTACTCTTTTGACACGCAAGTACAAGAATATTACGGAGTCCGAGGTGGAAAATTTCATCCCGGCTGTTCGTGACATTTTCCATGAAATCATAGATGAGCCTGCAAAGGCAGAGAATGAGTCATCTGGTGATGTAAAAGATGAAACGCCCGTGAAGCCGGTAGTTAAGAAAACATCAAATCGTAAGGGGCGGGCATAACCGCCCCTTTATTTTTCGTGGTGATTTTATGGAGAAAAAGAACAGAACGAAGTTTAATGTCAGTAAGAATCCAGCAGATAGAACATATGATGGCGTAGTTTATGATAGTAAGGCAGAAATGTTGTTTTATCGAGATATTGTATTGCCAAGGCTGGCAAGCGGCGAAATTGTAGAGTGTCGTAAGCAGGTCCCATTTCTTCTGCAAGAATCGTTCCGCCGGGTCGATAAGGACGGCAAGGACGTAGCGGTGCGGAAGATTGACTATGTGGCGGACTATGAAATTACATATCGAGATGGCAGCAAACAAGTGATTGATACGAAGGGATTCGCTGATAGTGTTGCTTTGATGAAGCGCAAGATGTTCTGGTTCAAGTATCCTGATGTAGATTACCGCTGGATCACATACTCCAAAATCGATGGAGGCTGGGTCGATTATGACGACCTAAAAAAAGCTCGGAAAGAGCGAAAGAAATTAAAGCAAGCACAGACGAAAGGGAGATAAAATGAAGGTTTTAAATTTTCAGGAGCGAATCGACTTCGTGAAAGAGGTCATTGAGATGTGTACTGTTCAGGACGATTATCAGCCTGCGCTGTTTGATGTGGCATTTCGGCTGACCTGTTTGAAGTATTTTGTTGGTTATAATTATCGCAATGAGCCGCAGACTGAGTGGCCGCGCATTGCTTATGAGTCTTTTAATCTGAAGATTGAAGCTGCAGGTTGCGATACCGCTGTGTTCTGGGATCAGTATGATTCTCTGGAGAAGGCAGTGCAGGAGCGTGCGCAGCGTTCTCATGATGAGTATCTGGCTCTGGCAATTTGCAACAAGCGCGATGCGTTTGCCGAGTTTATTGATTACCTGAAGGATTATCTGGATGAGGTAAAGAAGAGCCTTAGAGACTTTGATGTAAATCAGGCTTCTCAGGTTATGTCTGCCCTGCTGGACAATAAGCAGGAAATCTCTGCTGTGCTGGCAAAAGATAAAAAGGAATAAACACTTTTAGAGGTGGGTTGGAGGGAATTTTAATATGGCTACAAGAAGTAAACCGCTGAAGTTATGGGATGCTGAGAAGTTCAAGAACGTAAACCCAGTGTCTTTGAAATACTGGGATAGATATGAGACTGATATGGGCATCCGTGACCTCAGCCCGTCTACTGTTTACAATTATGAATCGGATTTCAAGCAGTGGATGATTTATGTTCTGGACAATCAGGGTAATGCTCCTGTGACGGAACTTGAGGAAGAGGATATCGAAGAATTTCTTTTCTATTGTAAGAAGCATGGAAATAACTCTGCTCGTATGAAGCGGCGCATGAGTACAATTTCTGCGCTGTATCGGTATCTTCGCAAGAAAAAAATCATCAAAGAGAATCCGATGGAGTTCATTGACCGACCGACCAAGGACGTGGCTGTCGTGAAGCAGACATACCTTACGCCGGATGAGGTTAAACTGATGCGAGAGAAGTTGAACGCTCTGGTTGAAACTGCGACCACCGTTCACATGAAGGATAATGCGATGACGCTGCGTCTGTACGCACTATTCTCGCTATCCACGATGGCTCGTGTCAATGCTGTGCGGAATACGCTCTGGAAGTCTATCGATTATGAAAACCGTATGGTACATGATGTTCTGGAGAAGGAAGGAAAAATTGTTGATCTGATGTTCAGCAAGGAAGTTTCTGAACTTTTGAAAGAGCTGAAGGAATATCGCACTGAGCATGATATTGAGGATGGCGGCTATGTGTTTGTTGGTACAAAAATCAATGGTACATGGATGCCGATTACTTCAAGCACTGCCGGTGACTGGTGTAAGAAGATTGGTGAGATGATTGATGAGCCTACGTTGCACCCGCATGACTTCCGGCATAGTGGTGCTACCCTGCTGAAGAATGCGGGTATGAGTCTGGAAGATGTCTCTTCCCTGCTTAACCATGCTGGTACGGATGTGACCAACAAGTATTACATCAAAAAGGATACGACAAAGATTCAGTCCGCAAAGGATCGGTTTGAGATTTGAGGTGGAGTGAATGGGAAGTCTTGCTTCTTCGTATACGAACTTTGATGATTTACTGGCCGGTGTGGTTAGCAGTGTTCAAGACATCCTTGAAGGTATTGCACCGGAAATTGAAACGAGACTGCAAACAAGCATTGTAGAAAATGTACACTCGAAAAGTGGGCGGTCTGACGGAATTGAAAGTAGAAGAAATATTGTAAGTAGTGTTACTACAGATAATAACGTGGTAACTATGACAGTAAAGGATATTGCAAGACCGCAGGCATCATGGTGTAAAACACCATTCCGAGAAGGAGATAATGCAGCCTTAGAAGGAACAATGTTTGCTAGTTGGATTGAGCATGGCTTGTGGATGGATATTGCAGAGTGGAATCGAATGGGGCGACCGAAGGAAAATAAACCAAAGCGTCCTGCACGTCCATTTATTTCAAAAGTCCAAGTTGAAGCGGCTATGATCGTAAAAACCGCATTACATGAATTGTAATCCCACAATTTATTTGGAAAATTTGAATGAGAGGAGGCTGGCTTGAAGAAGCTGGCCGCTTCTCTTTTTTATTTTGAAAGGAATTGTTGAAAATGGAAAAGAGAGGTGACCAACAGTATGGATGAAAAAGAAAATACTGGCACAGAGTCTTCTGCCGTAACAGCCATTAAGGTCAAGGTTGTTATTGACACAAATAAAAAAGAATTAGACCAGCAATTTAATTCTGTTAAGGAGCATTATAAAGAAAAACCAGTAAAAATTGCTTTTGGAGTAAATCAAAACGACACTATTCGTAATATAAATGATGCACTTGATAAGGTAGTCAAGAGCGGAAAGTTAAAAACTCCAAAGGTTACACTTGATGTTAAGATTGACCAGAGTAAAGTAACTGCACAGCTTAAAAAAGCTATGCAATCTGCGGCAAAGCAGACAGTTAAGGTTGATACCGGAAAGTCTGGTTCTGCAAAAACGCAAGATACTTCAAAAAGTGATATTTCTCGCCTTTTCAGTCTTGCAAATCGTCAAGCAAAGTTAAAAGCGGATGAAGCATCGTTAATTGCTAATGGAAATAAATCATCTGAGTTGAAAGCGGTACAGACTAGATTGAGCGCAATCAACGATGAGATGGATAAACTCAAGACAAAAACAAAAGATGTAATTACGGAATCTCAGAAGTTAAAGCTTTAGGATATCGAAAAAACCGGAAAATTCAATGCTGACAGGAATACTGCAAAAGGTGCTGATTCGGCTGCAAAAGAACTAAAAAAACAAAATCAAGAAATTGCAGATGATTTAAAAAAGACTCTCACATCTCAAGAATCCGAGTATGAAAAATATCAAAAAAAGATTCAGTCTCTTGAAAACTATTCTAAGAATAACTCCAACTATAAAAATGATAATATCAAAAAATATTTATATGGAGAAGATGGAACTGGAAAAACTTCTGGAAAGTTAAAAGAGTTGCGAGATCAGCTTGCTTCTATTGAGAACACTACACCAGGGAAAGCAATTCAAGACTTTGATAAAAAATGCAAGACTCTTGATACAACTATTGATTCTACAAGTCAACATTTAAAAGAACTTGGATTTGATTTTAGAGATATAAATCAAGCCAATGTTGATATGACGAAGTTTAAGAGTGTTTATGAACGTGCAACGAAGTTAGAAGACTCTATTGCAAATAAAAGTAAATATTCTTGGCTAATTGATAGTTTAAACGGAATAAAAGCTTCTGCTGCTGGCTGTGAAGGCGATGTTACTGATCTTAGTGCAAGACTATCAAACCTTGAGGTTGAGGCCAGCAGATGTGGGGCCACTACAGAAACTCTTGGTCAAAAACTGTCTCGTTTGTTTAAGGAGCACTTCCAGACCGCCATCGCTATGGCTGGCGTTGCAATGGTCAAACAAGGTCTGCGAGAGGTTTATAATAATGTCGTAGAGATAGACGACGCTATGGTAGAGCTACGCAAAGTAACAAAAGAAAGTGAAAATGCGTACTCGCAGTTCTCTGATCGTGCTGCAAAAACCGCTCGTGATTTGGGCGCATCAATTTCTGATTATGTTAGTGCAACAGCAGACTGGTCTCGTCTTGGATATAATATGCCGGACGCAGAGGAGCTTGCCCGTGTAAGCACTCTATTGAAAAATGTTGGCGATGGCATTGAAAGTGTTACAGATGCTTCGTCTTATATGATTTCCGTTTTGAAAGGTTTTGACCTTGCGGCAGAAGACGCTCAGAAGGTAGCTGATATTGTTAATGAGGTCGCAAATAATGAGCCTGCAAGCGCCGAGGATATCCTTGAAATATTGACTCGTAGTGGCGCAGCCCTCCATGAAGCCGGAAATGATCTTGACCAGGCAGTTGCTCTTGGTGTGGCTATGAACTCTGTTACCCAAAACGCGGAGTCCACCGGCCAAACATTAAAAACTGTCAGTATGTATTTAAGAGCTGCCAAGACGGATTTGACCGCGATGGGAGAATCTACAGACGGGTGCGCGAATTCTGTTTCCGAACTTCGTAGCGAATTAAAGAAGCTTACTGGCGTTGACATTATGGCAGACGCTGCCGGAACTCAATTTAAGAGTACATATGACATCTTGATGGAGATTTCTAAGGTCTGGGGCAAGCTGACTGATGTTGATCGTGCGAACGTTACGGAGCTTCTTGGCGGCAAGCGCAATGCGAACAGTGTTTCTGCCGTATTGTCCCAGTTCCAGATTGCGGAAAAATCAATGAAAGACGCTGCCAACAGTGCTGGTTCTGCCGCAAAAGAAAATGAAGTATATTTAACCAGTATTACTGGTAAGTTGAATCAGTTAGATGCTGCATTCCAACAGTTCAGTAAAGACTTACTTGATAGTTCTTTAATCAAGTTCTTTGTCGATTTCGCCACCGGAGCAGTAGACCTTGCTGATGGTGCAGTTAAAGCAGCTGGCGCATTACCCACTTTAACAGCCGCCATTTCTGGTGTGTTGTCCGTAATGCAGATGAGCGGAAAGCTCAAAAATGGTGCGGGTAAAGTTAATATGCCCTCTTATGTTTGTTGCGTTTGATAACATAGGATGCGGCACCATGTAAAAATAAAATAGCCCCTAGAGTGCTGGGAAACCCTAAGAGCCATATCGCCTATTATTATATTTATATAAGGTAGGAATCGAAAGATAGAAACAAGGATATGGATGCTATATGCTGAGATAAAAGCTCGGTTTTATCGTATTGTCAAAACATGGTAATAGTTGAGTGCTAAGTAGCGTTTATAATGGGCGGTCAGCAGCCGATCCACTCCCCTATTATATAATGTAGGAGAGTAGAAGGTTCATCGACTAAAAAGGGTCAGTGAGCAACCACTGGAAGGATAGTCAGTTCTGGACGAAAGTTCAGAAGTCCACCTCAGACGTAACCAGACGACTTAAAGAAGTAGGTGGAAACGAGGAGACGCGCTATTCTCTGGCGCGATATAAATAGGAGAAAATATTCAAAATTATAATTCGACATGATTCATATTGACAGCTAGTGCGCCGCAAGCTATAATGAAAATACAATCGTATAAACTCATTTTACGGAGGTATTTATCATGCCGAGACCTAAAGGAAGCAAAAACAAGGTTACCATGATTGCAGCGGCTCCTGTCGATTATGCCGCACTGATCGATGAAAAGCAGTCCGCAAAAGATTCGTTGAATGCAGAGGTTACTTCTATCGCGGCTAATATCGATTCTTTGAAGGCTGATCTGAAATCCAAGAAAGCTGAAATCAAAAAGTTGGATAAAGAGTTAGCTAAACTTGCTGAAAAGAAAGACGAAGCTGACAAAAAAGCCGCTGTCGAAGCTAACAAGAAGAAGGCCGAAGAACTCGTTGCCAATGCACTGGCCAGCGGTATGACTGCCGAAGAGATTGCCGAACTTCTAAAATAACTGCTGTGCAGTCATCATAATGAATTAAGCCCGACTTCCCTACTACTAGGAGGCCGGGTGTTTTAAATGTTCACGAAAAGTCCATTGCTATTGATTGTGTTTTAGCGTATACTATGAGTGAAAGAAGGAAGGTGTAAGCATGGTACTGCTAAATCAAGTATCTGACTGGTTTCTTAGTAAAGAATCAATGACGCACAAGAAGCTTCAGAAGCTTTGCTATTATGCACAGGCATGGTACTGTGCTCTTTACGACGATGGTCCTTTGTTTGAAAATGAAATTCAGGCATGGGTTCACGGTCCTGTAATTCCTGATCTTTACCATCGATATTCTTGTTATGGGTGGGAGCCTATTCCTAAAGTTGATTTTAACGAGGGTATTCTAAATGAACGTGTTTTGAACATTCTTGATTCCGTATATAGCACTTATGGACCATACGATGGCGATCAGCTTGAAGCTTCAACTCATTCTGAAACTCCGTGGCAGAATGCTCGCAAAGGTCTTGAGCCTTGGGAACCCGGTACGGAAGTAATCACTTATAAAGCAATGAGGGATTTTTACAAAGCACTCTATGAGCAAGGACAGGCAGACTAAATTCAAACTTCCCGTACCAAAATGCACGGAAGTAAAAACGGAAGTATTTCCACATAATGGAGCAAAAGCTGAACAAAATAGTTTAACTTTTTCTTTTGCTTGCTTTGATAGAAGTCATGATTTGTTTAATCTTGGTGGAGATGCAGAAGATAAAACAGTTGGCGGCGCATGGTTCCTTGATTTACTTGATTGTTTAAAAAGTGTCAGCAATAGAAAGATTCCAGAAATTAGAACTTCATTACATGATTTACATCCGATTGATTGGAGTAAAACAAATACTTCTGCTCCAGATGGTGATGAACAGCATGAGTATTGGCAATTTAGAATCAATAAGTCAAAGGGTCGAGTAATTGGATTTATCGTTAATGGAGTAGAACATTCTGTATTCTATGTTGTTTGGCTTGATCCACATCACAATCTTACTGACAGTGAAGGATATGGCGGAAAAGTTTGGTTTAAACGACCGGTTTCCGAAGCTGAAATAAGGCAATTAGAGCTTGATAGTATAAAGAAAAAGTATGCCGACTTACAAAAGGACTATAATCTTTTGTATGATACATTAAATCCAGAATAGGACGGGATTGTGGTTGCGAGGCGCTAGTGAACTCTAGTATGCCATTTCAGACAATTGACTGTGTAAACAGTTATTGGATGAGTAAACAATCAGTCGAACCCGTTTTTAAGAAATTTTGCTCCTTGTCCGTGTGACAGGGAGCTTTTATTATATCCAAATGCAAAAACACTCGAAAGCTACATGTTTCCGGGTGTTTTATTTGTTCCGTTTTAGTTAGTTGTTGCTTACCATTCGTACCCACAATTCTTACACTTGAACTGTTTGCCGGGCTTTCTAATCAGGTTCTTTGGACGGAGGTAAATTGCGTGAATATAAAAGATGACTGCCATGCATGGTCTGCTTTTGGCAGTGAGCCACTTACATTACCACCCATTTCTGACGTTCCAGAGGAAGTATCCATTGCGATTCACCGGGTTGAAGAACTAATAAATCGCAACGACGACTAATTACAGGTTCCTCACCTTCCGCTTTCATATATTCGTAAATATCGTTGTTTGTATTTTTGAGAAAACGAATCATGTCTTTTAATGACATTTTCTCTATTTCTTCATGAGATACATTACTGACTTTGCTGATATACTCTGGAACACCTATGCCTGCAAAAGCACATCCGTTTAAGATATGGTTTTGGATTGGTTCTTTGTCTATTGAGTATGTGATTATTTTAGGTTCGTCGTTCTCGTATCCAGCAACCATAAAAGCAATATCGTTTTTAATGGCATTTTGTGGGAGTGTTTTAAGTAAGATATAAAACTCTTGCGTAACGGAATAATCTTTGTCAAACACTTCAATTATTTTTTGAAGTATTTCACCAAGTTCTTTGCCGTTGTCAAGTTTTGTGTGTCCACAAAAGCCTATACAATGGTTGGATTTCGTGCGATATATTTTTTGAAAGCGATCAATAGAACGAACGAAGATAGGGTCTCCGCCATCAGGTTGAAGCCAATATTTCATAGCACGCCAATCGCCGGACACTACTATGCCATTCTGATTTGCGATAGCCATTACTAAGGACATATTAACGTCACATCCTTCACCATTCGTATCCACAGTTACGGCATTTAAACGTCTTCCCTGCCTTTTTGGACCAAATACCCCAGACCACTGCATCAACAACCTTACTGGTTCCGCTAATCTTTTCAATATCAGGTGAATGACATGTGGGACAGGTAGGAACGTATTTCGGATGTTCTTTCTCCTCCAATTCAGCTCTATATTGAGCGTCAAAGGCGTTGGCTTTATCTTGCATTTTTTTGAGCGAATCTTCGCTAAGTGTTGAAATGTCAACCTGCGGCAGATGCTCAAACTTCCAATTGATTTTCTTTTGCTGGCTCATACTATTCCACTTAGGCGATAATATGACATCTCTAAAGCAAAATGCGCACAGCATTTGATTTTGGGGATAATACTTGTCACATAACGGGCAGTAGCGTACATATTTATCCATATCTATTCTCCTCAAAAATGATATTATCTTTCATGAACGTTTTTGACGTTGATGACAATAATCATATTACTGGCCTAATAACAAAAATACGAAATCTTTACAGGGAATTTTTATCGCTAGATGTAGCAGAGCGTGGAGCTGGGACTTCTTTTCTTGATTTTATCAAATATTCAATAAGAAGTAAAGCCTCAACTGACGGTTTGACTCTCTCGATGAGGGCAGCAACATTCGCTGCAAAAGCACTAAATCTCGCTTTGTCGATGGCTGTTGGTGCGTTAATTGGAATGGCAATAAACGGAGTCGTTTCCGCCATAGCTGATTACGCACAGCGAATCGATACTGCGGCCACGAAGACAAAAGAAGAAGCTGATGCAGCTAACAATGCCACTTCCTCTTTGAAGGATTTAGTCGATGCCTACGAAGAACTTGGTGATAAGTCTGGTTGGAGTACGGAAGATTTCGATCAAGCAAAAGACACCCAAGAGGAGCTTTTAGCTCTCGCTAAAGAGCAGGGAACTCTTGATGAAAACAAAGTGAACCAGCTAGACCTTCAAAATGGCAAATACGAAGAGCAACTTGGTTTGCTAAAAGACATTACAGAGGAACAGCTCAAAGCATCCGAATCTAAATTGATTCAGTCTAAAGATGCTCAGGGTAACAAGCTTGTTAAGACCGCCAAGGATAATAATCGTTCCCATTTCTTCAGTTCTATTTCTGCAAATGCTAACCTTGGCATTATGAATGAGTTAAAGGATGCTGGAATTGATGTTTTCAACAAGAGTGGCAATTTCGGCGTAAAGGATTTGAACGACCCAGATTCTATTGCAAAGTATTATTCCGAACTTGGAAAGGCTTTGGATTACATTGTTCAGAATACGACTGAAGCACAACGAGCCGCAGGTGGTGCTTACCATACTGTTTATCAGTATTTAATGGATGAGCAAGCCGCGCTTCAGGATGATGCAGATGCTTACAATGATTCTACTGATGCTGTCAATGAGAATGTAAATGCTCGTAGAAAACTCCAAGCTATTGATTTTTGGAGCGACGGCAAAAGCAATGGTATGGACGTAAGCTATAGTTTCGATAAGGTCAATTCTGCAATCGAAACTCTAAAAAATACCATTGATGACTTTGATGCAAGCAAACTAAACGATCTCTTATGGGGCACGAATGAAGGCTTGACTGACGAACAGGCGCAAGCCTTGGCGGCACTTCGTAAAGCATTGACCGACATGGATTTCTCTGCAGATACAGATGGCGTGAACGCCTTTATTCAGGCTCTCGTACAGGTTGGGATTGTAGCGCAATCTTCTGCTGGTCAGGTTGACGAGCTTGCTGCTGGCGCACAGAAGATGGAAGATATTTCTTCCAAAATGGATGAAATCCAGTCTGCGTATAAAGCTTCTACCAGTGCAATGGAAGAATACAATCAGTATGGCTACATGAGTCTCGATTCTCTTCAGTCTTTACTGACGATGAACACCGAGTATTTGAATTGCCTTGAGCTTGTTAATGGTAAGCTCCAGATAAATAAACAGAGCTATGCCGAATTGCTTGCCGCTGAATATGCAGAAGCTGCCGCAACAATTCTTTCTAATGCACAACATGAGGTTGCAAATCTTACTGCCGATGACACGGCTGAAAGCACTGATGATTTAAAAGAGAAAACAGAGGCTGAAAAGACTGCTCTGGAAAATCTTCTTCCTGCCTTGAAAAATGCTACTGCGGCCACCGCAACATATAGTGCTGCTCAAGAGTTTGCAAATGAAGTCGAAAAAGCTGGCGAACGTGGTGTCGATCCTGCAAAGCTAGAGGAAATCACGAATCGCACAAATACTCAGCTTTCTTTGCTGTACACCAATATGAATGCCGCTTTAAAGGGTGGGCGAGCATTAACAAATCAGTTGAATGGGTTCCCGACAAATAAGGCCAGCAAGAACAACAAGTCTACTGCGAAGTCTGTAACTGATATTGCTTCTGCTTTTGATACCTTAACAAAGGCCATGAAAGAATATAACCAATATGGTTATATCTGTGCTGATACAATGAAGTCACTGATTGGTGTCGATGACAAGTTTACTGCTTGTTTGACGGAGCAAAACGGAAAACTTGAACTTAATACAGCCAAATTCCGCACATTTATTAAGGCACAACTCAAGGAAGCAAATGCGGCTAATGATGGTGGCAAGTCTGCTGGCGAGATGAAGAAGATTCTCGACTGGTTGAATTCTAGTGTTGATTCTGAAACCATCTCTTTTGAGCAGTTGACTGACGCTATCAAAGGCTATGGCACCGCGATGGATGAAGCCAAGAAAAAGACGGACGCTATAAAATCCGCATTTTCCAGTCTTTCTGATATCGGTAAGAATAAGATTGAGAATCCTTTTGGCGCTCTTGATGCAGATGGTGTTGACAAACAGTATCAGGCAATTCGTGATCTGTATGATAACACTGATTTGTTTACGGATGAACGGTTTGCTGGAGCGTTAAATCCCGAAACTGGATTGGTTGATTATAACAGCGATGCCTTTAAGCAGATGTTCCTCGAAAAGCTTGATGGTATGGCTACTGCTTGTGAACAAACTGGCGGTAAAGCTGGAAAATATCTTGCCCAAGGTTTTAGAGACGCCGAGGATAAGATTAAGAACAATGTTATCAGTATTGAGGAATATATCAACGGCATAGGTTCTACTTTGGAAAACATCAATAATCGGATGGACAACTTCCAAAGTGCATTCAATGACCTGTCCGATATTGTGGACGAATATAACGCCTATGGTGATTTAAGTCAAGATTCAATCCAGAAGTTAATGGGGCTTGACGTAAAGTACACAGCTTGCCTTGAGCTTCAGGGTGATAAGCTTGTGTTCAATAAAGAGGCGTTCCGTGCGCTTTATGTTGCACAGCTACAAAAACTCGCCGCCGATTATGAAGGCACTGATATTGGCAAGCGCTATGCTGAAATCCTTCAAAAGGTTGCCGATGGCACTTGGGATGTCACTGACCACATGAAAGGCATGGGCACTGAGGCTCAAAACCTTCAAACTATCTTCTCCAATCTAAAAGACCTTTTCTCTTCCCTGCTTGATGTTTTCAATAAGTTCAACGATAACAATTCCAACGACCTCAAGATTTATGGCGATGCCATGACCGAGGAGATTGATAAACGAATCGAAGCTCTTCAGGACGCAAACGACGAGCAAGAAAAAGCTATCGAACTAGCAAAATTGCAAGCCGAGCTTGAAAAGGCCGAGACTCAGAAAACCGTCCGTGTCTACACCTCTAATGGTTATGAGTGGCAGGCTGATGAAACTGCCATTAAAGAGGCTCGTGACAATCTCAACTCTAAACAGCGTGAGAACGCTTTGAATGACGAGATTGATAAACTGAACAAGCTGAAGGATAAGTACGCTGAACTGATTAACCTGATTGGTTCTAGCTACGAAGACTATCAGAAGAAACAGGAATATGCCGCGAAGATTCAGGGCATGACATTTGACCAGATGACCGCCGGACTTGATGGCTTCGAGTCTACCGTTATCGCCAACATGAAAGCGATTCAGGGCGCAACTAATGTCAACAATGTCGTCACCAATCTGACCAATTTGGTTAATACTCTGGTTAAACTGAACGACGTTCTAAATGGTTTAAGTACTGGGACTACTCAGAGTGGTGGTATTACCGGCCTGTTCAATCGACTGCAGCGTGCCATTGGTACGTTCTCCGACAAGAGTTCCGGTAAGGGATTCTTTGGTCGCCTCTTGGATGCAGGAAAGAGTATCCTTGGAATCGGCGATGGCAGTGCCAGTAGTAAACTTACAACCGATATTGCTCCAGTCATAAAGTCTGGTGTCGGTGATGGCATCACTACTGGACTGGATGCCGCAAAACCGTCTATAGCTAAATCTGCGCAGGGGCTCTTCTCCGGCAATGGCGGATTGAAGTCTATCTTCCAGAAAGGGTTCGGTGGAGTCGCATCTATTGCCAAAAAAGCGGTTGGCGGACTTGTCTCAATTTTCGGTGACATCGGTACTACATTGGGTGGAACCAAGCTGTTCTCTGGTATTACTGGTATTTTCAAGGGAATCGGTAAGACTGTCAGCACCGTTATTGGCACTACAGGTGGTACGGGTGTTGCCGGAACTATTGCGGCTGCGGTCAGTCATATTCCTGTCATCGGCAAGATCTTGCTTGGTGGTACTCTTGCTGTCGGCGCGATCGGTGGCGGAAGCCTCACTACTGGCATTAAGAGAATCGGCGCAGGTATTACTAATGTAGTAAAGGGCATCGGCTCTACTATCAGCAAGGCGGTAAAGGGTGTTGGTAGCTTTATCAGCAAACTTATGCCGTGGAACTGGGGTAAGAGTTCAAGCGATAGCGGCTCTAAAAAGAAGGGCATCGGTTCTTGGAAAATTTGGCCTTGGAACTGGGGCCGTGCTAAGGGTGACAAGCATATCGACCAAGCAGCTCCGTACAATGTTGACGAAGAGGGCGAAGAGATAATTGTTCGTAATCCCGCAAAGGGTCGAATGACTTATCTCGAAAAGGGCGATGGCGTTATTCCGGCTGACACTACAGAGAACCTGATGGAAATCGGCAAAGATCCAAAGAAATGGTTATCTGATGCCATGAAAGAATCCAGCAATTCGGTCGGTTCTCTGCCTATTGACGACCTGAAGAATGCCAAAACCAAGGGTGACCTGATATCTATTACGAAGAGTCTGGCAAACAACCAGATGAAGCGTCTGCGTGATAAGTTTGATACAGTGTGGAAGCGGCTTGGCAAAAATGCCGGACTGTCTGAAGAGCAGATTGACACCATCGGTAGTACCATCTTTGACCGGATGGGCAGCATGATTTCTAATTCGATGGATTCTGCCCTTGGCAATAAGAATCTAACCGACGACCAAATCAAAACTATTTGTGCTGAAATGTTCCAGCGCATGGGTAGCGTGTATAAGAATGGATGGGACAACCTCTATTCCCTGTCTCCCGACATGTCTACGGACGCTTCTACTGCAATCAATAAGCTGTTTGAGACCATTTTTGCTGATTACAATGCAGATACGTCAAATATTAGCGATGTTATATCTGGTTGGCTACCAAAAGTTGAAAACACCATGAATACCACTCCGGCTCCTGGTTTGTCTGGCGGTGGTGGCTACTATGGCAATTCAATGGATGCCAATGTTGGACCTTCTGCATCGTTTAGCTTTAGCAAGGTCAAGAAAACTATCCAAGGGCTCTTCGAGAAGTTCTCCAACAGCAAGCTTGGTACATGGCTGAATAAGCACTCTCTTGGTTCTACTGTGGACAAGCTGACAAAATACAATGAATCCAATGACCCGAACATGGTTCAAAAGGCATTGCATCTACTCACTCATCCGACAGAACTGATTGCTTCGGCAGTTGAAAGTGCAGTCAAGACAGGCAAAAAAGTCACTTGGGCAGTCACTCATCCGAAAGAGGCCGCTCAGGAGATTGCTTCTGTCGCAAAGGATGCATACACCAAGGGCAAAGAGGTCGCGTCCAATGTAAAGGACGCAGTAACTCACCCGAAAGAGACTGCTGAAAAAATTGTTGATAAAGTGAAAGAGACTTACAACAATATCAAAGAGGCCGTCTCTGAGAAGACTAATTCGGCAAAGAATTGGGTCAAAGACAAAGTCGATAAAATCACAGGCAAGAAAGCTACCGGTTCTCGCAGCATTAACAAGTCTGGTACTTACAATGTTGATGAGAAAGGCCAGGAACTTATCGTCCGCCAGCCTGAAGCTGGGCGCTATACCTATCTTGAGACTGGTGACGGCGTTGTCCCTGCTGATATTACATCTAAGCTCTTTGATCTGGGTGGTAATCCTGATGCATGGTTCCAGAAGCAGCTCGCAAAGAATGGCGGTCTTACCGCAAATGTTCAGAATCGCAGTCAGGCTCCGTCTATCAGCATTGGCGACATTTATGTTCAGAAGCCGATTGGAGACGTTGATGGTCTGGCTCGTGAAATCGTTCAGGGTCTGCCTAATGCGATTTATCAGGAATGTAGTAAACGATAAGGAGGTGCGTTAAGTGACTGATTCAAGAAAAGCTGTCAGTGAACTCGCGAAGATGATTTGCGATACTGCCAGACGTGTTGTTGAGGATGCTTCGTTTGACAAGACCTTCTTTGGTGTTGTAACAGGAACCAGCAACGGAAAATACATCGTAACTTCTGCTGGACAGGAATACACGATTAAATCCAGTCAGTTCTTCAAGGTTGGAGAACGGGTTGCGGTGACTGCTGCTCAAAGCAACTACAATACGCTGATTCTTCATAAACTCTAAGCCGCGCAAAATGCAGGTAGTTCCGCCAATGACGGATAACCCTACAAGTGCGGCTTTTAATTTTAGGAGGTGATTCTACCTTGGCGAAACCTATACTGTCCCCCATTTCTGTTTTTGATGCAAACGAAGGGACTACCGCATATTTTAAGGTGGCAACCACCTATGACGGTACATTATATAATAATGCTCAAAAAGCATACGATCAGGCCATTGAGAAGCAGAAGACTACTATCGCTGCTATTAAAAGCCGTGGTGTCGAGACCTATGGGAATATTGACAATCTCAATCGTGCTCGAATTGTATGGACAGCTGAAAATATTGCAAAGTATCAGACCTTTGTGAATGAGATGAATGCGAACGAAACCATCATTTCTGAGGGCAACTATTCTACCGTTCTCGAGTGTGATGATAAAATGGGCAGTCTACAGGTGGCGTACACTCCTCTGTTCCAGACGGACAATGGTGAACTCGTTCCGCTCACTCAATCTGAGATTTCAAAATATTTATCTGATGTCAAAACGAAAGCAACTGCTATGACCAATGGCCTTGTGGCTGCAAACATCTTGTCCGTTGATGCGGAAGGAATTTCGGAGACGGTTGGTGGAAGCGCCATCACTGTCAAAAAGATGATTGCTGCGGCTGAAGGAGATACTTTTGATGGTGCTCCTTTGTCTGCCTGTGATGTCAGTGCTATCGCTGGTTGGAGTGAGGCCGAACTAAAGAAAACTTATGGTAAAACAAGCACATTTGTCGGCTGGGCCATGCATGATGTTCAGGGAAAGATTTGGAATGATAAAGACAATGTAGCAGAGAAGACTGCCGCGCTGGAAAAGGCAACGACCACGTATTGCTATGAAGTGTATGACAGCATGACCAACAAGTTGCTCGGAAGTGTTACAAACGCTGTGACTGGTTTCACTGCTAATCTTGGTTATGGTTATAGAATTACTTCGTCAGATTGGCTCGACAATCAGTCTCGCAACTATACTATTCGCGTCAAGGTCAGACTTTCTGGTGAAGACGAATATGGTGATTTCAGTGACCCTATTCCTCTTTGGTGCAAAGAAAAACCAATATTGAGCTTCGACGGGCTTTCTTCTAATACGGAAAATATTATCCCTACTTCCTCAATTTTGTTTCTGTTATCGTATCAGTATGTAACTGTACAGGGTGAAACATTAAGTACCTACCAGTATCATCTATACGATGAAAGTAAGAATCTGATTAAAGAATCTGCAGTATTCTATGGAGCTGTAGGAGCGTCTTTTACAGTGAACGGTTTGGATAATCGGACTGTGTTTTATATTCGCGGAACCGGCACAACTCGCAATGGTTATTCTTTGGATACTGGCTTTATTCAGTTCGAAACAAAATATTATGCGAGCGCAGAAGGAGGCACTTTTTTACAGTGTAAGAATAAATTAAGTGACGGATATGTTGCTATTTCAAGCCATCTTGCTGATATTTCTGGAATAACAAAAGACCAGATTTCTTATGTAACATCATCTGGTGGTTATGCTGTGGATTTGACTCATGGTGAAAAAGTCACGTTTGATATTCCGTATCAAATGGAGTTCTATAATGTCAAAGACTATGCGATGGCATTCAAGGTTCGTCCTGTTGTTCGAAAAAATATCGTAGAATTCTCGTTCGATCAGGATGGAATGATATATAGAGGCGTTATTTCCACTAATATTCGAGCTTTTTCTAAACTTCCTTACGAAAGCTATCTTCCCGCCAATCAGTCCGAATATTTTTATGCTATGCTAAAGATTATTCGTGAGGATGGCGGTTTTGCATATTCAGACGTTTATTTTATTGACAGCAACTACATGAAACGAACCAGTATGGACGTACTGATTTGTCTACAGCATAAAGATAATGCTTATGATATTACGATTAGGGAGGTGGAAGAATGAACTTTCTGGGATATGATTTGTTCGGAACTGGCTCTGACGCCTCCCCTTGTGCTGGGAATCCTTCTCTGGCGGGGTTTGTGATTCAAAATGGTATTTACGACGGTGTCTATCTTTCAGGATCTCCTGACGAGTTCTCTACTTTTTATGATTCAGGTATGAAATGGACAGAAGACACTTTGCTTTTTGCCGATTTTAATCAAAAAACTCTTGGTGGCTCCAACTTTGAATATGGCTCGGATTTGCACGAAATCAAGTTGAAGCGCCGCGAAATCGGGGCAGATCAAAAACCGTGGGTCTTGCTTTATGAGCAGCTTGCTGGACATGGAAATATCAATTTTGTTTACAACGATTATTTTGCACGTGGGCGAGAAACGGAGTACGAGTACGCTTTAGTCCCCGTTCTTAGTGACGGAACAGAGCTTCCATATATTAAGACAACTGTTCAAAGTAAATTTTATGGAGCTATCATTACAGATGGAACTGTAAGTTATCATATTTTGCTCGACCCTTCAATCACTGAAACCGATCGAAATCGTCAATCATCTGTTGTGACAACTTTAAATCGTAAATATCCATTTGTATTTTTCGGAGGCAAATCAAACTACACTTCAGGCTCTTTTTCTGGTACAGCCATTCGGTATCTAAAAAATGATACTTTCGATGTGGCGCACAGTCATTGGTATCGTGAAGATATGATTGATTGGCTCACGAATGGCGGTACTAAGATTTTGAAAATTGAAGATGGCCGCATCTGGATGGTTGCTATTGATGGCAACGTCAAATCTTCGAATTCTGAACATCCTGACAAGGTTACTTTAAGCTTTGACTTTACGGAGGTTGGAAGCGTTAACGATGACAACGATATGCTGAACAATGGTTTTGTGAACGTGATGACAGGCAGAACCGGAGAAGAAACCTACAATATCACGAACAATTTCTACTATGTCGATTCAGACAACACGGATACTACCATTTCCGAAGGCAAAACATATACTGCCACTCTTTCTCCTGTTGAAGACTACGAAATCAGTGGCGTTGTTGTTTTTATGGGCGGCTTAAACGTCACAAACACGACTTATATTAAGCGTGTTGATGAATCCACCGGTAAAGTAAGTCACGAAATCAATATTCCTTCTGTTTATGGCAATGTCACAATTATCGCATCTGCAACCCGAGTTCGCATTATTGCTCAAAGCTTTAGTCTAACTGAGAGCAAATTTACGCTCAGTGTTGGCAACAATCACAAGTTAGAGTATACAACTTATCCATCAGGTGCTTCTCAGAATGTTGTCATATGGAAGAGCGCGGATACGAAAATTGCGACTGTCACTGATAAAGGCGTGGTTGAAGGAGTTTCCCCGGGGTCTACAACAATTACTGCGACTATGGACAATCTGATTGCCACATGTTCTGTAGTTGTTACGACATCATAACGATAGATGGAGGTGTGCCATGAAAAACTATACTCCTTCACAAGCAGAGCTCGCATTGCTTAAAACACGTGTTAAACATCTCTATTGTAAGATAGAATTACTGGATACTGATATGAATCTTCTAAATTCACTTGAAGGTTTGACTGTTGATGGTTCTATCTCTATCGATTCGGACGCAGATATTCGACGGACCTTTTCTGCTTCTATATATCTGGAGGGAAATAAAGACATTTCTTCTATGCTCGGAGATGAATAGGCCAATAAATATGTAAGGCTTTATATCGGTATGGAGTCAGTTAACAGTAAATTGTACTGGTATTCTCAAGGAGTATACGCTTTCAATCAGAACGGTTTCAAATACAGCAGCACTGAACATATCCTTAGTATTTCATGCGTAGACCTAGTCGCAAAGCTCGATGGAACGCTTGGCGGTACTTTAACAGGTCAGAAAACAAAAATACCTGTTGGTTCAGACATTGGTAACGCGATCGCAAAAACATTTCGCTTGAGTGGTATGGAGGATTGCGTCGTTGGATATTGGAACCGGAGTGTCCCGTATGACCTTGAATATGATACTGGCGCGACCATCTGGCAGATACTTACTGAACTGCGTGATTTGCATTATCCATTTGAGATGTATTTTGACGGGACTACATTTATCTGCTCTGAGATTCCTACCGGATATGATGCCTTGACAATTATGAGCGCTGCCGATTTTGAAGATCTCGTCATTTCCGAAGACTGTACATACGATTATTCCCAGATTCGTAATTGTGTCGAGCTGTGGGGAGCGTCAGTTGAATACGATGCTTTTTCTGCGAAAGACAAAACAACTTTTTCTGTTAGTGGCGATACGACTACAGTTACTGCAAACGCAACTTTTACATCTATTGAGGACTCCCCTTCTGAATTGACGGTCGCTTTTACCACCCCCACAACTGGCTTCAAGAAGAACGTAAAAATTCTTGTCTCACTCCTTTTAACTGTGCAGGCTGCTGATTCAAACGGAAATCTCACAACGTCTACTAAATCATTGAGTTACGGAACATACGATTTGTATGCTCGTAATGTTGACGATCAAGGAAACGATGTCTTGATTGATGGGACAACCATTCCTGAAGATACTGTGATTGTCGTTAAATATGATTCTAATACTAAGCACTTTTATTATCAGGGGGAACAACAAATCCACGTTATGGTCAAGCTTGTTGATAAGGAACCCACTGATGAAGAGAAGGAAAAGGATAAAGAAGCTGAAAATTGCAAGTACATTCGATATGTTTGCTTGTCAAACGCAGCGGATGTTGATTGGATAAATAGTTCTCGGTTTACTATTGAAAAGCTTGGGCGGCGCAATGAGATTTTGAGTGGAGAAGATTACGAAAATTATACGACTAATGAATCTGCCATGAACTGTGCTGAGTACAAACACTGGACTCTTAGTCGTTTGACTGATAACGTAACTGTAGAATGTGTACTGATTCCATGGTTAGATGTTAATCAAAAAATTTCGTATACTCCCAAATATATCAATACCGGAAATCAGCCCGTCGATTTTTTAATTAAGAAAATAGATATTTCGCTGGGAGATGGTACTATGACGATTACTATGAGCCGTTATTGGCCCTATTATCCTTATATTGTCAAAAACAAATATTGATTGGAGGGAAAATTTTGAGTGATTGGATTTTAAACGAAGACGGGAAATATGCCGACCTTGAGTACACAAACTTTCCAGCAAGCTGTGATAATTGGACGAACTCTGAGGATATTTCTTCCAGTTTGATCGGCGCGGCAAATCAGTATCGTGCTGCGATGGAAAATGGCAATTACACTAACGCACAAGCTGTACTGAATTCAAATCCTCGTCTCAGGAATGCATTGATCAATGCCGATACTATCAATCGTTTGAAGCATTCTATTATGGCTGTAGAGCGAATGTTCACAAGTACGATAGAGTCGTATATCAAAAGATTTACAGATGCCGCTCAGAACAGCGCAAATAAAGCCAAAGAATCAGAGGTCGCGGCTAAAGCGAGCAGTGACATTGCCAGTCAGAAGCGCGATGAAAGTCTGCAGATTGTAGAAGACTTAAAAACACTGAAAGGGACTTTGCCCACTGACTTTACAGATTATGCTGATGATATTGCTGACGCCAGAAATTATATTGATGAAACAATTCAAACTCACAATACAGACGAACATTCTCATGCAGATATTCGTGCTTCTGTTGAAAAGTTAAGAACAACTACCGAGAGTCATAAACATGACGCTGCCGACATTCAGTCTGGTATTATTCCGATTGAACGTGGCGGTACGGGTGGCGACACAGCAATCAAAGCTTGTATCAGTCTTGGAGCCCTTCCTCTTTCTGGCGGTATTATGAATGGTACGTTGTTTTTCGGCTCTACTAATTATTACGTCAACAACTCCGGTGTGGCTGTTTTTAGCAAAGCATACGGCGCTGTTTATAATGACTATGCGGAGCTGTTCCCGCGTGGTGGTACGACTCAGCCGGGCGATATTATTGCTCTTGACACAGATAGTCAGACGGAGCGGTATGTCCGAGCTGACGACACTTCTAAACGAGTGGTTGGTGTTCACACGGATGAATACGCAATGCTCATTGGTGGAGATTTACCGAGCAATGGTTCCTCCCTGGACGACTATAATATCGATAAATATATTCCGGTATCTCTCGCTGGCCGTGTGCGCGTGCGAGTGATTGGTAAGGTCAAAACCGGTGATCTGATTGTTCCTTCTAAGGTTCCCGGGATTGGTCGTGCTGTTGAGGTCGGGGAGGTTGTCTCACCGGATATTGTTGTTGGTTACGCAGTAGAGGGCGATGATTTATTCTGTGAGCGTCGCATTCGTGTGCGAGTAAAGGGGTGATTTTATGGCTGAACAGGGTGGACTGATTAGTCCAGAAGACTTTACTTCGTTAAAAAAGCTCATCAACACTGAGATTACTCGTCGTTCTAACGCGAATAGCTCAGGTTCTATTTCTACATACAAGGGAACATCGTGGCAGTTTTCTGAAACTCCGGCGAATGGAAAATTTATCACATACGAGCATATTCAGAAAATCACGACTCCATTGAATGCTATCGCTGGAAACACCCCAACTCCTGACAAAGAATCTTTGGTTTATGCACAAACGCTGAAAGATTGCCTTGTTAAAATCAATGATTTATCGTCTAAGAGTTTAACTGGATCTTCCAGTGGTTGCCGTTCTAGTTGCACAGGATTGTGTTCTTCCGCTTGTTATTCTGGGTGTTCAGGTTGTAGTGGAGGTTGCTCCGGAACTTGCAAAGGAAGCTGTGACACAGGTTGCAGTGGCGGTTGTGACGGATGCTCCGGAAGTTGTGATGGAAGCTGTACCGGAAGCTGTACTGCCAGTTGCACTGGCAGTTGCGAGGGTTGTTCTGGCAGTTGTCGGGGGTGGTGTAAAGGAAGTTGTGGAGTTAAGTCCAATTAAGGAGGGAGAAAATGGGAAGAGATAAAACTGTTTTTATAAAATGCCCCTCTACGGATTCCGAATATAGAAAGAATCTCGTGCTTTTTGATTTTCTTCAAATGATGCCGATTCCAGAAGGCGGGTTCTCTGCCCCCTATGAGTCAAATCCTCAAAAATTCACCTTCCAATTTTGGATTGGATATTTGTCTTGTCTTCAGAACCCAAGTCTAGAGGAATATTCATTTCCTCGGTGGCTGAATTATGTAAGGTCTATTGTTGACCTTATATCAAAAAGTTGCAATCATTCTCTGACTACCTCTGAGAAGATTTTGTACTCTTACGCTATTGCCATCCGTGTATATCCTAATGCACAAAAATATATTGCTAATACTAATATAATCTCTGATAACAAGTTAAAAAGAATTCTTAATGTGCCGCTTAAAAGTGACGAACAAAAGTGGGCTATGTATATCGTGGCAAACACGGTTTTGGCTTCGCTTGAACTTGAAGAAAATTTTCGAGTACATTATTTTATTGAATTTATGGGTAAGATGCGAGACCTCGAAAATGAATTTCCAGAGCTTGAAAAAAAGTTTGATAATTATCGCATAGGAAAGGGGTTATATGAAGAAGACCATTAAATTAAACGAGAAAGATTCCATGCTGATAGAACGACTGTTTTATACAAACAAGAGTTATGAGTCTCTGCTCTCGGTCATTTCAAGAGAATATTTTGAGGAGAATTCTAGTGATTACCGAGAGATGATTGAACATTACCGTTCGCTTTATCAAAAAGCAAATATCGAGTTTACATATGCAAAAAATACATTGTTTGAAAATTTGCTTGGATTTATTCCTTCTTGTTACGAATTTGATTTTTATAAGCAGGAGGTGGTGTGTGAATGGTAAGCAGTTTTACCCCCACAGACGACTATGCCGAACGCATTCGTAAACTCTTTCCTTCTACTAACGGATATAACGAGCAAACCGCCCGCAATGTGACATTCCAGGTGACAGGAAGCTGCAATTTGAGATGCTCTTATTGTTACGAGCATTGTAAAAGTTGTTCCGTAATGACACTTGATACAGGAAAGAAAATTATTGATTACCTACTCGATTTATATGAGCGCAACGAAGGAGATTTTATTACCCATCGAACTAAAGCTCTTGTTTTAGATTTTATCGGTGGTGAACCACTACTGGAAGCCAACCTGATCGAACAGATCTGTGACTATTTTTATGAACAGTGTTGGTTGCGAAAAAATCCGCTGGCTGTTCTGTCCCGTATTAGTTTTACCACGAATGGACAGGCATGGTTTACACCCGAAGCCCAGCATCTCATTAAAAAATATCATGACATTATTAGTGTCACCGTTTCTATTGATGGAATCCAAGAATTACATGACGCTTTTCGCGTTGACGTAAATGGTGTCGGGTCTTTTTCTAAGGCATATGCAGCATTTCAGGATGCAAAAAAGTATGGATGGTATAATTCGAAAATGACATTTGTGCCTGATTCTGTTAAGTATATTTACCCCAGCGTAAAGATGATGATTAACGAGGGCTGTAAAATCATTCACTGCAACTTCGCATATGAGCCAGTCTATACAAAAGAGGACGCTTCAAATATTTATTTCGCGCTAAAAGAACTGTCTGATTGGCTTATCGAGAATAAAAGCGACGTTTATATTACAATGTTGAACGACGATACTGGACATCCCGTGTCTCCGAACGATAATAGCAATTACTGTGGTGGCACTGGTTCAATGCTTTCTTTTGCCCCTGACGGTAAAGCTTATCCGTGTATTCGCTATGCTCCTATTTCAGTCGGCAAAGAGAAAGCCGCGCCGATGTGCCTCGGTAATTGTTTCGATGGACTGTACAAAACAAAGCATCAGCAGGATACTAAGATTATGTTGGACGCTATTACGCGAGAAAGTCAGTCAACCAAAGAGTGTTTTGAATGCCCAGTGGCGATGGGTTGCGGCGGTTGCTCCGGCTATAACTATGAATGCTTCGGTACTCCGAATCATCGCAGTACAAATATTTGTCTAGCACACAAGGGTCGTGTTCTTGCCTCGTACTATTACGCAAACAAAAGATTTGTCGAACTTGGAGACGTTGAGCCGCGCGTGATTTATATGCCATATAACGAAGTAGTCGATATTCTTGATGAAAAATCGGCTGCCGAACTTTTCGAGTTACAAAAAGCAGCTGCTATAAAAATGAGAAAGGAGGAATAAAATGACCACTACACAAGAAGATTACATGAGACGCCTTGCTAATATTCAAAATATGGGCGGCGTTTCTGTGTTATCAATCAATACCAAGAAAGAGCCTCGTTTTGTTATCAACGCTGATACTCGTGCCATTACGATTCCTGTGGCATTTAAGTTTCTTGGTGTTAAAGGGGATCATAATGCAGAGACCATTTTCTTCGAGATTGACCGTTATTTCGACGACCATGATCTAAGTGAAGAGACTTGTATCGTCCAGTACAAAATGGTGGGATCTACTGGAGTTGAACTTGGCGAAGGATTCTTCCCTGTTACTCAGATTGATATTACAACTGTTCCCGGAAAAATAATTTTTGGCTGGACAATTCGAAATACTGTGACAGCCGAGGCAGCTACGGTTTCATTCTCGGTTCGATTCTATAGTATTGAAAGTATCGGCAATATTTCGACCTTTAAATACAACTTTAATACACTAGAGGCGTCCTTGCCTGTTCTTGACACACTCAATACTAGTAATTCCTCTCCTATTTATAAAGCTGAAGAAGTGGAATCAATAACGGTAAAATTTGATTCGGCCGTAAAATCAGCCGAATCCAGTGCTAAAATATCTTCTCAATATGCTGATATTGCCGCCACAAATGCTACAAACGCTATTGCCGCTGCAAAAGCAGCTGCTGATAAATTACAAGAATTGAAGGATGGTATCGTCAACGGCGATTTCAAGGGTGACGCTGGTCCGGGATTTACAGACACAGCCAAAACCCTCATACTTACCCTGTTTGAGGGTGCGGCAGCAGGAAACAGCTCTATGCAGACTACACTGGAGGCCCTGCGCAGAGAGTGGAGCAGTGAACCGGCGACCTGATCGCCAACCCGGGCATCTGGTACGATGACGAGGAGGTTGACAATGGATTATTTTGATAGTGGTTAACTCCACTATTTATTATAATGTGTTATGCGCTCATCCTATGCAGCGATGGGCGCTATTTTTATGGAGGTGTTTATGAACCTTATTTATTCTAACGAAGGTTTCAAGGCTACTAAATTTTCAGAGTCGCAAGTATACAGTCTTGATGAGATCACCTTCTTTCTTGATAAAAAATATGTCAAACTGCGGCTCTATCTGATTCTGAAAGACCAGAAAAATCATCTGGATATCGTTGGGCTCAAGCAGGTCAACAGCACAAGTACCAACTATTACAACTACGAGTGCGACATGGCAACTCCTGTCAAGATTTGTGATGGTCCCTGTTCTGTTAGCATTATGGGTATTGATCCTGCCACAGAAACTATTGCTTTGTCAACCGGCTGCTTTGCACTGAATATCAAAAATGACATCTATAATTTCAAGGCTCAAATCGCCATGCTTGAAGAATTTAATCGGAATGCGGCGGACATCTATAATAAGACACTCGCTCTTTATCAGGGTGTAGTGCAGATGTCAGAAGTCAATGTTCAGATGCTGAAGGAGGTCGATAATTCATGATCACTTCTTCTCATGAATACATGCAGCGCCTACAAGACATCCAGAATCAAGACAACCTAAAAGAACTTGTGATGCTCCCTTCTGAGGAGCCAAGATTTATTATCGACGCTAATAGCAGAACCATAAGCATTCCTGATGATTTTTCATTTTTAAGCGTTGTAAATGACCATGGCGCTGAAACTGTCTATTTCGAAATTGACCGTTATTTTGACCAGCACGATTTGAGTGACGAGATATGTGTTATTCAGTTCAGATCCGTTGGCCCAAATGGTGATGTAAACGAGGGCTTCTTCCCTATCACTAAATTGGACATTGATACTGTTCCAGGAAAGATACTTTTTGGCTGGACTGTTTTGAGCGATGCCACCAAATATGCCGGTGATTTAGTGTTCTCAGTACGGTTTTATAGTATCGAAACCGAAAATGACGAGCCGAAATTTGCTTACGATTTCAACACTGTCCCTGCCACATTGCCCATCAAGAATAGTCTGAATACCACCGGAGAAGGAACGCCAGTTGACCCCACCGCTGTCGAAACAATGATTTCACGGTTCGCGGACATTGAGCGAAGAGCGAATGACAGTATTGCAAACACAGCGGCAAGTCGGGATGCGGCTGCAGTAAGTGCCAAGAATGCTGCTACATCAGAAAGTAATGCGCAGGCTCACATGAATGATGCTCAAACGGCTATGAATACCGCTCGTGAGCACCGAGATGCTGCGGCTGATAGTAAAACTTCTGCCAAGACAAGTGAAACTGCTGCTAAAGCATCAGAAACCGCATCCGCCAAAAGTGCTGCTGAAGCATTGGCTTCCTTGAGAGAAGCACAGGAGGCTGCTGAAAAAGCCGACCAAACTATCGCTACAAAAGGATGGATCTGGCTGGATGATAATGATGATAGCGGAATTTTGACTCTGTATGTTGCAGATAGTGTCGCTGATAACGTAACAATGCGTGACGATGGACATGGAAATCTGGAGGTGGTGTTGTCTTGAAAAATTATAGAGAAGTCGTTATCGGTCCCTATAGCGCCTATCAGATTGCCGTAAAGCACGGGTTTGAAGGTACTGAGGAAGACTGGCTCAAATCTGTAGAGCGAGACCGATTGGCTGCGGAGGCGGCTGCTGAAAAGGCAAAAGAATATATCAACGCTGATGCCACACTGACAATTTCCGGCGCTCCAGCGGATGCCAAGATAACTGGTCAGAAATTCGATGAGCGATATACCAAAACTGAGGTCGATCGTGAATTTGGCAACCGGTATACCAAGACAGAGGTAGATAACAAAATCGCGAGTATTGTGAGCGACAAAACACTGAGTGTGGAAGGCGGGTTTGCTGATTCTAAAACGGTGGGCGACATTATCTATCCAAAGGTAACTGTATCTACCGACGCAGGAAGTAACTTAAAGTTCTCGTGTGGTGATATTATCATAAATACTATGGTTGGCGATACTGGAGAAGCTATTGTTAAATTGCCTCGGGCTGGAAGATGGGATATTAAAGCAACTCTTGATGATGACTGGCTTGAAAAAAGCATCAATGTCGAACTCGGGAAAGACTATGATGTTCCGATGGGGTATTTGACTATCGAAGGCGTATGTTGGAACTATGATAACAGTTCTACCGCTTGTACTCGTTTGACCAGTGCTAATGACCCCAACAATTTGGTCAACATAGATATTACGACAGAGCCGTCCCCTGCCGTGGGGGCTGACGGTGGAAGCAGTCCATTTGACTCATATATGCCTTGGAGAAAGATGGAAGAGTACAATATCGTCTCTGGTAAAATTGGTCCCAAATTTGGAGAGGATGGGTTTACTCGTTCAGATGCAGATGTGGTGGTGTTTATTCCTGAGTTTTATTATAAAATCATTGACGATGCCACTGGAAAGAAGCGTTACTTCTACGTCGCCAGCAAGGAAAAAAGCGGCTTCGAAAAGCATCCTGGGTCTGGTCGATATGTTGGGCGATATAACACTGATAGTAATAGCACTTCTTGCACAGGAAAAGCTCCAGTGGTAAGTATCACTAGAGCTACTGCACGAAATAACGCCAAAAATAAAGGCGCTGGTTGGTACGAATATGACTACGCGAGTTGGTGCGCTATTGGGTTGCTCTATATTGTAGAGTATGCCGATTGGGACAGCCAGAGCAAAATCGGCAAGGGTAACACTAGTAGCAGCGCGGCGATTTCATCCGGTGGCACTGATAGCATGATATTTCATACTGGCAGAGCTTCCGGGACGGATGGCGCAACTGCAGTTCAATACAGATATATCGAAAATCCGTGGGGCAACGTCCTTGACTGGGTGGACGGAGTAAACTTCAGCAACAATACGGTCTATGTTTGCACTGACCCAACCAAGTATGCCGATGATATCTCCACTGGATACACCGATGCAGGCACCAGAACCACTTCCAGCGGATGCATCAGCGCTCTCGGAGCGTCCACGACTGCCACGTGGGCTATTTACCCCTTATCCGCTGGAGGTAGCGCGACTACTTACATCCCGGATTACTCGTGGTATTCGAGCGGCTGGACTGTGATGTATGTGGGCGGCAGCTGGAACTACGGGTCGAATGCGGGCCTATTCTGCTTCTTCGGTTACTACGGCTCGTCCTACACGAACGGAGACGTCGGCGCTCGCCTCCTCTTTGTCCCACCAGACGAATCATCTTCATCATAAAAGGAGGAGTAGTATGAAAGTGACTGCAAGTGTAAAACCAAAAATGCCTTGTACTGCCGAACCTCATCCACAGAAACCCGGTATGGCTCTGGTGCGGCTATTTGCAAATGTGGAGCCGTATGAAGAATCTGTAGATAAGACAACAGTCTCTGGTTGGACATATAACGAATATCAGTTGGTAGTTCCGTGGTATCCTAATCTTGAAAAAGATGTCGCAGCCGCATATGATAGTTGGCTGACGAGCGCAAAAGCTGCTGAAGATGAAAAGGACCAGCTGTCTTTATTGATCGCAGCTCAGAGTGATACGGATAGTATGGTGGTAGACCAAGAATATAGATTGACCCTGCTAGAATTATCAACGTAAAAGAAAGAGGTGTCATGATGGAACTTTATAATGTCTGTGCTCGTCTTATTGACAAAGGGAAAACACAGGGCTTGCGTGAAAAGTTAGATGTTTTCTATGCTGGTGACCGATTGACAAAAGATGAGTATGAAAAGTTATGCGCAATGTTAAATTAACTATCTACACAATTCTAACTATGCCTAGCGCAGAAAGGATGTGATTTTCATGGGCAAAGTAATTCCAATCGGTCCCTATTCTGCATATGCGATTGCTGTACAGCATGGTTATGAGGGGACCGAGGAGGAGTGGATCAATTCCGTTGAGCGAGACCGATTGGCTGCTGAGAAAGCCGCAAAAGAAGCTAAAGAGTTTGCAAACGCAGATCCAACTTTAACGATTTCTGGTGCGCCAGCAGATGCTGCCGCTACCGGCCAAGGACTCAGTGATCGCTACACCAAGGCAGAAATCGATGACAAATTGAAAAATATCAAAACAGATAAAACTCTTACAGTAGATGGTGGATTCGCTGACGCTAAGGCCGTGGGTGATAGATTGACTCCCCTAGAGGGGTTTGCTGGAGGATACCTTGGGATTTGGACGATTGCATTAAATACAGATGGGTGGATTTCAAAAGAAAACTGGACTGAGCATGTTGTGATATGGCTGGATATAACTACCAGTGTATTGTAGAGCTTCCAAGCGCAACAGTGGCAACGATCCCCTTTGCTGTTCCAACGCCAGAGACGTTTAGTACTGCTATTACAGCCGGTCTTGCTGGCGTATGCGAGACTAAAAACGGAAGCATTACTTTTTAGAGTGAAACAGTTCCTGAAGGCGTTATCAATTTACAAGTATCATTATTCGGTCCGTCTGTAGATTCGGCGAAAAAAGTTTCGGAGGTCTAATATGTCGCTAGGAATTACCAATTCTCAGTCATTTCTTCCTGGAGAGATGGGACTGTTGCTTGGCACATTAGACGTTCCGTTTTTTACACGAGAAAAGATTGATAAAATGTGTAAAGCCAATTGTTATCCAAATGGAATACTGGTATATACTGAAACGATTTTTGTTACAACTAGCGGTTCTGCTCAGGTTACATTACCATCGAATGTATCGTATATTAGGCTTCGAATAATATCTTCAACCGTAGCACTATCTACTTTTCCCGCAGAAGGTGCGAAGATTACTCGTGGCACAAGCGTGGCCATTGAGTGTTCTGCAGGAGGTACTGATGATGGACGTCCCATTGTAACATTTAGTTCTGATGGAGTTTTGACTTATCCTCGTTGCACTTCTGATAATGCATATTTCCGAGGATTGATCGAAGGTTACCATTGCTTTGATAGTTAAGGAGGCAATAAATGTTTATTGATCATAAAAAGGGTTTTGTGTTCGCCCCCCCCCACCCCCCCCCCCACCTCCCCCCCCCCCTTCCACCCCCCACACCCCCAACAAAAAAAGAAAACAAAAAAAAAAACAAAACAAAAAAAAAAAAAACAAAAAGAA